GTTGATTACGTCAGCAAAATCCATGTTTTCAACGTCTGTGATTTTTAAGAAATGTTCAATCCAATCAGGTTTAGATAATTTATCCCTAAACGTAAGGTATTTTGATTTGTATTTACCCTTCAAGTCAATAAATGAACTTGTTTCTGGTTTTGAACCACTAAACACTTGAGTTAAAATATAAACATACTTAGCAGCTACTTCATAATCACCAGGGGTTACGCTGAAACCTTCATTAAAAATTTCAGTCTGAAAGCTTAAAAATTGTTCTTTCATCTGTGGTGGTGTAACTTCAACCCCGAACTGTTGACATTCTATTGAATTAATTACTTTTAATAATTCTGTCGGATTTTGAACACATTTAAAAAGGTTATAGTTCAACGGGTTAAAGTCGTTGTAAACCACTTTCTTAAGATTTGGGTATTCTTTCAAGTCCATATTAAAGAAACACCAATACATCCCCCCAAATGTTTCTAAATACGTTTCCATATCTTTTGGATAATAAGGGACTATCCATTTACCTATTTTACTTTTACCACCTATATAACTTAACATTTGTTTTTTTATCTAAATATAGTTTATTTTTATGTTCAAATCAAACTTAAAATTTATTCACTTATATAATAATTTAAGATATAATTATTTATTATGGAAAATATAGAAACATTACAACAAGAAACAAAAAAAGAAGGTTGCAAAACTTGTAAAAAAGGGGTTAGTACTTCACAAAAATGGATGATAGTAATTGCCGTATATATGTTAATATCATCTGCTTATGGCACTATTGAATTAATCAGGAACATTTTCAGTTTGTTCTAACAATCCTTTTAATCCTTCCACAATTTTACTGTTGCTAATTTTATTATTAGTGACAGTAACTTTTATATATAAGTCACCATTTCTATCAGAATACTTGTATCCTTTATTAGAAACCCTCAACGGTTTTTCACTATCAAACACATCAGGTAAATGTATTTTTAATTTTCCATCAGGATGTGGAATTTCTATTGGTGTATCCATAAGAATATCAATAGGCGTCACCTTCATTTTGAAAACCAAATCTCTTCCAATTTTTTCAAAGTCGTTATCATTTGCCATAATCACCTTTAATATGATATCACCTTTATCCCTTACATTCAAATTATAATCACCCCTTCCTTTTACTCGCATAAAATCACCATTATCGACATTAGAAGGTATTGTTACATTCAATTTTTCTTTTTTTGGTGTCACACCTCTACCTCCACAAGTGTTACAGGCAACGGATATTACTGACCCCTGTCCTTTACACATAGGACATCCTGTTTGGATTTGTTGCATAAAATGTCCCATACCAAATCTTTGTGTGATGTAACCCGAACCTTTACAGTGATTACAAGTGTTTCTTTGTCCACCATTACCATTACACCCACCACAACAATCAAGTGACGTTACATCGATGTCTTTTTTAACCCCGAAATAAGAATCAAGTGGCGAAATGACTATTTCCATAACTTTATCTGGTGCCTTTGGTTTTTGTCTCATACCTCCACCCATCATTTGTTCAAACATACTGTTGATGTCAAAACCACCAGATCCACGGTTGTCATACTTTCTTCTATTATTTTCATCACCCAATACTTCATAAGCTTCAGTAATATCTTTGAACTTTTCTTCCCCGTTGGGGTTTACATCTGGATGATATTTTTTACTTAATTTTCTATAGGCTTTTTTTATATCGTCTTGCGAAGCACTTTCATTAACACCTAATATTTCATAATAATTTTTCATGGCAAACAATTATTTAATAGTTTTATTTAAGAATAAGAAAAAAAGAAAAATTATCAAACGTTATGCAACAGAAAAAAGTGCCAGGGAAAAATTCAATCAATTAATTAAAGAAAATGATAAAATTTGTTTTGATAAGAAAATTGAAAATGCAACCCCTGTAGACTACGAATTAGCAATTTTAACAAATAAAACTAAAATACAGACTTCTTTATTTTTAACAGATGACTTAGGTAGGAACTTACCAGTGAACTTAGATAATCCCGAATTTGTCTTTTTGGATATAAAAAAATATAAAGTAGAAGAACTTCTGTTCGATTGGCAAGAACAAAAAAAGATTTCGTTCGATGAATTTTTAAAAAAGTATCTGAATGATAAAGAATTTAAAAGTGTCTACACCCTTAATAACAAACTGTGTGTACAGATAGAAACATCAGTATCCCTTTTTTCATTAAAAGATTCTGATGAATCTGAAAGGTTTTTAGATATACTTCAAAGTCATTTTATGGAAAATAATAGAATGGATGGGTTGTTTGTACGTGATATTTCTATAACACAAAGAAAATGGATATATAGCGTTTTAGAAGAAAAAGGATTTGACAAAAAAAGACTATACAGACTTAAGACTACTTTTTCGAAAAGGTAAAATTAACTTTTCCAATAGAAATTATTATTCTATCACTTGATTTTTCATTAACATAATCTTTAACGTTAGAAAAATCACTTTCGTCTAATGATACACTTATTTCAATATTGTGTTTACCGATAAAACTATTTTCTAATATTTCGACGGACTCTGCAAGTTTTATCAGTTCATTCCTAAAACTCTCTTGATTCTCCCCCATAAACTAATCTTCTTTTCTTCTTTAATTGTATTTTTAATTTCTTTAGGGTTCATCTTTTTCAGTTGTTCTGAAAAAATCATTTTATTTTTTTCGTTAATTTTTTCTGACATCATTCTTTCTTCCATCAGACTTTCAAGCTCTTTCTTCAACTTCGGCGTCAAGTTTTTCTGTTCCATTTTCTAAAAGTTTTGTAAATTCTTCGATATCAAATTTTAAACCTTTAAGGTTTTCAAGTTTTTCTTTATCAAAAATACTTTTAAGTTCTTGAACTTTACTTTTGAAAAGTTTTTCTTTTTCTTCCCTTTCTATATTAGTTTTGACAAGAGTGTCTATCAATTTTTCAATTGAGTCAATCAAATCATTGGTGTTTTCTGAAACAAATGAATGAATAGTTGCTTCATCATTTTCATTAACTAAAACTTCGATTCCTTGTGGATAATTTTTTGGAAATACCCAAGTCTTAGGGAAAATCATATCAAAACTTACATAGTTTTTCAATACTCTTACTGACTTCAAATATTTAGTTGTTTTATTTATAAAATTACTGTAAACCATGTTTTTATATAAAAATTAAATACGTTATTATGTATGATACAAATACCCCGTATATCGTTGTTTCTAACAATGACAATTCCAAAGGTTTTGGAGGTGCCGAAAAAAGAGCCCTAATAAAATTAAAAACTAATCTTAAAAGGGCTATTATTGAAAAAACGAAAAGGAAACAAGTAAATGCGGGGAAGAAATTATGCATCCTTTTCTTTTTTACTTTCGTTTAAAATTTCAGTTCTTAATTTTTGTGCTGCCGATTTCAATTCTTGTGAAAGTTTTCTTGCTCTAACACCAGCAGACTTATTTCCATTATAAAATTTAGTTGCATCAACTACTAAAGTTTCAACTAAAGATTTGATTTGTTCAAGTGTTTCCATTTTTATTAATATTATTTTTTATTTTGTTTTAAACATAAATTATTAAAGTTTAATAGTAAATAAACTTTTATACTGTTTTCAAAGATCTTTCCAAAAGTTTATAAATGTCTGTGAATATTTCAATGTCTGATTTTGTCTTTTTACCATGACGTTCAAATATTTGTCTGAAAAATTCATCCATCGTTTCTTTTATTTTGTTATCGGTTTGATTATAAAAAACTTCAAAGAAAAACCCTTCAAAAAATTCCACATCACCATTTGTAAAATTAAAGTTGATACTTTCTTTTTTGAAGTTTTCTATGTTTTTATTCCAACACCACAAAAAATGTCCTTTTTTTTGTTCCAAAGTCATTCCAACTTTTGTTTGTGTGTTAGTATCAAAGTCATCACCTAAGTATGTGTCTTTAAGTAACGTGATAAACGAAAAACAAAAATCTCTGAAAAGTTCGGTTAATTCGGGTGTAATGTTATTTGCTAAATTCCAAGCTATAACATCGTCATCATTCATTGGTTTGACTAACCAATCGAAAAAACGACCCATATTACTATCTAATGTCATACTAAATAATAATACGGGTCGTAATAAATCTAAACTATTTTATTGTGTTTTTTTGTGATACTCCATCAAATTTTTCATTTTTTCGATGTCGCTAATTACTTTTGTTTCTTCTTTAGATTCTAATTTCATCAAAATTTTAGATCCAGCATCTGTTTCACTACCACTCTTGTCACCAACCACTGGTTGTGCTGACTTGTTGTACGCCTTTCTTTTAATCTTTGCAAGTAAGTTATCTTGTCTGATTTTATTACGTTTTTTGTTTGCTGGGGTTTCAACAGCATTTGCCCATTCAGGATTATTTCCTGTTCTTGATGCACCTACCATTAAATCATCTACCCAATCTTCGTTTGGTGAAATACCATCGTAATCTAAATTTTCCAAACTAGCCGCTGTAAAATTATCAACGTAATCTTGTACCGCATTTGATGGTATGTAAGCCATTTTTTCCATCTTTTCAATTTCACCATTACCTCTTGGGAAATCTTTTGGATTCATTTCATATTTTCCTTTAGAACCATCTTTAAGATAATCTTTCATTTTTTTGATGACACTATCAATGTAATCTTCATTTTCTTTACCAGACTTAGAAATATTATCTTTTGTTAATTTGATTGGATCTACCGTTTTCTTTTTTGTTGTTGTTTTCTTCTTCTTCTTCTTTTCTTCTAAAACAATATTTTCAATAACATCAACCATTTCGTTTTCATTGAAAAAGTATTTTTCCCCGTCAATGTCTATTCTATATACCGATTCTTTTACTGGAAATTTTTTACCCCCAACTGTAAATGTTTTTTTATTTTCTTCTCTTGCCCTTTCTAGTGCACCTGTAAATGCGTTTCCTTCTTCAACGTCACCTTCATTAGTGTGTCTTTTCTTTTTTCTTCTCAATAGTTTGAAATCTTCAGCATCTATTTTATTATTTTTGTTTAAATCAATTTTCTTTTGTTTGCCATGTAATTTTTCTTGCATTTCACCTTCCATATAACCACATTCATTACACGCACCTTCATTCATTGCTGAACCACATTGTTCACACATTTTTTTACCTTCGTAAATTTTTCTTTTTACATTAGAAATTTTACCAGACAATTCTTCTGACAAAACTTTATTTACTATATTTAATATTTCTCTGTCCATAACCTATAAATATCAACAATTTTATAAATTACCGGTTTATCACCGATAATATTATGTTTTTTATTTCCTGTTCAGATAATCCCGTTTTCAAAGAAACATTGTGAATTGCTTCATCTAAAGGTCTCTTTTTTTTGGGTTTTCTTTTCGTTAAATTTTTTATTGCTTTAGTTTTACTATTAGAAAATTCAAGGGCACCTATTCCTTGGTTACAATAAGGGAAAGTTTTACATTTTTCTTTTACTGAAACAAACTGTCCACCAGGTATTTGTGTTCTTTTTGAAGGTCCCCAATTCTTTAAATCTTTTGCTAAAAACGATGCAGTTTCATAAGAACCTGAACTACTTGATGATGTGGCTTCGGTGAACTCTTCTTCATTATTTTCTTCTTCAACATCACCAAATAATGGTTCAAATGAACCTGAAGAACCTGTTGATGTTGCTTCAATTGTTTCTTTGAATGCTTCTGAAATTAAATTTTGTATAAACTTTTTGGTGTACATCATTTTATATTTTTAATTGAATTTTCCCAAGTGGAACGTTTACTCCAAAGGAAATAATAAAATTCAACAAACGCCTTTCTGATATACTCGTTAATGTCTCCTCTTAAATTACCTTTTTCCATATCTTTTTTAATTTTTTCTATAATACTATCTTCAAATTTTTTTACAGTAGGAGCATTAAGGAAACTTTTGATTTCTTTTCTAATAATCGACTCTATTTCTTTTTTGTCTGAACTTGAAAGTGCCATTTATTTTAATATTAATATTCCTCCTAATGTACCAATTACCGCTCCTCCAAATATTTCCAAAAAGGTTCTTCTTCTTCTTACCTTTGTTAACTCATCTCTTAAGTTAGTGTTTTGATCGTCAACAATTTTGAACTTTTCTCTTTCTTTTGTGATAATTGTTTCATAATTGACTTCTTTTTCTTTCATTACCGTAATAATACTATCCTTATATATTACTTTTCTTTCTGTCTGCTTTAATTCTTCATTTGTCAAATTGTTGATTTCAATAATGGAATCCAACTTATTCAAATCCAAAGCAACTTGTTTTGCCACACTATATGGTAAACAAACCATAGATGTGTCTTTTTTTACCTGACTCAAAAGTGGAAAAGGTAAAATCATTATTAGAATGTAAATTAATTTTTTCATATTAATAACTATATCTTTTATGGAACAGACTATCTAACTGTGAAGATGTCATTGTATCAATTTCTTCACCTTTTCCTTTGTAATATTCCTTAATTATTGTTTTTTGATTTCTAACTTGTGATATGGTTGAATCAATTTTTGTTAATTCGTTGTTATAATTTTGAATAGTACTGTCAAGTTTCTTTTGATTATCTGTAATATCTTTTATGTTTTGATTCAACTGATCTAATTTGTATTTGTCAAGTTCACTCATATCAACTTTTGGATTCATCCACACTGAAATAAGATAAAAACCCAAAATGGCTATCAACCCGTAAATTACGTATCTGAAGTTTTCTGTTAAAAATTTTTTCATTTTTCTTGTTCTTTTGTTTTCTTTCTTAATCCTATAACTTTAGCCCACTTTGTTTTGAACTTTTCATAAAAAGTGGTTAGTTTGTTTATTAATTCTACTAATTTATCATCAAGTTTTATCATATCTCCATTGATATAAACACCTGTTTCTTCACCAATAGTATAGAAAAATTCGATGTCAGCGTCCATTATTTTACCACTCCATTCAACTGAATTTTCATAAACATTAAGTTTTCCAAATTCCGTTAGATTGGATACATCTTCAACAAAATCATCCATAGTTTCCTGAAACGCACTTTTTTCTTCTGATGTAAGTTCCAAATCTTTTTTGTCTTTACTATAAAGACTTAGTAACCCACCTGATATTCTATACGTTTTACTTTTTTCTTTTTTTACTTCTTCTGGATCGACTTCTTTTGTGTCTTGTGTGTCTGATTCGATTTCATCTTCAATACTTTTAGCCATGTTAATTGGACCTGTTTGCTCCATTAACATTCTAGACCTTTTAAGTAAAGATTTTATTTCGTCATATTGATTCATCATTTTGTATTAATTTTTTTAAAAGTTTAAAATCAAAAGATGGGTTAACATCTTTATATGTTATATCAAAATTACTTTTACTTGTAATTCCTTTTATGTTTTCAACACCATCACAAATCACATTTGTTTCTACCATATTCTTTGGTAAACTGAACTTTTCACACAATGTTAAAATAAGTTCAGATAGTGTTTTTATTTGTTTTTTATTATAAGGTTCCCAAAAAATTTCATCTCTCCATCTTTTTTCGAAAACTTCCTTTTTATAAATATCACCTAACCAATTTGTATACGTATTGTCCAATGGATTTTTTTTGAGCCAACCCATATTTTCCAAAACAATAATTATAGACTTTTTGTCAATAGATTCTTTTTCCATGTAATTGGAATAAGCATTTGGTGGAATTACTTGAAAAATTTTACCATTTTTGGTAATGACGTAGTTTGGTAAATAAGGATTTTTCTTGTTATACCTATACTTTAATGAATTGATATAATTTTTGTAATCTCTTCTTGTGTCCCCAAGAATAATTTGTGTTTTCTTATCGTTTAAACCGATTGATTTAAAATCTGTCAATTCGTAAAGATTTTCCATAACCATCTCTGTTAAGGTATGATAATTTTTTAGGTTGATTATCGATTGATTCTTCTATTATTACCTGTTTTGTGTCTTCAGTTTTTATTTCGTCTTCTTGTATTTCTGTAACTTCAACACTTTTAACAATTGTATCTTCAATTACTTGCTCGGTACTTGTTTGGTAGTTAGTCGGTGCTTGTTTGGTTTCTTTTTCGTGGGGGACATCAATGTCCACCTCAACTTGTGGGGTAACTAGTGGGGTACTTACGGGGTAATCAGGTGTATTTACGGGATAAATCTCTTCCTCTTGGGTTGATGTTGGTTCTGGTTCTTCTTTTACTTTTCTTCTTGATTTAAATGCTTGATTTGTAGCAATAACTAAAGTAATGGCAAGTGGATCGAATACAAATATAAGAATCAATATAAATAAGTTTGCAGTTCTTTTGATGTCCCAATCCAATATTTCACTAACATACTTAATAGCACCAAGTTCACTACCTGAAATTTCTTCTGACTCCATGTTTAGTATTTGGACTTCAAGATTTGTGATACTATCATTCATTGCATCAATTCTTTTTGCAATTGTGTCACGTCTTACTTGTGCTTCTTTTAATTGTCCTTCAAATGATTTTCTATTTGCATTATTTGCCTTAGTGATAACCTGTCCAGTTTTTCTATCTACAGTCTGTGTTGTTGTGTTATTCGATAAACCATCCCTCAACTTAGTTATGTCACCATCCAAGATTGTTTTTTCTTTTGTTAATTCGATTTTAATTTCATCAAATCTTTTTTTCTTTACTTCGACATTTTTTACTTGTTTTTCATTTATTTCAAGTTTTGCAATGTTTCCTTGAAATCCTGTACTTAAAAGCCCATAAATCCCTAATGAAGTAATAATAGAAAGTGTTACAAGCGCAATTGTCATATAAATTTTCAAGGCACCATAAGTATTTTTCCAATTTTCGTGTAGATATGTGGCAATTGCAATTTTAGAAATTTCCAAAAAACTTCCCATTATTATTACTGGTATTGCCACACCAACAAATACAATACTTAAACCTACAACACTATAGTAAGCGGCAGTCCCCGAAAGTCCAAGAGCACAAAATAAAAGAAACCACGGTAAGAATTTTTCATTCATAATAGTAAAATATAATCAATAAATATCAAAAAATAAAACAAATAGGGATTTTTTAAAATAAAACATCATCTTAACAAAAAACAACCATAGTATTCTGACTATGGTTGTTTTGATGTATTCTGACACCAAAATATTATTATATAAATATAAAAGGGTGGGAAAACCCACCCTTTTAATTTTTTTCGGTCCGATTCGAGGAATTTAAACCCGACACACTAACCGCGGTGTCACGACGACTTACGACTCCAGGAGTAAGCTTCCCGTTACAAATTATGATTGACTAATCTCTCATCGTTTGTGATACAAAGATATGATAGAGATTTTAATCTGCCAAAATTTCTTCCAATTTTTTTACACGATTTTTGAAAGTTGTGTTGTAAAACTTTTCAAAATCATTTTTAAGATAATTAAACCTGATTTCAGTTCCGTTAGTTAACGAGTTGTATGCGGTTCCCCAATTCATTCCATTATTTACCATATCAATAACAGAAATTCCTACGGACATATTTGAAATATTACCAACATGAATTGACACTTTCAATTCAGGATTATATAATCCTCTTTCAAACCCTTTACCTCGTGGATCAGTTACAAAACCTCTTTTTTCGAACTCCCCAATAATAAAATTGAACATATCAGTTTTGAAGTTGTTTTTGATTGAACCAATTTCTTTGTTCAACTCTTGAAGTTTTGTAATTTTTTCAGTCATCGTCATATCTTACCTTTTTTGTTTGTGATACAAAGATATGATAAAGGTTTGATTCTGCCAAATTTTTTTATAAATAATCAAATAATTCAGAACATTCGTTTCTTAACTTGCGAAGTGCCTTTTCTTTAATTTGCCTTACCCTTTCTTTTGTTAAACCAAAGTCCATACCAATGTCTTCTAATGTTCTTGGTGTTCCTGACAAACCATAGTAATCTTCAACTATTGTTCTTTCTCTTTCATCCAAAACAGACATAATTGACATCATTTTTTCTTTTAAAGTATCTTGTGTAGAAAAAATTTCATCAGGGGATTCAACATTTTCATTTTTTATAACATCAATCAATGTATCACCATCTTCATTGATGTGCATATCCAAATCTATAATTTTAGGTAGATTTGCAAACTTACTAGACAATTCTTTATTTGTATTTTCGATTTGTCTTTTTTCTTTTTGCATATCTTGAACAACGTTCACTGGTAGTCTGATTGTTCTTGAATTTTCATTAAGTGATTGTAAGATAGATTGTTTAATCCACCAAACTGCGTATGAAATAAAACGATTCTTTTTACTCCAATCAAAGTTTTTGATAGCCTTCATTAAACCAAAATTACCTTCAGCAATTAAATCAGATAAATCAATTCCTTGATTTTGATATTGTTTAGCAACAGTAATCACGAATCTCAAATTACCCTCTAACAGTTCTTTATAGATAAGTTCCCTTTCTCTTGCTGTACAATTATTTGACGTGATTCTTTCTGAAAGAATCTTTTCCCTTTCAGGTGTCATTACTTTTAACTTTCGAATGTCTTTCAAATAAATTTGGATTTCATCCTGATTTAAAGGATTACTGTTTTTTACTTCTTCAATTCTTTCTCTTTCCATAATTCTCTAAAATTTCTGTTTCTCTTTTTGTTAATGAATCTATTCCTCTCTCTGATATTTTATCTAAAATGTCGTCTATTGACGGTTCTTCTTCTACTATTTCTTCTGTTATGTTTTCAAAATTTTGATTGATTACCGGTAATAAAAAATCAAAAGTAATAATTTTTTTCTCATCCCAATTAAATTTAGGTTTTTCTTCTTTCGAAATAGAACCCGCAATTGGTATATCGTTACTTAATTGGTTGTCTATGTTCAAGAAATCTTTTTTCATCTTTCTTGGCATTTTTATTTCAAAGTTTTTTGTTGTTTCTAATAAGAAGTACTGGTCGGTTAAATCTGAAAGAGCCATATCAACATATTCTTTCAAGTCATCGAATGTTTCATCACTTCTAAAGTTGAAAACAATTCCATATTCACCATAAGTATATTTCAAAAACTGTGAACTAACAATTGTAAGTAATTGACTAGAAATGTATTGTGTAACCTCACTTGATTCGGCTAAATCCCCAAAAACAAATAACATATATTGGGGGTCTTTTTTTTGTTTTGTATTAGTTTTTTTTCTACTCATTTTCTTTGTTGTTAACCACAAAACAAATTTACGTATAATTCTATTAACCACAAACATATTCTATATATAAATATTTAAATTTCTTTTTTACTTTTTCTTTTCAACAATGCATCCTGTTTAGATAATATAAATTTAACCTTTGGATTTATATTTTCTTCAGTGTATGGTACTACCGATTCTACTCTTTTTTCTGACAACTCAACATACTCAACATTGATGTCGATTCCAACATAATTTCTGTTATTTAATTTTGCCATTTTCAATGTTGTTCCACTGCCACACATCGGATCCAATACCAAATCACCTTCATTACTCCAAGATAAAATGTGATCTTCGGCAAGTGATTCAGGAAATATTGCAGGATGTTGAAATGCGATATCGTCTTTGGATGAAAACCCTTTTCCATTATTTATATACCAAACATTATACCTTGTTCCAAATTCAGCAACAGTAAACTTATCAACTTTTTTCAAGTTTCCATCTTTTTCCCTTTTTGACGGATCACCAAAGTTTGAATGCCCTGCCCATCTGTTTGGTTTATCTTTTAAAAGATTAACGGTTTTTGGTTTACCCTTTGTTAATATGAACATATATTCAAAAACTTGTGAATATCTACCCGTTTCAGGAAATGGTGCACCATTTTTATGATAAATCATCGTATCATACAATGTAAATCCAATTTCCATAAATTTAAGAGCCTGTTTGAATGAACTACCAGTTTCACCTCCGTTTTTTACTTGATCGTTTACAACCCAAACCACAACACCTCCTTTTTTGGTAACTCTATATAGTTCACGAGCCATTTCAACAAAGGGAAAACTAAATCCATCTTCAAAAACGACTTCATCCTTAATTTTCCCGTTATACGTTCTTAAGTTATCGTAAGGTGGTGACGTTACCGTCAAATCAAACGTGTTATCTTCATATCTTTGTAATACTTCAATAGCGTTACCTAATATAACTTCATTCATATTTTTTCAAAAATTATCTTTTTATTAACTTTATTTTTTTTGAGTTTACCACAAATAATATTTTCATCATGATTATCCTTTGATAATAACTTAAATGAGCTAAAACTACTCGATTTTTTAGGTTCCCCCTTCCATTCTGTTTTTTCTAAATTAATCAACATTGCAAATGCCCCATCAATATATTTTTCATCTATTATTACTTTTTTATTTCTGTTAACTTTTAAAGAAATTAAAAGATAAGTATTAGCCTTTGATGTTGTGTGTGTTGCACCTGTAAATCCTGAATCACTTTGTGTTACTTTTATCTCAATTATGATAATATCACCATTAAAATCAAATATAGCGTCAAAAGATTTATGTTTAATTTCTTCATTATCGGTACTTTCAACTTCAGCAATTTTGAGTACTTTAATATTCGCATCTTTATATGATGATAAGATTTTATTAAATCTATACACTAAAAATGATTTAACACCATCGTATGATATTCTAGTAGTCGTCAATACAGTATGTTGTTTTGTATCATCCTCAACATCCTTAACCCATTCATTTATCGTTAACCCTTCTCTTTTTGCAATAGGAAAGATAGTTAAAGGAATTTCGTTGTTGATATAATCAACCATGTGTTTTACAAAATCCATTCTTTTTAAATGAACAACTAAATCCTTAACCAAAATTTTTTTATCTGTCATTTTACTTTTTTTTCAAATATACAATAAAAAACAATACTATTGATAAACTTTTGAAATATTATCTTCTTTTTTAATTTTAACTATACTATCAGCCCATTGATTTACCATCGGATTATGTGTAATCAAAAATATCTTTTCGAAGTAATCTTTTATTTTGACAAAAAATTCAGACACTAATTCCAAATTGTCATTTGATATTTTTCCAAATACCTCATCGAAAACTATAACATTTGGTTTAGGTAAAGAACAAATTTTACTTAAAACCGATCTCAATGCCAATGATGCTATCGTTCTTTCATAACCTGAACCTGACGCCATTAATTTTTCAACACCAGTACCATTATCTATCATAATGAATTCTACTTCATTTTTGTCACTGATTCTAACTTCCAATTTGAAATAACAACTATCTTCCATCAATCTTTGAAGTTCTGAATTGATAAGTGGCATCATTGTTTTCATTATGATTTTGGATATTCCGTTCTTACCATATGCATCCAAGAAAATCTTATGGATTTTTTCTTTTTCTTGCTCTTCTGCAATTTTGATAATGGTGTTCAAATTATTTTTGATGTTTTCCTCTAACGTTTTGATGGTGTAATTACTATTATTAATTGTTTGAACAGTATTGGTTTTACTTGTTTCTAAATCGGATAACCTTATATCCGCTTTAATCAACATACTATCAATATGTTCATTTTCTTTAATTTTATCCAACATCTTATCATACTCTGTCAACTTTGATTGAAGTCCGTCAATTTTTAACTGATAATTTTCAATAGTTGCATCATACTTTTCTTTGATAAGTTTGTTTTTTTCATATTCATCAAACTCTTTTTTCAACCTAACAAAAGTTTGTTCTATGCCTGATAAAACCTGCATCGTAGTCCAAACATTATCTTTTTGACTGATATAACCATCAAGTTCGGATATCTTTTGTTGTGTAATACTAGCATTCATCAAATCAATCCCACAATGTTCACATTTGATTCCACCCTCAACAGAACTCTTTAGTTTTTCAACCTCTTCTATTTTTGTTTCAATCTGAATTAACTCTTTATTAAGTTTTGAATATTCTTCTTTAGTCTTGTCGTGTTCAGTTTCTTTATAAAACTCAGTTGGTTCAACAACGTTAAGTTCTCCAAGTTTTACTTTTGTCTGTTCAATTTGATATTCGTGTCCTTCAATTTCTTGTTTTACTTGACTTGGGTTCAATCTACTTAATTCATTATCAATATTGGTATGTTTTTTCTTTAACATATCATCACGATATTGTTTTCCCTTTGTTATGTTGTCTTCAATTGTTTCAAGTTCTTTTGTCTTTTCTTCAACTAATGTTTTTTGTTCTTGAATTTGGTTTTCATTATCAACGTTTTTGGATTTAAGTTCTTCGGTGTTGTAAAGATTAGATAACATTGACTTTGAAAAATCAGAGTAGATTGATTTTGCAATATCTTCTTTTCTTTTCAAAAATTCAAGTCCCATAAATCTTGATAAAACCTGTCCTCTTGCGGTTGGTTTTGAATCTATTAGTTCTTCAAGGTTTGTTGCGGTAGTCAAAATTGTCATCAAGAAATCATCTTTTGTACCTATAGAATCTTTGATAAACTTTTCAGTTTCCCTTCTTTGTTCACCTGTGAAGTTTTGAAGACTACCATCTGATAATTTCTTAAAGAAGTCCAATTCAGTTTTGACATTCCATTCACCTTTTTTGGACATCTTTCTTTCAATGTTTCTAATAATAACGTATTCTTCACCATCAATAATGATTTCACCTTTTACTGAAACTGTATCTGCATCTGTAAACCTGTTAAATATTTCTTCCGCCTTTGTTGTTTTTGTGGTTTCATTGAAGAACAAAAACAATAATAAGTCGACACTCAATACAGTTTTACCACCAAAGTTAGGTGGATTGGATTCAATAACCGTGATTCCGTTACACTTTTCAAAATCCAACTTTTGATTTTGTCCATACGAAAGAAAGTTTGAAAACTCAATGTTTTTAATATACCACTTTTTGAACACAGACGAATCTGTTTCATTTTCTTGCATTTTATTTTCAACAATTCTATTGTGATTTAATACTTTTTCAGTATATTCTTCTAATCCCTTACTTTTTAAGTATTGTTTTAGTAAATCAACTTGATAGTTTCCGTCCATAATATTTACAGAAACATCTACGGTTTGTTCACCATCTTCTTTAACGTTCTTAACTTTTGTTAAGATATTCACATTAGGTGTGTTATACTTTTTTTGAAAATAATGTTTAACACTTTTTATTTTATCTTGTGTAAAGTTTTCAGCATAGTCTTCCCAAGTCACCTGAATGACTGGGTTGACAAATTTAGAATAATCTAAATCTTTATTCATTTTATTAAAATTAAATGGTTTACTCTCCTTGAACAGGTTCAACTGACTCGGATTCTTCTTGTTGGTTTTCTTGTTGTAAATGTTCCTCATCTTCTAATAATCCTACAAGTTCTTCCATAGTGTCACCAGACATGGTTTCGAACTTTTCTTTTAACACTTCCATTTGTTTTTCAAACGCTTCTTGCCAAACCTTTTGAATATACTTTTCTTGTTGTTTAATGTTAGCATTTCTTTTTGCCACTCTTTTTCTGTGTTCTTTTGCCTTTTTTCCCATTTTATAAATTATTAGTCGTTTTCTTTTCCTTGTATATCTTTTGATGGTGGTAAAATTATTGGTTGATTTGATGGTCGATTTTCTTCAAACCACTCAATAACCGAATTTATTGCCCACACAAATCCAGCAGATAACATACCATCAAAGAATACAGATAATATTTTATTAAGTCCAATTATTTCAACATTTGGTGAAAAATAAGCCATGGATAGAAAAAACCCAACCCAAGTGCTTGTACATAATACACACCCAATCAATCCCGATAAAAATTTACCTAAAAAATTAAATCGTAAATATTCATCATTACCCCATTTATGTATTCCGTTTCTTAAACCACTAAAAATAGATCCATAAACTAAAATGTTTGTCATTCCGTAGGCAACCATTGCCCAAATTACTAAATTCATATTATTTGTATATATCATCGTTTAGGTTAGAACTACCATAGAACTTGGCGGAAATGTCGCCAGGTTGACTTGGGGTTTCTAACAATTTTTTTTCTAATTCTTTATTTATTTTTTTTAATTCCCTTATTTCATTATTCAAATTTTGTATAGTTTGTTGAAGGAGGTTTGTCTTTTCATTATTTGATTGTTCAGCTAAAGTTTGTCTAGAAATGTCTAAAGTACGTCTAAATTCGTCTAACTTTTCATCTTTTTTAGACATTTCATCTTGTAAACTATTCAACTTATTGATTAGTTCTTCTTCGGTACTTTTGTCACTTACATACTCTATTTTTGTGACAATTTTTTCAACAGGAACTTCTTTTATTACCTCTTTTTCTATTACTATTTCTTTCACAACTTCAACTGGTACTTCAATTATTTTTTCAACTTCTTTTATTACTTCAACAGGAATTTCCACTCGTTTTTCAATAATTACCTCCTTTTCCACCCATTTTTCTCGAATCCCGTCTATTTTTAAGTCTTTTTCACCTTCATTAAGTGGTTTTCCCAAAAGCCCGTACTTTTCAATATTGAACCCATCTGTAAAACATTTTTTTACAAACATTTCATAATCTTCGATTTTATTTAATTTACAAAATGCAGACACCGCCTGCATTATTTTTTTATCAAAGATTTTTGAGAAGTTCAGCTCCATTTTCTATGTCTTCAAAACTATTTATTGTGAACTTTAAAAAAGGTTTTGGATTTTCCAAATCAGTATATGTATATTGTTTGGTTTCAAAATCGTAAGTTCCAAAACCATGATTTCTGATACTTTCCCCAATATTCTGTTGAATTGGACTACCAATCATATAACCTTTTCCTGTTTTGAATTTAAACTCTTGTCTTTTGTGAATATCACCACATAATACGATATCAAGTCCGTTGAACTTTTCAACATCATACGCTTCTTCACCAAAATCGAACCCCAAATCCGTTTTCATTCCCTGAATCGGTCCATGAAACAACCCAACTTTTATACCTTTTGCATCGTTTAAGTCAGGTGGTACATTACCTTGGTATTGTGAATAAACACACCAACTGATATTATCATCTTCATATACCCCTCTGTCTTTGTAATAAACTATGTTTTCATTATTTAACGAACTTATGACAGGTGTAAGTGCGTCTAACCTTTCAACATTATTTACAAGAAAATCGTGGTTACCCGGTATAATGATTGTTTTTGCAATAAAAGAACATTCCAAAAGTAACCATCTAACCATTTCAATTAGTTCAGGAGTCATTTGGTTTTTAGAATGAACCAAATCTCCCGTAAATACAATCCTATCAGGGTTTATTTCTTTCCATTGGTTGATTGCAGTCTCTAAGATTGACTTGTACAAGTCGTGATCTTTATAAAGACGAATGTGTAAGTCAGAAAAGTGTATAAGTTTTTTAATCATCTAATTTATTTTTGTTTCCACAATATATTTCATAAGGTGGTTTGTATGGGTTGTCCTGTATTGGGAATGGATTTACAGGTATAGGTACTCTGTATGGTTCAGCAATACCAAATTTTGTTTCGTCTTTAACTTGTCCCATTTTTTCAACAATAGGTGAAATGTCTATATGTTTATTTTCAAGTTTACCATAAAGATATCCTTCTAACCAAATATAAAATTCTTTGTGTGTCATAATGTGTTCCAATAAAATTGGTTAATGAATATTTTCCTTACCATATCAAATTCCTTAACCCTGTTTAACCTGAATCCGTACATATCCGCAATCAGTTTTAAATGTGGATAAATTTCTGATATGGTTAGTTTTCCAAAATTCATTACTTGTTAAATATTTTAAAATCTTCATTGATATGTCCACATTCTGAACATGAATATGTTGGGAATGGTACAATTGTATCTTCGCCACCACCTGTTAGGATTTTTGATACTTTTTTCAAAATTACAACTTCTTTGAAAAAGATAGACTTACAACCTTCACATTCAACAGTTGGTTGTTGTCTTAAATCTATTTTAGGTTTTATAATTTCATCCATAATTAAAATTTAACGATTTCTTCTTCTTCGTTAGTATATTTTTGTTTTATCATTTCAGTATTAAACTGAAACTCATCAACCAATGTGTCTTCACTCCCATTCTTAATGTTTTCTTCATACATAATACTGTTTAAGTATTCCAATACATCTTCTTCTGTTTTTCCTTCTAATTCAGGATAGTCTTCTAAATTAACTTCTAAAGGTCCATATGATTCATAAACCTCATAAGTTTTTGTCATGTAAATTTTCATTTTAATATATAATTAACTTTTATTTTTCCAATTTGTTTATCCCATGTGGTATTATACCACCATGCAAATTCAATTTCCGATTCCATAATTCAATATAATTTATTTTATTTATAATTTCAAGTACTTACTCATGTCCATTTTCAAAATTGTATCAATCACATCCCTTGATACTCTGTGTTCAGTAAAATTGGTTTCTTCATCTAAGTGTACAATGACACAACCATAGTAACTAATACCTTCATATTTTGTACCTTCTAACATTTTAAGTAATAATTTTCCATAGAAAGGTAATTGAGTATTATAGTGTCCAAGTGCATTATTTGGTAAGTATTCAAAAGGATTTTTCATTGGTTTTGTGAACCCGTTTTTTTCAAAGTTTTTTTTCTTATTTGTTTTCCAATCCGTTGTTACTATACCAAATCCGGTTCTGTTTTTATTAAACATCAACCAATTTTTGTCGGGTTGTCCTGTATACCCTAATTCAGGGTGTCCTAAAACTGTTTCAGTATCAAGTAATACCGCACCTCGTTCTTCCATCAAATCCAAATATTTTTTACCCGCTTTAATCATTTTATCTCCCTTCATCAAAAGTTCCAAATCACATTCATATAAAGGTTGTCTAACTTCTTTATTTAATTTGAACCTTTTTAAGGTTTCAATTTCTAATTCATAGTGAACCCTACTTCCCATATTTGTTGAATTCTTACCCGCAAGAGCCCATTCTTCCATTAATCTTTCCGCTTCATATGGATCACCTTTCGCTTTATTATATGCCGCCTCCTCTGTTGGAAATTCATCATAGAAAAGTTTCATTACTTTTGACACAGACGGAAAATCGTCACGTATTTTCCCTTTCGAATCAACCATAGTATATTTATGTTTGTCTTCTTCGAAAGTTAATTGAAACTCTTTTTGTTTTTCAAATAGTATATTTCTTATTTCTTCAGCAATTAATTTTAAATTCATCTTTTTCTTCCAATATGTATTGGTTTATTTCACCTTTCAAATCGCAAACATCCTTGTCTTTCGGTAGTTTAGCAAGTTTTACTCTATTGTACAAAGTACCCCCATTTAATTTTTGATATATATTTTTAGCATCTTCAAACGCATCACCATCAAGACACACTATTATATTTTTTTTTGCTTTTGAATACAGTTTTTCCCATAAATTATCATTTACGTATTTACCTAACAACGCAATTGAGTTATCTAAGAAAAATGAATCAAACACCCCTTCTACAAGATAAATGTCTTTTTTCCAATCTATGTGACTTTCATTGAAAATCAAAAAGTCTTTTGCCGCTTCAGGATTTTTATATTTCAACTTTGATTTTGGGTTCCAAGATCTTGAAACAAAAAAATTTAATTCACCTTTTTTATTATATGATGGTACAATTATTCTTCCAGCATAATCACCTTCAACACAAAGTCCAATATTATACTTATCTATAATTTCTTGTGTGATTCCTCTTTTTTTCAAATAATTAAAAGCCTCTTTTCTTGGAATATGAACGGGATGAATATCTTCAAACTTTTTGTATTCTTTTGGTAGTTCTAATTTCTTGTAGACTTTTTCTTTCTTTTCAAACTTGTCAGGACGAATTAACTTGTATGTTTTTTTATCTTTTTTTGAACCAAACTGATCGATTAATTTTCCTAAATGTCCATGTGTTCCATGTGTTTCTGCACATGCCCAACATTTATAAACGTGTTGTTGGTAGTTAATTTCTAGATTACCCTTACCATCAGTTTTACTTAATCCTTTGATTTCATATGAACAAACAGGGCAATCTACTGAAATTTGTCCACTGTACTCGTTCACACTTTTTGGTTCACCAAAAATGGTTTCAATTAAATCAATTAACAGTGAATCTTCTTTCATACATAAAAAATAAGAATTATGAATGAAATGTCAATTATCGGGGATTTATACGATATTTTTAGTTATCGTTTATTATGATGATATTACCAAATTTTTTCTTGTTTCATATACCCCAAAACACAAGTATAAGAATCTGCCATGTCGAAACATTCTTTTTTCAGTGTGTTATTTTTTGTATATAACCAAGTAATTTGTGGCTCCTTGTCTGATACTTTTTTCCAAACAATTTCTTTTTTGTCGATATCTTTTGGTAACCCACCAAACAAAACTCTTTTACCTTTATCGTTTTCTTGTACCAAATCAGGCCAAGCAAACTTTCTTGAATTGTATGTAGAAATGTAGTTAGGTACAATCCCTAAAATATCATAAATTGATTTGGTAATCATTGAATTGTATCTTAACAATGTTCCGACTGTCCAAATATTGTTTGAATTTAATAATGGTTCTTCTATAATCACTTTTGTAATACCAAGATTTTTATAACCTTGTAATTTTTCCTCAAAGGCATGAACTTTCAATATAAGTTCTTCAATTTTATCTTCAGGTTTAGGTTTGATTACAGGTGAAAAGTGTGTTAATTCTAATAAATCTTGTGTTTGAATTTCAAATAAAGACCATCCTATAGTTTTAGTCGAAATATCAAGACCTAACACTTTTGGTGAATTCTTCAAATCGGTTTTTTCTGCCATAATGATTAAAAATCAAGTTTAACTGGATACTGTTGGATTCCCTGTCTTTTTTCAGGGGATTGTATCTTTGAAATAACCATAAGTTCTTTATTTTCATTGTAAAGAGCAACTTCAGTGATGTACGGTGGTGTCCCATCCCAAGTCGGATTGGTTGAACTTAAAAACTGTGTTTGTCCCAAATTACATAGATAATTCATCACATATATTGTTGCTTGAATATCCGTTTGAATTGAACCGTAGAAAAAGTATTCACCCCCAAAATTAAGAGTAATTCCACTTAATGCCGCTGTTGGTAAATCAATATAGTTATTCAAGTTGTATGTTGGTGCAGTATCATACATATCTTTGGTAATTTGTATAGTTGCTCCTGTCAAACCTGATAGTGTTAAAAAATTGTTACTAGTAGTTGCCGATAGTTGTGACATTACATCAATTTCTTTCCATTGTGTAGGATTAGGTCTTGTTGTACCTGATGCCACTTTTTGTACCAATACTTTCATTTCATTTGCGGTATATCCAGTTGGTATAGTACTAACGTCCGAAACTAAAAACGGAAATTCGTTTCCAAATTTTAAAAATATATTGTAGGTTGTTTGAATAGGATCAACTAACTGTGGTGAAATATTAGTGTAATAATTACAATGTAATGAATTTGTAAAAGCACTATTATTAAATCTATACGTAACGAATGCGGTTTGTGTGTTAGCACTTAATAAACCCTCATCTAATCCAAGAACACCTTCACAAGCATTTGGAATTATTGTACCTATTTTAGGTGCTGGTAATGTCCAACTTCTGTTTGATTTATATGACATTGCTGCAACAATTTCATCATCATCAAAAATTACCATTTTCAAGTCAGGGAAAACTTTACCAACTCTGTTTGGGTATCCATCGATGTTAGCATGTGTATCCCAAAGATAGTAATATCTAATACCAGGGTTGTTGAATTCCGCATCTTTTTTAGATTTGATATAATAAACTTGAAATAAGTCAATTGAAGTAAACCCACTTGGATCAGTAAAAAATTCTTCTCCAATTGTGCCATTTGAATTTTTATGCCACATCAACCAAGGAATACTTATTTTAAAGTTTCTTGCTTGTCCTGTTCCACCCGGATTTGATGAATCATATTCTTGTTGAGCGAACTTTTCACCATAAAAATTATCAATAGCTTGGTTTGTATAGTGTAATATTGCAACTGCCTTTGAATCTGATGGATTTAACGTTATTTTTTGTCCAAGAGAGTTCACAAAATAAACACCTCCAGTATCCACTTGTCCTGTATCACTATTGTAACCAAAATATTCTTTAGAACCCGTATATCCTGTAGATTTGAACGAATTGTAATCCAAATTTTGACTGACAAATAAACCAGCTGGCGATTCAGTCCATGGAATGTTCATATTCCATATTTTAACGTCAGCTTGTGATACGTCACAATTTGTTTCGAAATTAATTACATTTGTAGCCCAATAAGGTGCAGGTGTCACGGAATCATAAAGAGCAGTCATTCCAGATGGGTAGAAAATGGCAATAGAATTTCCTGTGTAACCCATATTCAAAAAGTCAGGTAATTGTCTATCAACTTCAACTGTAACTGTGTTTGCCGAATAGGTATCACCAGTTATTCCAACAACAACATAAGTAAATAATGGTGCGTTTCCACTTAATGGTGTGACAGAATTATTTGTAAATAAATTTAATATCATACCAGGAGTTACTGTTCCTGAAACGGTAACATCTAAAGTGTTAGCAGACAATACTAAAGTAGTCCCTGAATTTAAAGTTGTGTTATCAACAATAAAATTAGGTGTAATTGTATATGCCGATGATGTGTACGCACTGTAAGTCAAACCATTACCACTAAAAAATCCTCTTGGTGCTGCAGTATTATAGATGTTATCAACAAATGATGAATCAAAAGGTATACCGTAAGTACTTCCTGATGTAGAGTCTACGTAAAGTGGATACTTTACTTGTAAACGATTACTTTCAGGTGCCGGTGTTGTGTTTTGTGCGTTATATTGTGGCATCAAAACATTTAGATTGGTTGGTTTCAATCCTGTAATACAATCATAACACACTTCACTATCACCTACTTGAAAATAAGAAATCTTAAAGTTTCCTTGCGATATTTTTTTCCTAGCAGCGTCTGTTAGAATTGTATTTATTAAACCACTTGTTGTTTTGATTATGTATGACATATTTTATAAATACTTTTTATCTTATTTTATCCACTCACATTTACATTACTTCCAACTATTCCAGGTGTTCCCGTTTTAGAAACACCGAAAGACACGGGTTGAACGGTTGTGTTCACCAATTCACACGGTGCTTGGTTTACCAATTGTATATTTGTTATTGAAACACTATCATTAATATTACCGAATACTGCACATGGTGTTCCACCATTTATAACAGTTACACTTTGTGTGACGTTACCAAAAACACTATCCGTTCCAAATGTACCTGTTATCCTTGCGTTATATTGTCTTATGGTTGTAGTTGTTACGTGTTGTGTGTAATTATTTAATGTGGTACATGCAACAGTTGTTGCTGAAGTAGAAGTGGTTGTTGGTGTTGTACTTGTTAAGTATTGTCCACCACCTGTAGTTCCTGTTGATTGGGTATAAGATAATACAGGTGAACCATTGTTGGTTGTTCCATAAATTGATGTTGATACGTGTGTTATATCAAAATTGATCTGTTTACCTATTGGAAGTGCTGGTGATACTGTAACTTGGTAAGTCCAATTTCTAGTTTGGTTTGTTGTCGAGTTGTTACCAAGATTTACTTGTTGCACAACTAAATTCAACGTATATAATGTTGGGCTAACTAAAGAATTCAAATTAACTTGACTTATAGTGATATTTCCAAAAACGTCTTGAACATATACTGTATAACCACCTTCTGACAAACCATTGAATATATTTGATATTTGATAAAAATTTTGATCATTCACTAATGAATATGTATATGGTGGTGTACCGCCAATAACCGATGTTACATTTATATAACCATCGGTTGCACCTTCACAACTTGGTGGTGTACTACTGATATTTGCAACAATTACTGCTTGACAATCCCCTTGTGTTACGGCAACCGCAGTATTACCTGCCAATAACTGTGGTAACCCTACTACAGTCCAAGCTCCGATTGGTGGACTTTGTATTGATTGAAGTTGTGGGATACCTCCACCCGTCCATCCAGAAACTTTCCATTTAGATTGTGTGTTATCAAAATAAATAACTTCATTCGATGTGTTGGATGTCCATGACGGATATCCATTGATTGTACCTCCTGAATAATATTGTGTTTGTGTTACAACATTAAAAGATGTTAGTGTCAAACACAATCCAGAAGTATTAAAAATCACAGGTACTGTTGGTAAACATTCAGGACAAGTATCAAAAGGTCCCGAAACCGTTGTTGCTGTAAAATTACTATATGTTTCAGCACTATATAAAAGTAAACCTTCACTAATCCAACATCCAAGTTGTGAACTTAAAGAATAAACTTTATCAACTTGGTATTGATTATTAATATTTGCTAAAAAATAAATTTGATTGTTTGAATCCAAACAATTTGTGAATTTTTCTAAATAAAAAGTATCAAATCCAACATTACAAGTAGTTGTTGCTGTAAAATCCCCATAGTAATCAATTACCGTGGCAGTGTAATTTCCTGATTGTAAGTTTGTTAAATTTTGTGAATGAGCACCATTACTCCAATTTATTGTATACGGTGGTGTACCTCCTGTAATATACAATGTTATCGCACCATCATTTGTAAATGGAGTATACGCATTTGTTGAACTACAAATCAAACCCATTGGGAAGATGGTTAAAATATCACAAGTATTTCCAGTATATCCTGCCATATTATCCGAATGTTCTTATTGTATACCAAATTTTAAGTAGTATTTCACCATCACCTGTAGTTGGATCCGCGACTTCTGTGAAGAAATACAAAGGATTGTTTGGTTGCATTTTTGCGGGTTGTAAGGTTTCAATACTTTGCACGATATTTACGGTATCTGTAACAAAATTTGCCAAATCACCCAAAGCATAAACACTATTTACTCCGTCTGAAATAACACTTTCAGCACCCGAAACGTATCCTGTTGTATTATACGTATATTCCATAATAAATTTAGCATCATAGTAACTATTAGCACCAGGATTAGGTAATATTTCAAAAGGAACTGAATTAGAAGTTAATATATCTGAAGATGTAATTGTTACGGCACTATAATATTGATACCCGCCAATCGCATTTGCTACTTGTCCTAAATCGGCTCTATACGATGAACCCGCACTATTTTGTGTAACATCATTAGTATTCACAATGTGAATTAAACTACTTTGGGTTACTGCAGTTGCTGTTGTTTTATCTGTTAATCTTGCCATTTAATTAATATATATAATGTTTATTGAAATTCATAAGTTGTGCCGTCCATGAAAATAAATGGATCACCATCTTGGAATTGTTTATAAGTCGAATAAGCATCACACACTTCACATCCTAAACTGTCAATAAATTTGATGGAATATGAAAGTGCTGTTTCATAAATTGTTGGTAGTTGAAATGTGAACGGAATTTCACCAACATTATCAATTGTGTCTATGTATTGACAAATATTTGTAGCCCCCGTGGTACAATCATTACAAACCCAAACATTTATTGGGAACTGTCCTGTTGCTGTGTTTACTGTAACAAATGTCGCCATATTAACAATTACCGTTTACTATACAAAATTCTGTTATCATACCATTACTATCAACACTGTATATTTTACCACCGTACTTAATGTATGATAATATTACAGGTATGGTAAGTGCAGTATCTTCATAAATATAATCCCCTGTCTGTAAAGATAAAGTACTATAAGACCTATAGAAAGTCACATTTGTACCACCATTTGTCAATTCACAAACAGGACACGATACTCCGAATTCACCTTTACCGTTATATGTATTGAATAATGGTGTAGGTGTTGGTGTTGGTGTCAAACACTCTAAACAAGTCGTGTAAGTTGTTGCAGTAACACCCGTAAATGAATTTATAGTCGACCAAATAAACCCAGATGGTGGAGTATAATTCACAAAATAACCAATATAAGTGAAACAATTTCCTGAACTATTTTTTACAACGTTACCAACAGAAATGTTAGTAGGTGGAATCAAACTTTGAATTATCATCGAATTTGATGTACAAGATGTAAACACGAATGATGTGTTCGCACTATATGTTGGTGTCGGTGTAGGTGTCGGTGTAGGTGTCGGTGTTGGTGTTGGGCTTGGTGTAGGTGTTGGAGTTGGTGTTGGCGCGATACATGAACTACAATCCCCACTGTATGTAAGTGATATAAATGTTAACAAATCGGATGGACTTCCCAAAACATCACCCACATATGTTACACACTTGAATTCTCCATTTATAGCGCCCAAGAACGTAGTGCCTGTGGTTATTGCCGATAATTGGAAAATTAAAGGATCGGCAACTAAATATGTTTCACCATTATCACAATCCTGTAATTGTTTTATTGAAACACAATTAAAATAACCTTCGTCAATAACAAAAGTCACACTTTGTCCAGTTATTGGATAAGGATAAACCGTAGGCGTTGGTGTAGGTGTTGGTGTTGGTGTTGGTGTAGGTGTTGTAGCACTAAAAGATATTGACACAGAAAATCCTGAACATAAATTAGGTGTTGGACTTGGTGTGGGAGTCGGTGTAGGTGTTGGTGTCGGTGTTGGTGTTGGAGTTGGTGTTGGTATATCACAAGCAACTAAAACATCAAAATCAAATGCACCACACGGATCGAATGGTGTTGGTACAGGTGGACAAATTCCTGTATTATAAACTGAAGTATCTAAATCAGGGCAAGTTGATAATGTTGGGTTCGACCCATAAAAAATACAAGTTCCGGTTAGTGAATCAGAAAGACACCAATTTGTACCATTGAACCCAATATACCCAGGTTGTGTTGCACCTGTCCAATAAGGGTAAGAATTATAACTTCCAGCAACAACATAATTACCGCTATACGCACTATATGTTGAAACCGAAATGTTAATGCAAACATCATTACTACAACAAACACCTGTCAAACACAAAGAATCGGTACATCCTGTTTGTGTTGTATAAACACCATCTAAATTTGTAAATGATACAGATGTAAAACCTGATGTGAATGCCGATACTATAGTATAACAACCATCGGGAACTATTGGGTCACCTGAAAAATGATATGTTTGTCCTGTAGTCGCGGTTCCACCAGTTGCAATCCAAGCTGCTTCATCAGTGAAATACTGATAACCCTCGTAACAACAACCTTCAAATAATAAATTTGGCACTCTTTTTTATATATAAATAATTGAAAATCTGATTTGCATAAATTTTTTTAAAAATCTATTTCAATATCTTCAGGTTTATAACAATAATAATGTTTATACGCATGAATAAAAGCAACATTAGGTTGTTCTTCCATAGGAACCGACCAACCACTTTTATCCCACCAATTACCTATATTTTTACTATCGTATTGTGCCCAATCTTCCCATACCCCACTAGTAAATCCAAAATACTGAAATAAAAACGAAAGCGTTGCATCACACCACTCAATCGGTCTGGTATCCAATTTATAGATATAATCCCACGGAACTTTGTCGATATTTTCAAATATGTAGATAAATTTTTCTCTATTAAAAATAGCACCACCACAGGCACCGTAACTTTGTAAAGAACCATTTTCACTCCAATGATGTCTTGACTCATCGTAAACATCAAATCTATTTTTTAAATATGAATATAATTCATTTGTATATAATGGACCATTGGCTCCTGAAATATCAAATTTTGGTGGTTTGGTTATTTCAAACCTACACCAAACGTCGTCTTCGTAGTGTACCACCCATTCAACATCTTTTAGTGTTGTCAAACAAGCATCATAGATTCTTCGTAGCCAATCAATTTGCCCACCTTCTTTAACAAAAACCCTTCCAGATGTAGGGTGGTTTGTCCCTTGTTGTTCAATCCATTTATAATCACAATTAAATTTTTTTGCTACCTGTTCCAATATTTTAGAACCGTCTTCATATAAAGCAACAGGTATATTAGGATATACTTTTCTTAATTGTTCCAATGCTTTATAACACGCAACTAACTTGTGTCCTGACTGATAAAATGCTCCTATTTTCATAAATTTGTATCTACCCTATTAATCCAATTCCCATCGATATCGTTTACCCAATAAATCCATTTGTGTGGTTTGGAAAAACTTTTAATTGTTATGTCTAATTTATTTTGATATTCTAATAAATCTTGTCTGTATAAAACATCACCTTTTTCATTTTCTATACCAATATATATGAATTTAAAATTTTCAGTTTTGGGTATTTCTAAAGTATAGGTATATGTTTTTTCTTCTTCCAAATACCATTCTGTAGTATCATTAATTGGTGGATTTGTACCTTTTAACGTTTCGGGGTGAAGTTTTTTAAGTCTAAAATTTATACCAGCATAATCTTCGTATTCTTTATGTGTCCTTTCATTTCCTAACCCATAAATTCCAAGATCAATATTATTATCTTCTTCTTGCAACATATGTCTCAATCTTCTTTTGGATTCATTATCCATTTCCCACCATTGTTTTTCAACAACACCTTTATTTTTATTTTCCTCATTGAAATCCGACCAGTGTTTTGTTCTACCTTCCCTTGTGTATTCGTGCCAAATAATTGTCTTATATGGGTGAAATAAATCATAACCTAATGTAAATGAACGAATCGATAGACTAATTTCATCACCAGCAAAATATATGTTTGGATCATATTTATATTCTTCACAGTGTTTACCAATTGTGAAAAAAAAGTGTCCACTGACAAATCTTGCAGGTATTGGTTTTTCCAATGTTTCCCAGTTTGGGATTGCGTGAGGTCTAAAAAGTATAGTACCACCTGGTGTGAAATTAGATGCCACCATTTTATAAGGTTCAAAATTTAATAACTTGTCGTCTGATGGTTGATACATTCCAGCATATGTTGAAATTATTGGTTTTTTCGAACCTGTCATGTTCATCATTTCGATTAATTCTTCATCCCAATTTTTCAAAAACCTATGATGTGAATCTAATTGTAGAGTATATTCTTCCCCTTTCCAAAGTTTTTGTATTTCACTTCGAGCCCAACACAGCCCTTTACTTTCACTCCAATGATAATCTAATATTCTAAATCTATAATCATTTAAAAATTCTTCCAAAGTTTCTGTTTCGTCACGTTGCCAACAGATACCAAAAGTTAAATTTTCAGGGTATTTTGCCTTATTGATACAATCCCTAATAGTTGGTAAAAGTTCAGGATCACGATAAGATGCAATTTGTACAAATATTTTCATATTAGAATGTTATGAAAATAGAAAAATTAATAAATGTTAGATTGTATAAAGAAATATATAATTTTATATTCCGTATCTATCCCTATCAGCATTGAAGTTTGATAGTACTTGATCAGCGGAAAGAGCCGCATGGTAAACCCTTATAATACCCATTTTACCTTCAAATAGTTCACCAGAACTACAAAATCTACCAAAATGTAATACACAAGCTATACTCGTTGGGTTTAATATGTCGGGTAAAAATGGTTGTGAATTTGATGCCTGCAGCACTCCATTTACATAAGCAAAAAGACCCGACTGACTAAAAACCGCAACAACATGAACCCATTCATTTGGGTTTATCAAATTGGATGCGGTTTGAATGTTATTAATACTAGCACCACTAGAAGAATATAACCAAAATCTTTGATCAGACGTAAATCTACATCTATATCCTAAATTTGTACCTTTACCTATTATGTTAGGTTGACTAGTAAACGATGTTGGTTTTACAAACGCCTCTAATGTTACTTCATCAGTAAATAAATAGGAGTCAGTTTCAGCACTATTAGTAATACCTACACTACCATATGTAAAAACACGAATACTATCATCTACACCATCAAAAATTATACTACCACCACCGTCACTCGGATCGAAGTTATTATTTGTATCAAAATTTTGAAAAACGGCTTTTGCAGCAAAACTAGACAAATCATAATATGTTGTACCACTTGGTTGATATGAACTCGTGTTTGCAGGATCCATAAAACATACCAATCCTTCTTTTACTATTTCTTTTGCTCCTACTTTTATCATTTTCTTAAATATTACCTAATTCTTGGGGTTTCGGAGTTATCAGTCCATTCATCACTAACCATAATCGTAACAATATCTTTGTGGGTATATGGTCCGTCTTTATATATCAATGATTCAACTGAACTTGGTGTGTCCCCGTCCCATTTAATTACAGTTTTTGTACCATCTAACGATAGTCTTAATTCGTCTTTGTAAGTTTGAAATATTTGACTAAAATCTACACTATCGATTTCACTATAGTTTATAATCATATATCTTCTGTTTTCAAAAATGTCCATAATTCAAAATTAAATACTTCTTATTATTGTTTTGACTTCCCACCCCAAAGTGGTTGCCGATGTTTGTAATATACAGTTTGTTGAATTTGCAGACAAACTCAAAGTAATTGCCGATGTAACTCCAATACTACTTGTTGTTGATTCTACATAGTTTACTGTATTTGCACTAAAAATTGCCATAATTTGTCCCGCCCTGGCACTTGGTGTTATTGCATTTACAACAGTATAGTCAAACCACGCCCCCGTATTTCCACTAATATCAATAGAAAAGACATCAGTTAAACCTGTTGTTGGTAAAAATTTCACTGTAGTATATGATGCTGGTGAAGAAAATGAACCCAACTTCATTTTATTATTATCATAAACTTCCATAATAGGGATTCCTGAAATGTTGTTTACTGAAAACAAATTTCCCGTCAAACTATCTTTTACTGAAAATAAGTCACCACTACTTCCTGAAACACTCATAATAGGTTCACTAGTACTATTTCCAGAAGCAACTACTTTCAGAGGATTTTTACCCGGACTATTTGTAAGTACTGTAACACCACTTACAGTGAAAGTTGTTGTACATGGTTTTATTCTACCCACAAAAAGTTCAGTTATACAATTTGCCGATGAACTACCAGGTAAATTTTGATATGTTGTTGCACTTATTGTAGTTGCGGTAACTCCCGTTAAATTTATGGTATTATTCAAATTAATAACAGTAGTAGAACCACTTATAATTGTATTAATATTTGTACCACCAGTTGATGCCAACGTAAATCCTGTTACATTGAATGTTCCTCCAGTATTATTTGTGAATGTTGCAGTTCCTGCAGAATATGTTCCACCTGTTACGAATGTGTCACCACTTGAACCAAATATGGATGTTAAATTTGTTAATTCTACTTTATATGACGAACCGTCTGGGTTTTGTGAAATGTCATTAGGATCTACAATATGAATTAACGCATTAGGTGTAATTGCACTTGATGGTGCAAAAGTTCTATCGGTTAAATATTGATAAGTTATTGGCATTTTATTTTATAAATAGTATCAAAATAGTTTATTGAAACACAAAATAAGTATCATCCATAAATGCAAAACCAAAATCGTCTTGGAAAATTTTTCCACCACAAACAACCGTTTCTGTTAACGTGCAACCAAAAACATCAATCAACTTGACATAGACAATATTTTCATAAGGAAAAAATAAATCACTATCAATAGTTACAGTTGGTGGTATCGCTGTACTCCCTGATACCAAAAAACACCCTGTATTTGTTGGATCACAAATGTAGACATCATAAGGCGACGTTCCACTTGTTACTCCTGTGATTTGAATTATCATATAATATAAATATGATAAAATTTAGAATAAAATTCCGTCACCGTCTTCTGTTGTAAGAACAAAACCATCTTCAGTTGTAAGTAAAAATGTTTCAGGTCCTGCACAAACTATTACTTGAAATAATAAACAACTATTACCGTCTATTGCTTGAACAATTAATGTCGTTGCAGGTTGATAGAATGCGGGTAATATATAAACACCTGTAGTATTACCTAGAAAAGAACAATTATTACCATTTTCATCACAAATGAAATAACTGACAGGTGCTGACCCACCACTCATAGAAGTTATGTCTATAGAATATGGCATCTTAACAAGTTTGTATGTCTAATATTTCACCATTACTTCTTAATTGTACGAGGTAAATTGTACTTGATATAGGACAGGTATCTGTTAGATATATCCATCCCCAACCACCACCAAATGGTCCATAATTTACCGCAACATTTCCAGAATCATTAGTCAGTAATGGATCATCATATAAAATATCACCAACATTTAAACTCACTGAACTTGTATAAAAATTCACATTACAATCATCAGGGAATGTTAAACAATGATTTGTTGCGTTTGCAGTACTAAACACAACAGAATTAGAATACCACGTTGTTGATGTATAAGTAGGCGTTGGCGAAGGTGTTGGTGTAGGTGTTGGCGTAGGTGTAGGTGTTGGCGTAGGTGTTGGCGTAGGTGTAGGTGTCGGTGTAGGTGCAATTTCAGCACAACTAATGTCATAATCTACAACCAATTCTAATGTAAAATCAGTTTCACCTAATGGATCAATTCCTCCCTGACAATTTGACTCTATATATAAAGTATTATTTAATAAATTAACTTCGTACTGTCCTATTTCAGGAATACTACCTAATATTGTTTCTATTGCACTTTGCCATGATGCGTCATTCCAAAAAACTATTGTTTGTGTAAACGCACTTCCGTTCAATGTAATTTGACAAGTCACGGACGCTGAATTTAAAATACAATTAGTGTACCCTGTCGTTAAATCCAAGAAACCTTCACTTACCATTTCCGGTATTCCTCTTTTAGTTCCACTTGTTGTGATAAAATCTCTTTCACATATAAGATATGTTGTCGACCCACTATAACTATTGAAACCACATACTATTGTAAAATTATGAAAGTTTGTACATCCACTAGCATCTGTAACCGAAACAGTGTAAGTACCACCACTTAAATTTGTAACAGTAGAACCTGTTTGAGCGGATAATACTCCTTGCCAACTATAAGTAAAAGGCGGCACCCCATCATATATGACGACTTGAGCAATACCATCTTGTCCTGAAACACAGTTTGTTGTAATCACGTTACTGACAAAATTTGAACCAGCACCTACTGTGACAGGAATTGATACGGTACAGTTATTACCATCAACTACTTGGACTGTATAATTTCCAGGTAGAATAGATGTGAAGGTAAAAGATGAAAAAGGATAATCGATTATAGATTGAGTATTTTGATTGTCAATAAGGTAATAATCAAGAGGTGACGTGTACCCTGTTCCGACTTCTATAATAACCGATCCAGAAGCACTTCCACATGAACTATCAATTGTCGTTGCTGTAACTTGGAAATTCTGTTGATTTTGAATAGTTATTGGTTGTATAAATTCACATCCACTTGATTGCCCTGAAATGGACAATAAATAATTTCCCGAATTTAAATTACTAAATGTAGTGTTTAAATTTGAAGAAAATTGCGTTGATATCGAATTGTTTGTAAGCGCTGTTAATTGAAATAAGAATGGAGGTATTCCAGTTAAAACAATATTCACTTCACCGTCATTACCATTACACGTTGTATTTGTAATGTTTGTACTTATAATGTCAAAACCATTTACGGTTGTCAAAGAAGCGTTTACTAATAAAGGACAAAGATTTGCATCTTTAACCAAAATGTTATAGGGACCTGTAGGTAAATTTGGTACGGTAAATGTATCACTTAAGGTAAAAGTTTGATATCCTGTATTAGCGGATATCGTATAAGGAGCGGTTCCTCCTGTAAGTTGAACAGTAATCGAACCATTTGAATCAAAACAAGACGGGTTAACTGAAGTAATTAAACCTACACCTAAAGGATTAGCAACACCAACCGTTTCAGACGCAACAGTTTCGCAACCATAAAAATCAGTGACAGTAACTGTGTAAGTTCCGACAGTAAGTCCAGTAATAATTTGTGTTGTTTCACCATTAGACCATAAAAAACTATAAGGTCCATTACCTGTCAATCCAGTAACCGCAAGTTTTCCTGAATTAGGTACACAGTTAGATGTATTAACTTTCCATATACCAAATGTAGTTCCACTACTTGGGTTTATAACAACATTATCCGTCACGGCACTTACCATACCATAATCAAAAACAGTTGCATAATATATTCCTTCATCTAATGATGTAACATTATAAGGAACCGTGTTTGTTAAAAATGTCGAAAATATTGCATTATTTTTATAAAGAACTATATTATATGGTGCGGCAGTAGAAGTTACATCTATAGAAAAACTACCATTTTGGCTACCACAAGTTGTTCCATCTGTATTATTTATTGTCGCAACAAAACAATCAGAAATTTCTACATTAAATAAAATTTCATTATTTTGTATACCTAATGAGTCATTTAATCTAAAGACATAAGTACCACCTGTTAAACCAGTAAAAGTGATATCTGATGAACTTGTTTGTGCTGATAAACTTCCAGGAGTAATATTATCAATAGTATACGGAGGTATACCACCAAAAGATTGAATAGTTACAGTCCCTGATGGGTTACCACAAACCCCAGTTACAGTAAACACATAACTTAAAGGTCCTTGATTACAGTTTTGCGTACAGGTTGAACCGCTATCAAGTAAAACCCCAATTGATGTTCCTGAAGTTGATGCACTTACACAAACATTTTCAAGTCCAGGTGAAACCCCCGCCTGAACCAAACCACAACAATCTACATAACTATAATAACCACCAAGTGTAAATCCCGAAATACAAGCCATTATGCACAAACAATATTAATGTCCAAACCTATTTTTAGATTTAGTAGTTTATCCGTGAAATCCGCATAACAAGAAGAATTACTAATTATTAGTGAACCACCACTAAAATAGTAATTCAATCCGTATTGATATAAATACTGTAGTTTATTGTCTATTGCATTTATAACATCAAAGTATGTCAATGGGTTACCGTTTATATTATCTATAGCATTCGGACCATATCCTGTATAAAAATATTCATTAATTAAAATATCTTCTTGATTAGTAACCAAATTCGTTAATGATACTATAACATACCAATTGGATTCCAAGTTATTGAAATTACAATTTGTTAGATTATTGGTAACTTGTAAAGTACTTTCTGTCAACACGTCTATTGGATCGAATAATGGTAATTCACAAGTAGTAGTTTGATCGATGCAATCATATGTGTATGGTTCACCATTATATGTACATGGAAAACATGGAACAACAAGAGGTGTGACGGTACACCCTCTTTGTCGTCTCCAAACATATTTTTGTCTGTGAAAAATAGAGTTATCCATTTTTTGTCCAGTATTCCACAAAGTGGTTGCCGGAACAAATTGTTCAACTAATCTAACCCAATAGTCACCCAAACTCAAAGTAAAATCAATCATTTTTTGATATGTGAATTCGTTGTTTGGAATATTCAACGACTGATCACTGTTGATGTATTTCCAAAATATTGACTGTAGTGTTGGGTATCCGCCTGTTTTACCATCGGATATATATTGTCTATTTCTTACATTAATGAAATTATTAAAGAAATTTTGAGCAAATTCAAAAAATGTTTTTTGATTCGGTTTAGGATCAATGTATGTCCAATCGATATTTCCTGGTGATGGATATGGTGAAGTAAACCCACTGTTTGGTATTGGATAACCATATGTGGAAGACATATTCCAAATGTCATACGTTATACCTTGTCCCATATTCAAATAAACTTCCATGTTTTTAACATTTATTGCAAGTCTATCATCTTCAATTATATAATTTGTAGCCGCTAAATCTTGAAGATTTTTTCGTAAACCAACTTGATTTGTTACCCAACTTTTCTTGTTATCAATTACTTTTGTAATGTTGAATCCTAAATCCATAAATGGAAAAGACCGATACCTATCTAAATATTCTTTTCCATAGGTAAATGGTGTAAGGACAGAATTTATGACAGGTATTTGTGAATTTAAATCAGATGTAGAATAACTTATTTCTTCAGGTGAACGGTGTTCAGGTGTCACTTCAAACCACCCTGACCCTTTTTGAAAGAAATAATCATCAGTGTAAACAGCTCTTTGAGGGAAACCAGTATCAGTATCTATTGGGTAGTCAGGTAAATCTGTATTTACATTGAAAATTTGCCCATTTGTTGTAAATGCAGTATATTGAACTCCCCATATTTTAAAAGTATTATTTGATAAAAGTGCAGGTGTTTCAACATATTTAGTACCACCCGATATTGTAATGTATTCTTCGAAAAATTCATCCGTTGAAATTTTCTGATCAGCAATGTAAATATATTCATTGAATTCAATTAATGCTTCAGGCGCACCTACCATCCTTAGAATGTATTCAATTGATTTTCTCGTTCCTTTAGATTTGAATAAAAAAGCAGAATTTAAAATTAAGTTTCTATAATACTGATAATTTAATTCTGCGGGTGTTTGTTCTTTAGATTGTCCAGGATAAATTACATCATTTGTTGTTGTAAAAATTGACTCCAATAACTTTTCATTAGTTATTGGTGAAATGTCGGTGTTCCATCCTAATGTTTTCGCTAAATTACTTAACAATTGTGATGGAATATCGTTTCCAACAATATAATTTACTGATGTAATATTACTTAAAGAATCAATAAACTTTTTTGTTTCATCAAAACTTCTACCATAAATTTGAAGGACTTTTTCCAATCTTTGATCGGGAGTATCAAATTCTTTCAAACTACCTGAAGTTAAAAACCTACTTATCAAATTGGTTTTAAACTGATCTAACCTTTCTGAAATATCTTGAAGTGTTGTTAAATAATTGTCAAAATTCGATGTGACAATATCCAAGTTCCAAACACCATCTAACTTCCATGTAACAATATTATTAATCATAATATAGTTCCCATTACTATCGTAGTCAGGATATTTGAATTTCGCACTATATTTAGGAAACCCATTCCTATTTAACAAATAATCTTCAACTTCATCAAACGCATCTTGAAATATTTTTTCAGTGTTCAAGTTATTTGGTTTCAATATTAACGTTTGGGTTGTGGTTGTTGATGAAAATGGTTTACCCTTAACAATAATAGGAATTGTTCCAGCAGTTAATGTTTGTGTTGGAACAAAATCTAAAATTTGATATTCTGTTGTTAAATCTGTAGTGTATAATGAATACCCTTCGTAGTTTTTTGTAAGGTTTCTAAAATCACTAATTTTAAAAGGTCTTGTGGATATATTTTGTGCAGCGTTTATACTGTAATCAATATCGAATGGATTTTTAAAAAACTGTACGTCAACTTCAAATGACGTTTCATCTGCTACCCCATCATAAACTATATTAAAAGCGGTGTAACCAGTATTTAAACTATAGTTTTGTTGATCGATTTGAATTGCTGCAGGAAAAAAATTAATTATTTTTGTTACCGATGCTGAAATTCTTTTTTGAAGTGAACCATATAAAGAAAAACTTGTTATTTGTGATAAATCAAAGTTAGGATAAACACTAAAATTTTTTTTTATTAATAACTTCGTTTCTTCTATTGTCCCTATGTTCAGGTTTTCTAAGTTGAACGGTTCTGAAAAAATTCCAGTCCCAAAACTTCGATTAACCTTGTCAAAAACTGCCGTAGTATACTGAAAGTTTCCTTGCGTCAACCCTCCACCAGCAACCACTTGAAATCCAACTAAATCATCAGAAAAAGTTCCTGAACCAACTGGTGCGGGTTTTGGACATATGAATTTATTTTGAGCCATTAACTAATAATATTTGTAAAGTTTTTACTAAAATCAATGTTAGCACCTCTATCTTGTCTAACTTCATAAAGTAGTTCATTAAAGTTATCCCTAACTTCAAATAAGTTGTATTGTTTGTATATATTTCCAGCAGTGTCGTATAATGTATAAATCCCATCATCAATACTTTTAGTTTGGTTACCATACAAAGCAATCGCCAATGTGTCTATATCATAATTAGCAATTTGAACCTCCATAGTCACTGGATTAAAAAATGTATTTGTAATTATAATATTTTGATTTGGTTGTCCAATAAATGGTGTCGCATTTGGTTTGTTTGTTGGTGATGAACTAGGCGAAAGTGTTAAAAATATTAAATCACTGTTTCCTTCAACATATCGGTATCTTATAGCCTTCTGTGACGTGTTAGTTTGATCCGAAATTACAGGTTCACAAAAGAATGCAGACGTTACGATTCTATAAAAATTAGGAATTTTTGTTCCATCTGAATTTAAGTACTCTATTCTAAAACCTACTAAACCTTGGTTGACAAATTTATTTCTGAACTGTTGTGGAACATCATTAACATCTATGATAATTCCTTTTACGTTTGGAAGTGCCGATAACACACCACAATCCGTAATCGATGTTCTGATTTCTGCGGGACGAATATACAAGGTATAAATTCCAACATTTGTGAATTCACTAGCAGGTAATCTTAAGTTGTATAAACCACCTAAGATTTCAACATTTGCATTACCTCCTGTATTTGAATTGTGAAAATATGGTGTTAAGATATTTGCTGCATTTAATTTTTTTAATACGAAATTTGTAGTTACATCCCTTGATGGTGTGTAATGCAAAATTATTTCAACGTCCTGTGGTGAAACATCTGCCGGTCTAACTATACCATAAGCTCCAAGTGCCATTATTGTTTTATTTTATAAATAGTTTATGTGGTTTTTTTAAGTTGTATTAATTCGGAAAAAACCATATCCATATCTTTCCATGTCTCCAATATTATCTACTTCACCCAATCTTAATAAAGATTCTAATGCAGAATATCTACCACGTTCAAGTAGAATGTCTGTTTGTATTTCAGGATCCATAACAAAATCCAATAGATATTCATTTTTGGTTAACCCAGAAACCACAATATCGTTAGACGTAAATCCTGAAGAGTTTAATAGAAAAAGTGTTTTCCCATTACTTAAATCATAATATAATATATTATCAATTGTATAGGCAGTATAAGAACTATTAATTTCAGTCACATACCCAATACTTCCATTACCTAATGTTTGTATGTATCCAACAGTATATGATTGAGGTCCGTACCTTCTTAATTGGTTTAAACTTGAAATGGTATATCCTGAAACTAAAAAAGGAACAGGTGTATAATAACTTGAAACTTGTTGGTTTATATTGTTATTAGAATCACCCGTGAATATATAATTGTAACTAATTGGTGTAGCTGACCAATTTCCACCTAACTGATTGAAAGTAACATTACCTAATTGATTATCTATTGTAACACCAGTAAAAGGTAGTGATACTGTTTTTTCAACTTGTGTGATTCCCCAAGAATTTGTTTGTGTTAGTGTTATTGTGTATGTTTGACTAACAGTATTATATGTGTGTTCTTGTAAGTTGTTTGTTATATCCAAAACCGAAGTTTCGTTTCCGTCACCCCAATTAATTTTATATGTCGAATTATTCAAAAAACTCGATGTATTATAAGATGATGAATTAAATATTTTAACGTTGTATGGGTTTATCGGATTACCTGAATATATAAAATTTGTCACTGTGTCTATCTGATCCAAAAAACCTTCAAATGGTGAATAATAACCGATGTCATTTATTTTTTGGGTAAGTAATACGGGAATAGTCAAACCCGTCAATAACGAAGTATTTCCCGTCCCACCACTTAAAATGTAGGACAATCCTTCATAAACACCAAAATTGTTATTTTTATATGTTTCTTGAACGATGTCTGAAGAAAGAACTTCAGGTGAAATTACAATATTTATTTTTTCAGGTGTCATTACGGATTTACATATTCATACCATCTTATGGGATTAAAAACAGTCCCCCTTCTATTTAATGTACCATTTGCAGTTTCAGTATACGCAGCATATTCATACGTATCATAATTTAAAATGTACTTGTAGTAAAAATTCAATTGTTTGTTAACATTAAAAACATTTGGACCAACAAATGTTGATTGCGGAACATTAATCATTCTTATAAACTGTCCCTTTTTAGCATTAAAAAACTTTGCACCTACATAAAATTCATTAGGTGGAAAATAGTTTTTATCTTTCAACCAATAAACATAAAAACCTTCTTTATCTGCCCCTTGTGAATCCAAAACAAATTTAGGTTTTTTTACTTCCACACTAATTTGATTAGAAACTGGTCCAACCAAACCAGGTTCTTTTAGTCCTTGTTGTGTTGGAATTATTACTGAAAGAAGTATTCTTTGTGTTTCTGATTCGTAAGTGTCATAAAAATCTAATTTGAAAAAACTTCCTTTAAAATTGTTTGCAAAATAATAAATTTCACTATCAGTGAAAGAAGCGTTTTGGTAATCTATTGCCCAATTATTGGTAGTTGATGCACTTACTTCTGATAAAAAATCATAAAAAAAGAATTCATAATTAATTGAAGTTCTTAGTTGTTGTATTGTGATTTGGTTGTTTTGTCCAATAGTAATGTTTGTGGTATAGTCTTGGTGTGCAAATCTTGTTATTTCAAAATCCTGTGGTGGATTTATTATTTCCCTTAAAACTTCACTTTCATATTCAGCAATTGCTTCACTTCTACCATCAAAATCAAAAGTTAATTCTAATGGAATATTAACAAATTCATCGTTTATTGTTACTATTTTTCTATAATTATTATTCACAATCGTCAGTTGTTGGATCTTCATACCCTGATGTTGTAGGTGCGTTCACATCTCTAATAACAGGGTAATTCAAAAAGTTTATAGTTTTGAAAGGGTAATGAGCGTCATTCGTAAACGGTATGTTTAACCCCAAATTTTCACTATCCACATATCCATAACTATAGAGATCTCTCCAAATAAATTGATTTGTCTTTTCTGAAAAATACGAATAAAATGGAACGTTAGCCACGTTTTCTGCGTTTTGTGATTCTACATAATCACTAAAAACCCTTATAGGAATACTATTATGTGGTTGATACACATAACCTGATGGATAATCGTTTGTTGAATTGTCAAAAAATACATTTGTATTTATTGAATATTTGTGGTATATTGGTGACAGAACATATTCTTTTTGTTCATAATCATTATACTCACAAAAATCACCTTTTATGACATCATCTTTCTTTAAAAATTTGTTATAATAAAAAGTATACCCCTGATTAATATAAGATGCCGTTGTAATATTATCTTTATTATTCAAAGAATTGTGATTCCACCAAGTATCTATACTATTTTTTTGAAAGTTAAATCCCCATCCAATATCTATTGCCTTATTTGTGTTTGGTGCAGGTTTATTGAACCAACCAGCATAACCCCTGTTTACTATTGTAAGAAATAGTTCAGTTATTGGTTTTCCATTGTTGTCAATTAAATTTGTTACATCAATGTCAGGATTTACCGTGAAAGCATATGACTGCGTACCTGTTTTAACTGAAACTCTTTGTACATTGTTTGGTGTTAATGCCGAATATTCTAACTTTCTTTTATTTGGAAATGGGTTATTTTCAAAACCCATTTTTGTAATAAAAGTTTCAGAATTTTCAGTTAAAACTTTATGTAATCTAACGTAGTATTTTGATTTTGTTTCTCCACTGTTATTAATATCTCTTATTCTTTTGAAATTTCCCGTTTTCCCGTCAAATACTTCTGTACTAACAAAAGATAAATCGAATAAAGAAAAAACAGTTTCATTTGACTTATAAGTACCATCACCAACACTATAAATTGAATAAATTCTTTTCCCATTAATAGGGTCACTTAATTCAATTGATTGTCCATTAGTTAAATTATGGTTTGTTGCACAATAAAAATAAACTAGTTTTTTACCATTTAAACTTCCTTTTTTCATGACAAAAGGAATCCCATCTGACACGTTAAAAACATTAGTTTGTGAATTAATGTTTTCATTTGTATATGACATTGTTTGTGCGGTAGTACTACTATACGCATATGTCGCATAAAACATCCAATTATAACTTGTGGCACTTTTAGGAATGTAATTTAGGTGATTAGTAATACCCCTTTCCCTTATCAATGTAAATTCGTCATATTGTGGAAAACCTCTCCATACATTTGTATTAATCGATTGTTCAGCGTCTATTAAAAATAAATTATTTTTAAATGGTGTATAAATAGACGTTCCTGATATAGTATTGTCAAAAATATTTACAATTTTTCCACTCAATCTGAATATATTGGATGCTTGTCTTTCTTCTTCAAAAATACTTTCAATATTCACTAAAGATGCTCTATCACCTTGTACTAAGTTGCGTCTATCACCCGATAGATTAATTGATATTTGTTCATCTACGTTAGCTGATCCGGCAAATCTTTTAGACCCCAAAACTATTCTTATGTCATCTTGTTTTCTCATATTTGTCCAACAACATATTTTTTAATATATCTATTTAGTGAACTTTTTCCTTTGAAAAGTCCAAAATAAAAATGATAAGGAGCACTAACAACAAAATCAGGGTTTGATTGTAATGTCGATGGATCGAAAGTAGGGATACCGTTATTATCATAGTTGTAAATGTACCCTGTATTTTGTCCATTTGTTGCTTGAAAATATTCTGTAGTAACAAATGACATTTCTTGATATTTTGTTTCATAGATACCACCTAAAGAAGTATACCAATTGTTATTCTGATCACCCAATATTGAAACATAACCCCCATTCAAATCATTTCTTAACCACTTATACATCGGAACATTTTGTGTTTTAGGATAACCGTTATATTGTAAAACATTACCAAAAGTTAAAATACCAGGAGTTAATTGTCTTCTTTTTTCTATGTCACTTTCATACAAAACCCCAATAACTGCGTTTCCATTTGTTGTTGATAAGTATACGTCGTTATCATCATAAAATTGATCATTAAATGGTAAAATCCCATATTCAGAATTTATACTGAACATTTGAGCAACATCACCGTCAATTCTTAAACCGCTCCTACTAAATAGTGCAAACACGGACGCATTTCCTTCCCCTAAATACAAATCAGAAGTACTTGTACTTAAAAGTCTCGATAAAAAGAAAAATAATAAAATTGTATCAGTTGGATTAAACGATGTTGAACTTAATGTCTCAACTAAATACCCATCCAATTGTGGGTTAAAACAAACTTCTTTCGCAAATTGATCTCTAGGACCTAAATCCATTATTGTCGTAGGAAAAAATATATTTCTATTGTTCAACCCAGGATATTCATTTGGATCATTACCGCCCGCATCTTCCCAAACACCTGTTAACCATGATTTTTTTCTAGGTATTTGTCCAACAAATCTAGATTCTGTATGACTATACGGTGTGGATCGATAAAAGAATGAATTTGATGTACCTGAAGCATAATAAACAGGACCTTGATATGGTGCATTTGCACTGTCTTTAGCCCCACAAAATTTATAAATTGGTTGATTATTTTGATCGAATATAACTCTTTTTTGGAACGCAAATGTATACAACCCACCATTAACCCAATTGTTTTGGAACGTGTGCGAAAATATTTCTCTACAGGCTGCAAATGAAAATATAAATCTAGCTTTCCATTCCGCTAAGTTGTTAGCATCTTTTTCTAATTCTTCATTAGACAAATATTCTTTAGATACAAAGTAATAACATCCACCAACAACAATTTGTTTTTCTAAGTTACCATCATAATTGTTAGTGCAAGGAGCGACAACACCAAATGTATCACCATTACCACTATAGCACGATAGTAGTGTCATACCTTCACAAGATAGACTGTTTATGACTAAATCACTTACAGTACTTCCTGAAGGTCTATCTTGAAAATCTTGCGATACACCAATATCTAATGGTATATACGGTGAAAAATTTATAGCAGTTGTAATTCCCCCTTTCAATACTTTGTACATTTGAAAGTTATCGTTAAAATACATTGCATATGATGAATTACCACTAACTTGGGTTTGTGTTGACGTAGGTAATCTATCACTTCTAAATACTAACCTTCCAGGGTTATTAATTTCACAATCATAATTATATGTCAAATTTAAATGATATGCTGGTGAATAAACTCTTGCAAAAATCTGCGATGAAACATTTACATTGAAAAGTTGTCCTGTTCGCGTACTTGACGCAACTAAAGTCGAACCTTCAATAGTTCCTATCGGAAGTGACGAAGCAGTAATTTCCGCATCACTTAAATTTAGTGGTGGGTCACCTACAAACCATGTTTGAGCTATTGTATTATATCCAGGAGACCAATCCCACTTTAAAGGAGAACTAACACCTGCAGGTGTTGTAAAATCCGATACATTATAACTATCACCATTGTATGAAACAAATCCAGATTCTGATTTATCTAAAGATGAATAATATTTTAAGGAATTATTTGTAAATGCAGTAAAATTTGTAAATATAGGAATATAATTAGTTTGATTTAAAATAGGTATAGATATTACGGGTGAACAAAATGGAAAATGAAACAATCTTGGATTTGAATTATTGATAACCAAATGACTTTCAGGTGTCAAAGCGTTATTTCTCCAAGTTCCATTTGTAACCCCAGGTACTTGCCATGTTTGTGTTGCCGGTAAGTTTCCAGTATTTGGTTGTACCGGTACATTCAAATAATAGTCACCTAAAATTTTAACACTATTTAATGGTTGCCCAAAGTAATCAGACAAATCATATTCAATTCTTTGTTTTTCTGTATATGGATCAACACCTCTAGTTAAAAATATAATTTCTTTATCGTCAAAATATCTTACAATATTTTTGGGAATCGCATTGAATGTTCTATCGACATTATACCAACCCCCCGGTTGATTGGTTGGGTTATAAGGACCTGTTGGGTAAGAAAAGGTACTAGTAATAGTAATATCATCATCCCCGTTGTCTAACATTCTTTTAATTCTTTCACCCACAACAGAATTATTAAAACTACCACAAGCAGTCACTTTATAAGGAGCGACTGAACTTCTTATTATGGTAGTTACCACTGTTCCCGCACCTGCAACATTCGGCCAGCTTTGTGATGTGTTAAAAGTTGTATCCCTTTGTCCTGTGTTAAGTAATCTTACTAATTGATATGCCGCATTTCCATATCCATTATTATTTACATAAATGTTGAATCCTCCTCCCACTAAAAGTTTTTCTACACCATTAGCATCTAAATAATTAAGTATTGTAAACACAGGCCCACCTTCAAAATCTTTGTAGATTCCATTTAATGTTACATTATTAAAGGATGCAATCCTAATACCTGTAGATGTTGTTTTAACAATTCTTCCAACATCGGCACCCTGATAACGTGTAAATTCTCCTCCCATGTATATATCCCCTGAACCATCAACGGCTTGTGTTATTGTTAACACTTGATCATTAATATTAAAAATAGGATTTGTATTTAATGGATTTACCGTACTAAATGTACTATCTAACGTTCCAGTAGTATTCAATCTAACAGCATATAATCTTGTTGCCGAATTAAATTCAGTGAACATACCTGCAACTAATATTTTATTATCTGTTTGTAATGATATGTCATAAACCCTATTGTTAAAACCATTACCTATGAGTAAAACATCATTAGCCCCAAGTGTTGTTAAACGTGCTAATTTTTTTGTTACACCACCATTATAGTTGTCGAAATCACCACCAACTAAAACTTTACCATCAAATGGTTGTATTTTTATTTTCCAAACCACATCATCGAATCCAGTGCCGGTGACAAAAGTCCCGTCAGGTGTTCCGTCGGTATTTAACCTAATAATTCTAATGTTAGATGCTCCATTATATGTTGTAAAATATCCACCAACAATCAATTTACCATCAGATTGTATATCTATTGCGGTTGTTATTAAATCAAATCCAGAACCACCAACATTAAAAGATGTGTCAATATCACCATTAGTTAATAATCTAACTATGTATCCGTTGATTGGTGTTCCACCATATGATGTAAACCCACCTACACAATATAGTCTACCTTGTGAATCGTATACCATATCCGCAACAGTATCATTAAATCCTAACCCAAAAGGTTGTTGATTTGTAGTTGCCAAACCTCTACCCCATCTAAATTTCATTCCATGTTCATATACAAAATTTTGTAACAAACCATATGATGAAAAATCTATCAACCCTTCAAACTGTGACATAGTGCCACCAGTAATCATCTGAAAATATTCAACACCCGCTTTGTAGTCGTAACTTTTTCCTTGTTGGGTAAGTTTTAAATATATTTGTGATGTTGACTGTGTTCCGTTTTGATTTAAATATGATACAGTCCTTGTAACTAAATTAGTTGAATTTGATGTAGAGTTTCCTGTAATAGAAACTGTTCCAAATTGATTTACAGTGTTTCCTGTTATATTTGGATCATAGATATCTTCTATTTTAGTAAACGATAGTAATGTTCCAGGACTACCAATGTTAGATATTGTTCCTTGATCACAAACTAAAATCAAAGGTTGATCTGTAAAAGGTATTGACGGTGTTTCAATATTTGTAACAGGATGTAAATTTTTCACAGTTGTTACCATTTGAGCAGTTGTGAAGTATGTGTCTCTAGAATTCATCATGTTTAATCTTTGAGACCAAGGGACTGTGAACGATAAAACACCGTTTGGGCTAAACTGCGTTGGGTAAGTTACCACAGGTGTTTTATATAGTTTGTATTTATCATTCGATTTATCCCCCACATACCCAGCGAATCCTTGTCCAATTGCTGCGTTCAATGTTTCATCTGTAAAATCATAATTACTATTCGATGAACCAGGATTTGGGTCATAAGAACGAATTAAATTCGCTAAATAATTTTCTTCATAGTTACTAAAAGTTCTTACACTATTACTATCAATTAGTGGACTAAAATTTCCATTGTCTTGATATATTTCTATAAGTTCGTCTGTTATGGTTAATACTTCACAAGAACAATTATCACAATCAGGGTAAGATATCATCGGTAATGAGTATCTTGCAAATGGGTTTTGCGGATTCATGTATTCTAATAACCAATTATCACAATTGAACCCTGTCCAATTAAAAGTATCTAACACGTCATTTATTTGATAACATAACCTAACAATATTGTCATTCCAAAAATCCGCTAGTTTATTCCACAACCTTACTACAATATCGTATAACCAAGCAAGTACGTGTAAAACAACTATAAAAACATAAATTAACGGATAAAATAACCCTAAAGTGAAGTACACAACAAAAAATATAATGTCAAATTTGAATTGAGCGTCGTTTGTTGGAAATCTATTTGTGGTTGCCGTACAAGCTCTTTCTGTGATTTCTTTAATACCAAGAATTCTAGATGGTAAATACCCCCATTTCCATCTATCTATGTGTCCTGATACTGTATATACCCTATTATAGTTAAACTCAAAAAACTTATCATCACAATCAACAGCTTCTTGTATTATTTGTAAACCTAAAGTAGTTCCAGTATCTCCATAATCGTTCCAATCTAAACTAAAGGCGTATGATTTTTTTTGTAAATCTTCGTTGTCAGGTTCGTTAATACTACTTGTCGACCAACCATATTCTTTTAGATTCGGAACTAAATAGTCCGCTCGTATCACATTAGAACCTTGTATATCCTCATTTTGATACTGTATTCTAAACCTATATTTTCCTTTTGTTGGTATCCCGATTGTCGGATCGTTAGAAAAAATTTGTTCACCAAATTCATTTGTTGTAATGTAATCTAAGTTCATGGGTACTTCAGCAAGCCACGTACCATTATCATCTATGATATTTCCACCGTCTTCAAATTTATATTCTTCCAATACAGGAAACCCTAATGTATCACTGTAAATTGTCTGTCTTATTGCTAATATTTTTCCTGATTGTGTAACCATGTCACAAAGAGCACCTGTATTAAGACTTGGTTTACAACTAACTTTTAACTCATCTTGATCTGAATTACTGAAAATGGAACCCATAAAAATAGCCTGTGGTGATATTTCAATTCCCGAATCTCTTAAATCAAAATCAACCCTTGTTATTCCTATTGTACAGTATTCATCATCACCCCAAAATGGATCAACTTCTACTTCTTTTGCAAGATTAATGATTTGAGGAAGCATGGCTAAATTTGAATTTGCCCTAAACTGCGAACCAGCAAATTGTCCTTCAACACCGAGTCCCATTCTTATTAAGTCGGAAGGTCTTTGTGAAAAACAACCAATGTTAGACAAATCTAAATCCATCACAACAGTTTGCATACCCAAAGGAACACCAACAATCATAAAGTCACCACTGTCATTTGTTCTTACAGTAAATCTATAATATTTTTCGTATATTTCTAATACTTCGGTTCTTGTTAGTAAATCATTTCTATCAGGAAATGTTCCTGTTGGTGTGTGCCCACCGTATTCTTGGATATATGGCAATAAATTGTATCTATAACCGTCTTCATTTTTGTCCGAAATTGTTTTATATGGGTAAAGTGTAGAAATTACAGGATCAACTTCATCTTCAGTTGATAATGGTACGAAAACAGAAATACTAACGTTTGGTACACCATACCCACCATTAGCAATGACTCTTCCTGCCACTACACCATAATCGGCACAAAATTTTGTATATAAATCTTCTTGTTTAAGTTTTAAAGATAAAATTTCTATCAAGTCAAAATCCTGATCGATTTTCAATCTTATATTTTTGTCTGCACCTGGATTTGCCTTAATTCTATAGCTTTTAAACATTTTTTTCTTTGTTGATAAATAGTTATTGACTCACTTTTAAAAAGTAATATCATATCAAACAAAATAAACAATCTTATGAAAAGTCTACCGTTGAAAGGTTTTTAACTCTAACCTTTATATCCCTATTTGGGAATCGAATTTGATATATTTGATCAGGTTCAGCAAATATTGTACTATCAATAAGTTCAATTTCTTTTGTCGTTACCGAAACGTATCTTTGTGATGTTTCAGATGATGAATACTGTCCACCAACTTTATTATATATTTTCAAATCTGTAAGAGCATTAACTCCAGAAATGTTTTGAACAAGTTGTCTAACTTCCGATACATTAACATTTTGTCCAAGTTCTCTAGTTGAAGGTAACATATAATTACTTACTGTATTGATGACTTGTGTTATTACGTCACCTTGAGCACCTGGGTTATCAAGAACAATATAAAACTCAAACTCCAAATCAATTACTTTTGCAACTTCAATTGAAATGTAGTCATTTATCATTCTATATTTAGAAAGATATGTTGCCAAATTTGTTTTCAAATTATTAGATACCGTTTGTGTTAATACCCCCGTACTATCATAAGACAGGATTTTAACTGAAATTTTGTTATTAGATTCTGATATTGCAACTTTAGCAGGTGCACCAAAATTACCAGGCATTGTATCAATCAACGACTTATAATCATTTATTGTAACTGCTCTTTTTTGTGCTGCAAAGTTATACGTCACCATATTTCTTACTTCTTCAACTGAAGGTTGATTTGCACCACCTATAGCAGCAGTAATGTTATTAACTTTCAATGATTGTATTACATTATTGTTAGTAATTTCTGAAGGTCCGTTCACCACAAAATCAGCAAGTGCAACTTGATTTATTGCTCCTACACCAATATTACTTGACAATCCACCACCTGTTCTATATTGAACAAAAAGTGTTGTATTTGGTTTTACTGTTAAACCAAGTCCAATATTATTTTGGAAGTTCTGTAACTTTAATGGTACTCCAGTCGTTGTAAATTGTCTTAATTGTTCATCAGGTGTTACAGTACCTCCACCAAATTGTACTTTTAAAAAACCTTCAGGTGTGTATTCAGTTATGAATCTGTTATCTGTTTTTATGTACCTACCAACTTTAACTCCCGCTTCATCCACAGGTTTTGTTGGATCTTCAATAAAAACGGTATCTTCAACCAATGCATCTACTTCATACCATCTGTTTGTTGATGTTGCAAATTCTGAAAAGGACGGTGTTGCTTGATATGTTGTACCTTCTTTTTGAATTATCGATGTTACACCCAAAACATTCTTATCAGGTAAAAAGAAATTATAAAATGGTATTACATCTTGTGGATTGATTACTTTTTTGAACACTTGTGTGGTTCCATTAACAACAACTTCTCTTTTTGTAATAATATAACTTCCTACAGAATTGTTGTTACTTGAAAATACTGGAACTTTTGTTCTGTTTATAAACCCTTCCCTATTAAATTGTGAAGAAAAATCAATATCATAAACAGTTTCAAATGTTGTTCCACCACCATTAAACTGTGCACCTGCCCTTAATATACCCAAATATCTCACATCTTCCGCATCCCCAAAAGCATCCACTGTAATTGAAATGTCAACAACAGCAACTGATGGACGAAACCCCGGAACTTTTAATCCGTAAGTTCTTGCAATGTTGAAAATTGATGATCTTTGTTGCGCATATTGTAATATTGTTTCTTGTAAACTTCTATCAATGTGAAAATTTAAATTATCACCAATCGCAGCATTTAAGTCCATCAAAACAGAAAAAACCGATGCATCGTTAAAGTTTTGAATTAAATCGGGATAATATTGTCTTGTATAGTCAATCAGATCATTTCTTAATCCTTCAAAGTCCCTTTCAGTATATGATATTTTTCTATTAGCCATTTTTTTATAAATTAATAATTATAAATTCCCTCGATCCGAATGGGTTGTTTTCATCTATATATTCTATTCGTACCTTTGCCGTATATTCTTCAGTATTCGCACCAGGGACACGATAAACAGGAATGTCAAATTGTTCAGGTTTCAAATCACCTTTTGACATTTCAGATTCAGTATATGGTTCTACAATTATATTTTGTATTGTCAAATTTGGTATAAACTGCTTTACAGAATCTTCTATTTCTGACTTTATTCCATCAAAAGTATCACCATCAAGTGGTTCAAAGATAAATTCATACAACCTAGTACCAAAATTAGGAAGATAGTATCTACTCCCCCTTCTTGTTAATAAAAGGTGTACCAAGTCTGTTCTTATTTCTTCATCAGTAGTTTCAGATAAAGAAAGGTATTTACCAACTTGACTTTGCCTGAATGGAAAGTTTATACCGTATGTAATACCGTTTGCCATATTCAATAAATATAATATCTTGGTATTTTATATAAATAAAAAAAATCACTACTTTCGTAGTGATTCTTTTAGGTTTGTGTTTCCTTTTTCATGTTTGGGTTCGTAGGGACAGTGTAGACATCCATTACCACAACAACTACCTCTTCTTTGATGATAATTTTCAGTCATAACCATTCTTCCTTGATTATCATAATAAAAATCTGTTGGTTGTAGTTTAGGTCTTACAAACTCTTTCACAAATAATTCTTGAACCCAATCTTTAGACGCTGACTGTAACATATTACCCGTTTTGTTTTCTGATATTATAAAAAGCCATCAAAACTTGATGTGTTAACGTTATATTATTTCCCCAACTTACTTTCATAATTATACGATTTCACACGCACCACCAGCACACGCAGCTTCACCTCGTAGGTCGGTGTTATCTTGTAACTCAATTACTTTTGTAAGATCAACATCTGACAATGTTTTAACCAATCTTTCAAAATCTTCTTTTGTACAATCTTCAAAAGGTGCCTGGGTATATGTGCCTCCGTTATAAGGTAGTACAGATAAACCATTATAGAAATCTCTGTTATTCCACATCCATTCACCTACCAAGTCCCACTCATCTTCTTTAATTGAAACCGTAGCGGATACGTTATGAGTGTTTTGTCCGTTTCTATGTCCTGGTTTAATCCATTCTTGTGATACTTTCTTAACACGTTCCAACATTTGAAATACAGATTCGTGTCTTACAATTGAACCTTCAGGCGCTTTTTGTGGGATAGTAATTACCGCAGTGTCGTGAGGACGGAAAAACTCATCTTCAATTAACTCAGGGTGATTAATCGCCAAGTATGAATATATTGATTCGTTTTTACCTACACGGATTCTTCTTAAATAGAAGTCATTATGCCAAGCGTGAATTCCTGATGATGTTCCCAATACCAAAGATGATGTTCCTGATGGTTTTACAGTTGTTGTTCTTGCCGATTTATTAATACCAATCAGTTTAGCAACTCTTTCATTTTCTTCTTTAACCATTTTTGCTGCTTTTTTCATGTCGTAACCTAATACAACACCAGAACCGATACCCGTCATTCCAACACCAATAAGTGCGTCTTTTTCTGTTGTTCTTTTCCAAATGTCTCTTAAGTAATGAAAATCAGTATATCCCGCTTGTAGTGTACCAATAAATGATGCAGCCTTAACTCTTGCATCAAAGTCTTCTTGTGATTCAATATCAGATGCGTTTACTTCACATAGATTACAGAATTGAAACGGACGAAGTGCGATTTCACAACAAGGATTTGTTCCCCAATCTTTATCATTAGAAAGATAAATTCCTGGTTCACCTGCTCCTGATAGTTCAATACGTTTCCATAAATCCATAAAGAACTCTTTTGTAATTTTGTGACGAAGAAGTACTGCCGAATTGTTTGCTCTACCTCTTTGAGCATTTTGTTCCCACCAATTACCTGATTTACAAGAAATCATTTCTTCATCATCCGCACTGAACAATGAAATAAGTGCCGCTCTTCTAATACCACCAGCAAGTACCGCATCGGCAATATGACATACGATGTCATGTGTTTCAATAGGTGTAAGTTTTTCACCATCTTTTTTATTATCCAAAACTTTTGTAATGTTGTGGATACAATCTTTTAATGGTTGAGGTCCAGGTGCTTTTCCACCTGAAGTAACTAGATTTGCACCTTTTTGACGAATGTCAGAAAAATCAAATACAGGTGTCGATGACTTATACCCTAAATAAGATTCCATTAATACTTTTATCGCATCTGCCCATCCTTCGATTGAATCACCAATAAGGTATCTTCTTGTTCTTTCAGGATTTGGTTTTTTGATGTCTGGTAATTTTTCTACGTGATGTTTTTGTACCGAATAACCAACACCTGTACCACCTAAAAGTAGAAACATTGTTTCAGAAAAAGAATCAACGTGATCGATTGGCATATATGCACAATTATAAACCCTATTTGGTGAAATTTCAATTGGTTTTCCACCAAATTGTAATGATCTCATTGATGGTAATACTTTCTTGTCGTATACCATTTCATATACCTCTTCAATTTCATTTTTGATGTGTGGGTATTTTCTTTGATGCATTTCTTTGTTACGTGTAACAAGTTCTTCCCAAGTCTCTCTCCGATTCAATTCCGGTTGAAACTTTGCGTATTTCATAAAGACAGTAATGTCACTTAATATTTTTTGAGAAATATCCATTTTATACTAATTTAATTAATTTTATTTTAAATTTCTTGCTGTTTTTGTCTTTTTTTCTCTAACAGTTCTTTAACTCTGTTACGATTTCTTTCTTCTTTTTGTTCTTCAAGACCCAAGAACGTTACACTTTGTTCAGTGTCAATTTCCAACATACCATTGTCAAACTTACAGTTTTCAAATATAATTCCATCTTTACCTATTCGGGATTTTGTAATTGCTATTGTTGCCAAATTCATTTCTTTTTGTTGTAACGATTTTGCCACTGTAATAATTACGTGTCCTACTTGTGCTTTTTTAATTGAACCCCCCATTTGATCGGTTGTAACAACATCTGATGATATTGAGTTTCTGTTCCCTTGTGTTGCAGTCCAACCAGCGATGTCTAATTCATGACACATTGCTTCGAATCCACGCATAACCGAACCTTCACTTTTCCATTCGTCACCTAAAACCTTGTCAGGAACAACACAATCAATGTAATCAAGAATAATCATATCAACCCTGTTTCCTTCTGCCATCATTTTCCTAACTTGATTTTTAATTTGATTCATAGTTACAGTGTCTGATGGTAATTTTTTCAAAATCAATTTGTTTTTTCTTGACGACTGAATTTGTTTTACTTTATTCATCACTTCTTCTCTGTTTTCAGATAAGTCGTCAGGATGAACTCCTGTCCAAAGGGTAAAGTGTTTTCTTTGGATAATTTTTGGGTTGTCTTCGAAAAATATTTGAAGTACATTATACCCTAAGTTAAAAGCGTGATTTGCAATTTTGGTTGTAAATGTTGATTTTCCTACACCTGTTGGTGCTAATATAACACCAATTTCACCTTTAGCCAACCCACCTTTTAATAGGTTATCTATACCAGCAACTCCGATTGGAATTGGATGTCTGAAATCATCATTTAATACCTCATCAAGGTTAAAGAATACATCACTTGTACCTTTATCTGTTTCACCAACTTGTAGAGCCCCTCTTACCATTTCTTCTAACTTATCATAACTTTCGAAATCACCTTTGTCGATGATCGATTGGGCTTTTGTCATTACTTTTTGAAGCTCTTGTTGTTTACAGAATTTTAAGGCTTTTTCTTGAACAAAAATTGAACCTTCGTCTGAAACGTTCTTAACCTGTTCCAACATATCTAAAATGCTCTTTTGAGCCATAGGTGAACTGATTTCAGACTTAGTTAATTGTTCAAGAGTATCAAATGTCGGTGTGTGTTCATACTTTGAATAGTATTCTTTAATCATTTGACAAATGATTTTGAAATACTGGTTATCAAAGTAATGGGAGTCAATAACTTCAATGATGGAATTAGAAAAATCTTTGTATAAAATAATGTTGTTTAATAATTGAATTTGAAAAGTATTTCCTAAATATCCGAAGTTTTTTTTGTCTGACATATTGATTGTTTTAAGTATGATTCAATAATAAATACCATTAAGCAAGTGAATAATTTAAATAATCATGAGTTAAATTTTTGTCTGATAAAATGTCAGTAATGTTCCTCAAAATGGTTTTTATGGATGGGCGTATATCCAGCGTATATCTTACCTTTGGTGGGTATATTTTAGCGTCTAAAATTCTATGACAAATTGTCTCATTTCCAACTTTTAAAATAATGTTAAACACTTCAGGACCTTCAGTGTTTGATGTTTCCAATACAGTTGCATCTTCTTCAATTTGAAAACGATTTTCCAACATATAAAACACACACTTGTTTCTAAGTTTTGTTTTAAGTTCGTTAGACAGATTCTTGATGTACTCATACAAGTCCACACTGTTTTTTGCTTTTGGGTTGTACCCTTTAACATTGAAGAATCTTTGAACGACGAAATTGTCATTGAGCGTAATTAAAAATTCTACTTTTGTTACATCATTTTGCTCTTTCATAATTTTAATTGTTTGTTTTGAATTTTGATTTTTCTTTTCTTGTTAGTTTTAAAAATGGTTTTAAGAAATAAACCCATTGTTCGTCTACCTTTGGTAAAAATTTGAATAATCCATCTTCCATCATCATTCGAATCAGATTTTTATATCCTCTTCCGTCTGGATCTAACGATTCAGTATAATACAACTCAACGAGTTCTTTTCCTTCATCATTAATTAATGGGTTAGACAAATCGACTATCTTTTCATTTATTTCAAAAAATTCATTTCCAAAAATACCTTCTTTTGTTTTACCTGTTAATAAATTTTTTAATACTGTATTATCTTTTTGTTCTTTTAGGATTTCTTCACCCTTTTGTAAAATTTCGGTAAAAGAAACTTCTTTTTCAAGGATCTCAGGAAATAATTTCAAAAAAGTTTTTTCACCAAGATAATATATTCCATCAATATTATCTGATTTATCACCTGATAATATTTTGAATGTTTTGATATTGTAATGTGGGATTTCAATATTGTGTAATTTTACAGTATCACCGTTCTTATAGTACTTTTTAGTGTTTGGCGAATATAATGTAACCTTTTCTGAAATAAGTTGTGTTAAATCCCTATCAGAACTAAAAATTGTTTTGTGTTCTTTTTCCGATATTTTACAATAATAAGCGATTAAATCATCGGCTTCTGAAGTTTGAAACTCAACTTGCCTAACAAACATTTCTTCTAAATATTGTTTTACACGTTGTCTTTGTTTGTCAAAAGACTCTTCTTTAATTTGGTTGTCTAACGGTTTCCTATTCAGTTTATATTTTGGATATATCTTTCTTCTTAAAGTTGTGCTTTCTTCACCATCCCAAAATACAATTATCTTATCAAAATTTGATTCTTCTAAAAATCTTCTAAGTGTGTTCAAAAAATGCCAAATAGCACCTACGTGTTCACCATTATGAAAATAATCTTTTACTCCGTGAAAACCTATTTTAAGTAAGTTGTTACCGTCAACTAATAACGTTTTTGTCATTTGACTATTTTAAATTGTTCTTACTCTACTTCTTCTTTTTCTGTTTTCAAATCAAAATCACCGTCAACTCCAATGATTTCTTTCCAATATTCAGCATAATCTTTTTTGTATTGTTCGATTGATGCCTTTTCTTCGGATGCTTCTTTACCCGGTAAAAATCCATGTGGTGTAACAATAATTTTACCATCTTCGAAACCAAGTCCGTTAATGTGGTTTTTCATTACAGATACTTTAGTCCTTGATGCAAACTTAACCGTTCTTTTGTCTTTTGTTGCTGTAATCTTTGTTGTCCCTGCACCTTTTTGATTGCCAAACAAGAAAACTAAAGATGAATTCAACCAAATCGCTTCACCACCTTTTGCTTTGATTTTCGGTTGTCCGAAAGGATTATCAGGTAATTCAACCCATGGTTGGTTAACAATTATTAATGTGTTTTCGTATTTGGAATCAGCCTTACGTGAACCCGAAATTCTTTGGTTTATACCCATTCCAATTTTGTCAGCCAAAACACTTGCATTGTGTTGTTTACCACCTTTTCCTTCATAAGTCATTTTACAAGGAACAGAGCCAACAGAATCCCACATAATACAAAGTGAATAATCTAAATCACCTTTTTCTTGTGCATCTAACAAACTATTAATGTAATCTGTAATTTGTTCAATATAATCAAAGTTATTATTAAAGATGTAAAAACCATCCCATTCTAATTCTCCTGTTTCAGTATCGACAACTTCTTCACATTCAAATCCCATAAGTTTTGCGTGTTCAAAACTCCATTTTTGTTCAGTGATGATAAATACAGGAAGTATTCCTTTCTTCTGTGCGTCAACAGCGGTTTTAACAAGTGCAGTAGTTTTTCCTGTATCAGAATGTCCCAAAAACATATTGATGTGTCCCATCGCAGGCCCTGGTAATCCAACAGCATCTAAAAATGGTTCACCCAAGTCAAAAAATCTTTGTGGTTTGTATTTTGCAGATGTGGAAAATTTCTTTTTTAATGAACTAAAATCATTTTTCTTTATTGCCATATTTTTTTATTTGAATGTAAAACAAACTTGGGCTTTTACACCCAAGTTTTAAAATTAATTTAGAATGGTAGTTCTTCTGAAGGTTCGTCATTTGCTTGTGGATCAACAACAGACACTTCTTCTTTTTTGTTTCCACCTAGTGAAATTTCTGCTTCTTCACCGTAAACATACTTTTTCAAATCTGAATTCCAAATTGGTGTTTCTCCGATTGCAACTGCTTCCAAATATTCTACAGGTTTTTTTGAATATACATCAGACCAAGAAAGCTCATCATTTACCCATCCATCCATGATGTCCTTGTCAGTGTGAATTGGTGCAGGATCATCATACATAATAGTTTGAACTACAGTGTATTCTTTACCCTGTGGTGTTTTTGCTTTTGTTAATTCGATGATGAGATCACGTCCGTTTTCAGGATCTGTGACATTTCCCTTTGCTTTCCAAATAGGAAGTATTTTATCAAGTACACCTTCTTGTTTATAATTGTGTTTGAATCTCCAAAACTTTACACCATCTTGTTCGTTATCTCTATCAATTACCTTAACAATGTAAAACAATCGTGAACGATATTGTGAAGCAAGTTCTTTGTCTTCTTTTTTACCTGTTGAAATAAGTTCGTTGTATACTTCCGTAAGTGGTGAACGTTCATTGTCATTTTTTTCAGGATCATAAAGTTTTACCCATTGTCCGTTAACTTGGATTTCGTGATACCAAACTTCTACAAATGGTGAAGAACCATCTTTTGTAGGTAGGATACGAATTCTTCTTTGTGCTGATTTTTCATTTTTTTGAAGTACTGCCGAAAAATATCTTTTCATTCTGTCTTCTTGTGAAATGTTTTGTCTTTGTGTACTCGGTGTTGAGTTTTTTTCGTACTGCGCAAGTACTGCATCGATTGAATTTGCCATAGATTTTTGTTTTTAATTTATACTCTTTTATCTATAACAATTATAAGTAATTTTTGTAAAATGTCAAATAAAAAAGGGGTGTCATAAACACCCCCATTTGTATCATTTATTAATATTAAATTTTTACATTCCTTCTTCAGTATCGTAAGAATTAAATGTTTTTTTAACTTCATTAGGTGAAAAATTTTCTATTTCATCTGAAGTTAAAATATATTCATTTTTTCCTGTTGCTTCTAAATCTTCTTTCTTATCATCAAAGAAATCTGTTAATTTTTGATTGTATGGGTAGGAATCAAGTGAACGTAACATAAGTTTTTCTTCAGGTGTTTTTTGACGGTACTTATCAAACTTAGTTTCCAAAGAATTAATCTTGTTCATAATCTGATCCATATGTTGTAATTTTTGCTCCAAGTCATCAAGTTTAGCAAAAATATTATCCATAAATTCATCTTGTTTGTCTTTGATTTCTTTTTGTGATGTAACAAGATCAGTAATATCGATTTCTTCGGTTTCTTCCTCACCTTCACCACCTTCTTTATCTACTTCTTCTACGTCAGGATCATTTTCAATGTCGATTGGTTCAGGAACTTCTTCTGCCGCTCCTGCATCTGCTGGTGGTGCTCCTGCATCTGCTGGCGGTGCTCCTGCATCTGCCGGTGGTGCTCCTGCGTCCATAGGTGGTGCACCTGCGTCTGCGGGTGGAGCATCTGCGGGTGGTTCTTGTTCACTCAAAACGTAACGATTAATTTCATTAAATCTTTTTAATTCTTCCAATATTTTGATGTCAATTTTCATTTTTTTAACCGTTTAATAAAGTTTTTATCCCAGTAGGTGTTTCAACTCTTAGGGTTCTATTTGTTTTAACGGTATTATCAAATCTTTCAATCAATCCGTCTTTCATTCTTACAGTATAACAATCACCCGTATCTAAGTCACACACTTGTTTGTAACCATTGTCCATTTCTTTTTCAGTGATTCTTGTGTCTTTTTTTAAATAATCGTCTAATAATAATTTTACGTTCATAACTTTTTTTTATATAAATATACGATTCAATCAAAAATTACGCAAACAAACTAAAACCAATTTTACATGAACCAATATAACCTTGGTAACTCGCATTCAAAATGGTGTCGTTGTTAATGTTGAATTCAACAAAATCTTTAACTTCTTGTGGTGTTCTAGGTGGTATTGGAGGCGATGCCGCAGGATCACCATATATGTAAGGTGTATCTATACTTGAAATAATTAGTTGGGCAATTGCCTTTTCGTACTTTTCTTGTTCTGTATTTCCAACATTTAAATCTTTTAATTGTGTCAAATAAGGTGACATAATAACATATTGATTATAAATAAAAGTGATTGGACCTTTAAAATCACTAAAGGCAAACAAAGGAATATTGGAATCTCTGATTTGTGTACAAATAACACTTCCACTGAAAATAGGATCGTCGGGATATAAATTTATTGGTGAAAATTCAAATAGGTTGTAATTTGGTGGTTGTAATATATTGTTTTCAAACCCATTAGATACTCTTGTCGCAGCTATTGCAAAAATTGTTGTCGCAATATATCTATCATAATTTGGTAACGCCAAGACTTCAAAGGCAAAATCACTGAATGTTATTGGTGTTCTACTAATACTAACAAAAGGGAGTGTTTGATAAACAGGATCAGTTATTAATGCACTACATTCTGATTCAGGACTTGTCGTTATACCAACACTTGTTGTATCATCTAAACCTGTTGTTACATCGGTAACAATAGTGTTCGGGTTTTTAGTATTTAATATATCAGCTTTATATTTTTCTAAATAATTTGTTTTAACATATGTTGCGATTACGTCAGGTTGCGGTAAAGCATACTTTGGCATTCTTGTACCTTCAAATGATGTATCAAAACCATCGGGACTAATCGAATGTGAAACTTTGGTAATTAAATAAGGTCCGTAAAATAATGGAACGTGTTTTAAATTGAAATACATCATAGGTTGTATCATTGCATTACCTAACGATCTAATGGTACAACTATAAGATTGTGTTTGATAAAAAGAATAAAGTGATGTTGTTTGTTGTGCAATTTTGTCACCGTTAACACCATTAGCCAACTGATCGTTTACCAAAAATGTCGCCGCAGTTTTTTTCTTATCATCCATACTAACTTGTATAGACTTAAACATATTTTGATTTCTAATACCAAAATCAACATTAAATCCAACAACTTTGTTTGACAAAGAAAAATTATATTGTCCTGCCGTTGACACCCTAATTGGGTTAGTTGATGGGTTTCTGAAATCGTAACTATCATCCCCATAAAAAACAAAGGCATTATCTTCTTGTGCTGGTTTATCAGATGGTTTACCAACATATACTATCAAAAACTTAGGTCTCGAATCTAAAAAGTTTACTTCTTCATATGTACCAAAAAGAGAATTTGGTACATCGATGTTTTTAGGCTCAGAACTTTTAAGTGGAGTATTGTTACCATAAAAATTAGTAAATGATGGTAGTGCAAAAAATAACGAATTTTTGTCTATTGATTGTATAAAACCAATCACATCTAAAATAGAAATATTATTATCACCTTTTAAAATATCAGAAACCGCCATTACATCAATTTGTAAACTATTACCAACATCAGTATTAGATGTGTCTTGAAATAAAAAGTCTTCAAATATTGTTCTTGTGGTTAAATCACTACCAGAAATCCATTTATCATTAAATGCTTGAAAAGTATTATAAGTACTTAATTTTGTAACAACACCTTCAACCTTACTTCTAGTTGCATCCAATTTATTTATAACGGTAGGTAGATTTGTATTCAAATAAGATGAAACTTCTAAAACCATTTCTGACATCAATTGGTTTTGTGAACTTAAAAACGAATTATATCCTTGATAAAATAGGTTACTACTCCAAGTACCCCCTGATTGTGTTGTTAAGTATTTTTCTTTTGCGTATATCTTTATGATTTGATAAAGTGATTCAACATTTTCTTTTGTAAATTTAATATTTAAATCAATAAAAAAGTCAGTAATTGTAGAACCAGTATCAGTATATGTAAAACCGTCTAAATTCACAAAACCAACGTACAATTCTAATGCCCTCCATGCCAATATGTTATTTGCTTGACTTAATAATAATGTGGTAGTTTGCCCTGATCCCGGTAATGAATTATAAACGTATGGTTCATATGGTGTAACAATTGCTGGTTGTAAATTGGAATCGTTCGAAAAATTATAAAATACTTTCCTGTTGAAGTTTCCTGGATTTCCAATTTTTAATATACAATCATATTTTAGAAACTTTTCAGCTTTAAGACTAAAATTTGTAATTTGTGATTGTGCTATACTTCTTGAATCTTGATCTTCCGAACCCGTAATAGTTACACTATCTTCTTTGACTTTAAAAATATTTAAAATTTGATCTCTTAATCTTCTCTGTTCAATATTTTGTATTTTGTTAGTATCCGTTGATGTTGGATTTAACTTTTCACCTTGTAAAATTAGTAGTTCAGATGCGGATGCATTTGGATTACAAAATCCTAAAAATGCTTTTTCAAAATCATCTAATATATCTTTTTTGAAAGTCGAAAAAAAGTATTGAATAGAGCTATTTGAATTATTGCTTGGACCAATTTTATATCTTGTTGGTTTTGTTTTATCTATATTATTTAAATCAAAATATCCAAAATTTGGTAACCCCCACATTGTTCTTACGGATCCATTGTAAACTGATGGGTTATTAGAAACCGGTATGGTTTCTTGTTTTATATCATTAAAACATTCATAAGCCGATTGGTTTACAGGAACACTACCTAATGATGGTATAGGTACATAAATTTTATTATTTTTATCAACAAGTGGATTTTTATCAAAAACAAAATATTGAAATGTCGAATTAATAATAGTTCCTTTACTTGGATTAGTACTGTCGGAACCCGGTAAATTAACAAATGTTGCAGACGTATTATTTCCAATTTTAAGTTTACCAGAATCATATGCCCTTGTAAATTCTTCTTCGGTATAATTTGTAAAAATGTCTTGTTTTGTAAAATACCAATGTAAATCATTAATCAATTTTGGATAGAATCCTAGATTATATTTATCGGTAAATTCAGTACCTGATGGATTAAAAATTGTTTCAAATGCTCTAAATTGTGTAGTACCTCCTGTGTAGTTTTTGATAATATATTCTTTTGACAAATTGTTACTTATAGGATCATAATAATTTGTGTAATCAAAATCTTGCCAAACGTCATCAAGAATATCAAATGTTTTGTTTGATTCAATCCATGTTTTATATCTATGCCAAACAGCACCAATGTATAATAAATAATTGTAAGGTACTTGATTTATTGCTGAGTATTTACTTAAGATCCATCCTATATCACTATCAAGATAATTTAACTTTGTAACATTTACTAATGAGCTGCTCAAACTTTTTTGCGAAAATGAAGATAAATATATATACCCTAAAGCAATGTATGGATTAGTATCACCATTTTTTTCTTTTTCTATACCTTTAAACAACGCATTTGTAAAAATTGGTGAATTCAATATTGTGGTAAATTGAGTTTCGATAACATTACCTGAATAAGAAGAATAATAAAATTCATCATTTGTTAAAAAGTTTTTTGATATATCTTCACCATAATTGACGTATGATTCTCTAAAGTAATCAATTAATGTTTGTCTATTTATTATTGGTGTTATTGTTATAGGTGTAACAAAAATTAAATTGTTATAGTTTTTGTAAGTGTCATTTATATCATAATCGTAATATGAAAGTTTTTCCCCTTTTGAATTTTCTTTTAAATTTGCTAAAGTCTTTTTTTCATCTAAAAAAATTGTAATGTTTGTTGTATCGTTAAAGTATTCCGCTTCAAATTGAATTTTAGGAAAAACATCTAAATAATTATAAGGTGTTGTTTGAGTACTTTCTAAATATCTTTGAAAATTTTCTACAAGTGGTATTGCTGTTTCAATTTTTATTGAATTTCCAGCAATTGTATCCAAACTATATAATCCGTAATCTTTTTCTACTAAACTTTTTATATAGTCTTTTGTATAATAATCGTTATCAAAAAGTGCCCAATTATCAGTAGTTCCACTATTAGATATTGATTTTATGTAATCAATTAATGTTGTGTAGTTTAATTTTATGTTTTTTAATGTTTCAAGTAATGTTGGGTTATCTGTACAAACTTGCACAATGTTTTGTGCTTCCATGTCAGATATAAATTTATCTACTTGTTCTGTTTTATAGTCACCTCTAAATATATTTGTATAGTGTGAAGTTAAAAACAATCTTTCAAAAAATTCATAAAAGAAAGAAACTTCTGATGTGTCTTCATATGGTTGTGTTTCAAAAGGAAATTCCATAGCATTACAAGACGCATAGTTTGTATTTAGTTTTGGATTTACGTAACTTGATAATAGAGTCAATGGTATTTTTCTAATCGAAGCATCCAAGTATTCTTCAGTAAAAAACACTTCAGGCCAAATCGAATAATTGAATGCGTTTGTGGCACTTGCAAATTTAGGATCAGCCAAATACTGAACAGTATATTGTTGTCTACCATCCGCTAATTTTTCTAAAGTAAAGTACGTCGGCCAAGGATAAACTATATTTCTTTCATTCAATTCACCACTATAGTTTACTACATTTTTTGCTTCAGTACTAAAATTCTTATCAGGTGGTATTATTGATGTCAGTCTCTTGGGATCAGTTCTTTTACTCCAAGAATCTAAATGTGTTCTTTCCATTAATCGAAAAAACGTATCAACACCAGCAAGTAAGATAGCATAAACATTTCTAATAGTAGGTACAAATCCTAAACCCGCATCATTTGCAATCAATTCTTGAGCCAACAATGTAGAAAAATTTTGTTCGATTTCTTCTTGTTTGGTTTTGAGTGTTGATAGTAAATTATTAATTTTATCTAAAAAACTATCCGTTTTGTAATTTGTTGTACCGACTTCTTTTTCTCCGTACTTAAAAAGTGTGGGAATTGAATTGACAAAAGTACCTGTTCCCTTGTCTAACCTTTTTGTATACAATTCAAAATCTTTTGTCAACTGCGCTTTAAATAATGCAATTTCATCATCTGTTGCACTTCTACCTAATCTTACTTCTAATGTTTTTTTATAATCCGCCTCAGTTAATTGGGTGTAATCAAATTCAACAAAAACGTCGTCAGGTTTCAAAATAACGTTGATTTTTTGATCAGTAAATTCTTGTGAACCAACAAAATAAGAACCATTTTCACCAAAGGATGCGTTTTTTTTCAAATTATCAATTGCTCCAGTTATTTCTATTTTTACATCATCAAATACTTTTTCTCTTACCGCAAAATCAATATTATTTTTGAATGCGTAGTATATTTCAGTATCATAAACAATAAAGTTGGAAGTATCTAGATATTTGTTTAAGACATTTGTATAAACTGTTTGTTTCAAAGAATCCAATACATCACGATATGATTGTATGTCATTTAGTACCGCAAAATCACCTTTTGCAATAGCATCTTTCATATTAGAATTGAAGTTGTCGCACCTCATAACAAATTCTTCAATTGTTAGATGCGGAAAGGTTTGAGGAATTAAACCTTTTGATTTGTAAATTTTATAAACCTCATCCAATTTTTGTTTTCCAACAGATGAAGTGGTTGTTTGTATTGATGTGTTTGATGCACCAGGATTACTGTTAGATGTTTGTATTGTTGTTGGGAACATTTTTGGAGCTGTTTTAGCATAGTCCAAAAGAACATCACTCAATAATCCTGAGTATCTTCCCAAAAACGTTAAAGAAATATCATAATTACCTGATGATTGATCAAAACTTGCATTAAACTTTGTAAGATTTAATGCATATCTAATAGATTTACCATAATAACCTTTTATGGTAAGATAAAACATCGGGTATGGTAAATTAAAGAAAACCGAATAAATCGATTTTTCACCTTGTTCAAATAATGTTCTACCCTGAACATCAACTAAATTAACGCTAACACTTGTAACACCAAACCCCTGATTTGTAACTTCAATACTAGTTATACCAAGCATTTGTGTGTCTGAATAATTATTTACACTTCTTGAAAATCGAGTAGTACCGTTATTGTTTGTAACGGTTTCACTAGTTTGATTTAAACCTAAACCTTGTCTTGAACCCTTTCCTGTTATTTGATCAGTCCATGTTGTGTCAAATCGTGTTTTATCAAGTGGTTGTAAAAAATTTATAACGGTGGAAGGATCAGATACTGTACCTTTCATACTAGCCACCGTTGTGTTTACTACAGGACTATCAAAACTTTCACCAATTGCAAGTTTTGTTCTAGGAATCACCCTTGTTTCTAAGTTAGCATAAAAAACCAACTCTTGATGATCTACCAATCTGTCTTTAACTTCATTGTTAACAACAATTTTATTAGGATCGATCAAGACTATGTTGTCATAATCTGTTTCAACATATATTGGGTTTTTAGTAAGTCTATCTGCCATAATAAAAAATATGTGTATCTATCGCATTTTTGTAGTCTAATAATGCACCCAACAACGGATAAGGTATATTTAATACCGCCCCGTCAGGTATATTAGTTTCTAATCCACCATAAATAGGGTTTGCCACAAGAATTAACCAACCAAAATAAGGAGTACCATATTTTTCAAAACTTATTTTATCAAGCCTACTTTGATTTTCACGATAGATATATCTTTGATCAGTAGTCCTTGTTGATAACGTAACATATGGAACAACCGTCTGATTACCATTGATTAAAAAATTTTGATATCGGTTAAAGTATTGCATTTTAATTCATTTTTTTCTTTAAGTTAAAGTCTTCACCCGTACTGTCAACTGTCGACCATAAAGCAAGTAAGTTTTGATCCGCTGGCGGCACCACAGGTAATTGCACTGATAAATCAAATACCCTATTTTTTGATTTAGAAAATGGAAGATATGTTCCATTTGGAAACTTGATATTATAAAAGTTATCTTTGAAATTTTTAAGATTTTGTTCTAATTTATCTTTAGAAGATTTGAACTGTTGATATAATCCTCCAGATATTTCCGCTGTAGGTTCCCCATTAAACGTCATTGTCGCATCGAATCCGAGGTTTTCATACAAAAATAAAATCCAATTATTTTTACTTATAACATCATTTGGAAGTGCCGCTAGTAATTCATCAACCAATTTAACCGTACCTCTATCTTCTAACATTTCTTTACCGAAAATCATAAAGAAAACATTATTTTTATCACTACTTGCTGACAAAAACAAATCAAAATCAAACGATTCATTGTATTCTGTTGTTCCTGAAGGTATTAATTGATACTTACCAAGTTCAGAGTTTAAACTATTCAAGTCATCTTTAATAATCAAAAAGTCGTTTTGTAATTCTATGTACGTGTCAGCAGGTACTGGGTTTGATTGTGGACTTACACCTGTAGTTCCAGAAATATTATATATTGTAACACCACCACTTTTGTTTTTATAACCATCAACTTGACTTAAAACATAGTTAATTTGGTCACTATATTTTATAAAATTTAGTTGTGACTGTATCAACTTTGAAGTGTTTGTTTCAAGTGCCTGTAAATAATTATTTTTTCTGTCGTTTATTAAACTTTTTAGTTTGTTTTTGATTTTTCTAACTTCATTATTTGGAAAATTTTGTAATGAAATCCCACCAAGAATTGGTGATGTATCATCTTCCACATCATCTTTTGCTTTTTTGAAAAGTTGATCTACCCTGTCTTGATAACCAACAGGTTTACCAAATATGTTAACTAAATTCGTAATGTTACCTAACAAGTAATCAAATAATCCTGTTTTATATTTTCTTTCTGCGGTGTATAAAACAAGTCCACCCCATATTGTATCATTTTTAAGTTGTTCAATAGTTGAAAGAACCCCATTTGCATATTCTTGTGTTTTAGCAACCATTTCATCCATCACTTCTTTGTATCGTATAGTTCCAGTAATGGTATTAGTTTGTGGATCGACAAAAGTATTTTGAACAATACCTATAGTTGCACCCCCATCATTTACTGCCGGTCTTTGTATATTATCAACTACACCTACTTCATTTTTGATTTGTTCAAAAATTTCACTATCATACTTTGACGTAAAGTCCTCTGTAACTTCCGCCCTTTCATCATAGATTTCAGTATTTGCATAATAATTAAAAGATAATGCATTTTGAAGGGAATTAATTGGTTCTCTTAAACCATGTCCACCAATCATTTTGAAACTTAACGTAACATCAACAAACATTGGTTGAACTCCAATTCCGTCAGCGTTCAAATCAAGTGTTTCATATTTAAAATCTAAACTTTCAAAAACAACCTTTGTGTGATAAAAATCACCAACCCTCAAAATACATACGGGTGGTGAACCAAATGCACTATTTAATACATCATTATATTGCAAACCTATTTCACCTTCACCTGATTCAACTGCCGTTGGTATTGTGTCACCAGGTCTCATACATTGTTGTAAAAATGTAAGTCTAGAATTCAAACCTTCAGGTGTCATAGAATGGAATGCAGGATGAAAGTTTTTTATTTTACTTTTTATTCCGTCATATATAAATGAATTTCTTTCTGAAATCATTTCAAAATAATCACATTCGGTAAGTAATTTTCTTAAAAGTCTTTTTGTCAAACCGTCCCTTATACCATTTGTTTTGTCTTCATTTTTTGTTTTTTGTACATAAGGGTTTGATAATAATTGTGTTTGTGTATTATCAACATTACTATTATCAGCAGCAAATGGATTAGCTAAATCACCTTCAGGTGGTGTTGTTGCTGTTGACGTACCTTCTTGTCCGGTTCCTGGCGTAACATTTTGAATACTTACCTTTGTGGCTCGACACATATTTCCTTGAACGGAATTTTGAAAAACACCGTTATCTGAAAACCCTTTCGAACAATCAATACCCCTATAATTTTCTATGTTAATAACAGGTGTCCCCAAGTCTGTTGTGTTTAACGTAAGAAGTGGTGGACTTGATTCCAAAAATTTTGACATTTTATCATCACCTTCAGTATATTCTTCGATTGTTTTTTTAATAGAATTTGCACGTGTTAAACCAATACCCCCACCACCTTCGTTAATATTTGAGGAACCTTCAATAGAAATAGTGACTTTCGACCCATTTTTTAATGTATTAAGTACTTTAGACAACATATCTTTGAATAAATCATACTGTGTAGGTAAAAAATCAAATACTCCTTGTATTGAAGACTGTCTATCATCTACGTTATCTGCAAGTCCAAAATTTGCTGAAGGACCGACAATTTCAGTACCATCGTAATTATAAATTTTATCACTTGCTAGATTAATAATTGTATTTTGTAATGAAATCAAACTATTGTAAACGCTATCGTAATTCTGATCAGTTATTGTATCTATACCAAACAATAATTGTATGTTCTGAAATTTGTCCTTATCTAACGTTTCAGTTGTTGTTGTTTGACTATTAGCCCCCGTATCTTGATTCGCTATGTTTGCATTTTGATCTATAGTAACATCACCTTGGATTGTTGCGTTTGACGTTTCTTTTACTAAAGTACTAAGAGCATCTGGATTCAATGCACTTATTACAGAAAAGACATCACTCAAATTGAATTGTTTATATTTTTTTAATAAGTCATAAATGTCATATTTTAAACAACCCGCCATAAATGAATCAACCACTTTTGTTGCAGTAGATGAATCTGCTCTTTCTAATTCTTTATTTACTATTATATTCAAAACTGATTGATGATCGACAATCATTTTGAACTTCAATGTACCTGTTCTTTCAGTGTCTTTGTAAGTGTAAATAGGTTCTGTCCTTCCTAAAAAAGTATTTGGATTCCAACCTGTTCTTGAAGTATCATCATATGATAATTCATAAGGCGGAAACCACATTATTCTTCCTCCATTCGGTCCAACTTCACAAGTTGGTAAATCATCAACGGTAAACCCAGGACGGTTTGATGTTCTCCATGATAAATTTTCGATTGAAAACATATATTTTTTTACTTTACCATCGACAATATTTGATGATTCTACCCCACTAGCACCTTTCATTGGTGCAATATTTAAATTATATGAATTATTTAAAACTGAATAAGACGCCTTTCTTCCTTGATAAACCATCCCATCTTTTTGTTGTAATTGTGAATAATTAGCAAAAGGACGATCTTTTGTAAAAAGTCTAGCAAATTCATAACCTACTATGTCCTTAACCTTATTACCTTCTTGAATAGCATTTGGTGTTAGGTATCTTCTTACTCTTGAACCTTTAGTTAATTCTATATATCCATCATTAAAGACTTTACTAACTTGATTAATTGCATTTCCTACATGCCCTTTTGTGTTTGATGATTTTGCTCCCGCCTCAACTAATTTTTGTGTTATGTCTAAAATCGATCCGTCAGTAAAACTCAATTTTGATGAATCGGTTTCCGCAAATTGTCTTCTTAGTGTTGTATCTGATTCGAATTCTGTTTGTCCCGGAAAAACTTGATTTTGAGGTCCAACTAATTGTCCAGGTTTTATATAATTTTTACTTTTTGGTGACCATGAAAAACCACCTTGTAGTCCACCTTGAGCGTCGTAGTAAGGGTAGGATTTCAATCCAAATAGTTTTCTTTGAACTTCACTACCTTCGTAGTCTTGCCCTATTAACCCATAGTCGAAAACAGGACCAACATTCTTTTTACCAAAAGCACCGTCAGCAATTTCATTAGCAGGACTGACAGTATCACTTACAAAGTTTTTAGTTTTACCTATATAAAAATTTTCTTTTGGTGCTGTTAGATTTGCATTCGCCGAATCCAACCTGTAACGTGGTCGATATGTGTTGTAAAATAATTGCCCAAACAATAAACTTTTTGTTGCGTTAGATGTATTTGCAAGAAACCTTTCTGAACTTGAATCTATAAATGGCGTAACTAACGTATTCAACAACCCACCAACTCCTGATGTGAAAGCACCTATTGGATTTGTTCTAAGTTGATTCAAAAAGTTTCTATTTGGGTAATCAAAATATTCACCAGGTATTAATGAATACGGTGAATATAAACCTGCAAGTTTGGCCGCAAATCCTAACGCTTCTACCGCCACATTCGCAGGTTCTGTAATTTTATAATTTTTTTCTATTAAAGGTATGTTGTTTGTAACAACACCTAATATATCAAAAGGATCGAAAGAAGGTTTTGGACTAATTTCACCTGATATTGTTGTAACAGATGAGTTTGTTAAAATACTACTTCCTAATGTCTGTTGGAACAACTCAAGAGCAACTCGTGTTCTGAATTCTTTTTGAAGTTGTTTTGCCCCAAGTTTAGCCAAATCTGAATCTTGACTCAAAGGACCATCGGTTCCTGTAGGATTTTCTTCAGTTAAAATAGAAAGTGGTGAATATGTTGATGCTAAAAAATAAAAAGTAGTGTCACTATTGAAATAAGGAGCATTGATTGACGAAGGAAAAAGTTCTTCTATTGTTGTTTGTTCAAATTCACCTTCACCACTATTAAATTTATTTTTTTGGTATCCGTATTGTTGCGACTGTTCCGTAGTTTTTCCTGGGCTTGATGCTGTGTAATCATATTCACCCTTATTTGATTCTGTCTGATAATTTATATCAATGTCAACAATGGTACTTCCATATCCATTATCGTCATTAGGACCATATACGTTTGACACATAAGCAATTGTTCTTGATTGTTCTGCGGTTTGTGGAGGTCTTGATGATGTAAAACTATATAAACCTTGATTCGATCTTGTTTGAGCGTTTGCATTAATGTCTATGATTTCACCATAACCATTTGGCGGTCCAAATATATTAACAACATACTGATTTGTTTGTGATTGTTCTGTTGTTAAAGTTGGTCCGTTTGACACATAATCATATTGTCCAGCATTGGATGATAGTGAAACTGTAGGAAAACTTACAGTATTTCCAAAACCTGTAGGTACGTTTTCAGGATTATATTTGTTGAGTGTTCTAAGAATAATTTCTTGTGAATCACCATTAAGTTCTAAAGTACTACCTACAGTACTATCAAATCCATAGTTACCTTCGTTTGCTAAAGTTTGTTTGTTATTATTAATGTTAACAACACCACTACTTTGTCCTTGTATCGGGTTATATTGATTGACAATTAATAATTCGTCTTTTTTTACTATTCCGTTATTTTGTAACTTACTTTGTAAAGTACTTTTATATTCATAGTGTCCTTTGTTTGCGTCAGTTTGAATATCATTATTAATATTAACTGTACTCCTATTGTCGTTTTCTGTTGGATTGTATTGGTTTTTTGTAATTAATTCAACTTCTTTTTGTATTGCAAACGTTTCAAGTTTACTTCCAAAAGTCAAATTAAACCCATATAAACCTAAATTAGTATTTGTTGTAAGGTTTTTATTAATATCAACGGTGTTACCATATGATGATGAAAAATCAACCGGACCGTATAAATTATTTACGTATAGTAACTTTTCTGAGTTGTTACCAATTGTTTCTAATACAGAACCAATCGTGTTTTTAAAACCGTAATTACCAAAATTTGTTTCATAGTTTTTGTCAGCATTAATGTCAATCACTAAACCAAATCCGTCGTTTGGGTTATATTTGTTTTTGGATATTATTTTTTTTTCTTGATTTTTTTGTTCTTTTTCAATTTCAGGTGAATCTATAACAGAATAGTCAACCAAAATAACTTCTTTTTTGTTTTCTAACTTTGGCACATTAAAAACACCATTCACTGAATAGGGTTGTAAATTTCTTACCAATAGTTTTTTTCTAAAGTTTTCACTTGAATTAAAAGACAATGGACTTTCCATCTAATTTGTTTTAATAATAAATAGATTTAAAACGATTTTTTATCTTTTAATAAATCTACCTTTACTTGTTTTTAATCTGTCTTGTTTATCTAAAGTGTCCATAACTTTATTTTCTAACTCTCTTACAGTCGATGGATTTTTAAATAACATATCTGATAGGTTGTTTGGTAGATTTTTTCCATCAATATTTAGATTTATATTGAGATTAATGGTGTCCTCATTTTTATTAGTCGTTACAACATTTGTGTTTGTTTCTACTGTTTGTTTTGCTATTTCTCCTGTTTTTGTCGCCGATGGTTCGATTAATTTTACTTCTGAAGGTATTGATTTTGCCACACCCATTGTTTGCATATAAACATCTTTTAATATACCAAGATTTTCTATTGCATTTGGAGCAAAAATAGCCTCATCTTCTTTTATAAATTTAAACATTTCACCTTTACCCAAAGAAAGTACTTTGGTGTTAGTCGATCCAAACGCAGCATCTTCTTCATTAAGTACACCTGAAGCCGCATCAAATTTTAATGTTTTCAATTTTGCTTTACTTGCCCTTTTTTCAGCCGCAATTCTAACATCTTCCTTCGTTAATCCCAAATTACCTTCCACTTTAGTTTTTTCGGCATTAAAAAACTGTTGTAGTCCTCTAGCGGTTATAAATTCTTCAGCCCCTTTTCCCAATACACCTGCAGTAGTTTCAAACTTACCACCTAACTCTTTTTGAGCATTAACCATATCTAGTAAAAGTTGATCTCTAGTAGTTTTTCCAAGATTTGTTAGTACAACATCTCTAATTATACGGGTATCTATTTGTTGTAATTCTTCCAAATTCAAACTTTTTTCTGCCAAATCCCTATCAGACAATGCTGCCATTTCTTGATATTTTTTCAAAGCATCAGTTAACTGTGTGGGATTTTTTTCAATCGCACTAACCAAATCGGTTTGTTCAAAACCAGGTATTCTTAATTCTAATTTACCTCCTTCACCAATTTCAGTCAAAGATTTCACAAGATTCATTTGTTCCTCTGATACTTTCGACAAATCAACACCAGACGATAAAAGTTTGTTTTGAACTAGTTGTTCTTTTGCTGCCGTTCTTCCAAGTGACATTAACTTTTCATAATCTCCCCCAGTCGATTCTATTTGAGCCCTTAACCGTTGTTGAGCAATAAAGTTTGTTTCAATTTCTCCGGTTGCTTCATTGACTTTAAAGGCACCTTTTGCCATTTCTATCATTTTAGTTTGGAGATTTTCTACGTTGTTTGCTGCGTCATTCATTAAAGCAAATGGATTAGTCATTCCCTCAACCGCACCACCTATCATACTCATACTTGTTGCAACTTCAATTGCATTTTCTGGGTCTATTAATTTATCAGCCAAAGCAAATGCACCTATATCACTTAGTGTAGTATTTAACCTTTGTGCTTCTGCCGCCATTTTACTTAATCCATCTTTTCCATTTCTAAAATTGTACGAATTAACTTTAGCCAATTCAGTAGACATAGTATTCAAAAGAGTTTTAGCATCTAATCCGGTTTGTCTTGCAAGTTTTGCTATTTTAGACATTTCATTGATTGCGGTTTTTTGTCCAAAAGTCAATGTCATGAATTGTCCAACCATTTTACCTGTTTCTTTACTAGTTTGTCCTACCGCCTTTGAAAATTCTAACATCTTTGTTGTTGCTTGGGTTGAAGGTAAAGTCAATTTTTTTGTTTCAGCCACTAAATCACCAACTACATCTGTAACATCAGTAAAACTTAAACCTATCTCAACTACATTTTTAGAAATAGTAAATAACTGTTCCCTAAAGTCATCTGTATTTCCAACGACACCGCTACCTATTGTACGAGCAAGTTTTTTTGCTTCGTTGTCCATTGCGGTAATAGTTGTAGTGGCAGTTTCAGGTACAATACCCTCTTTTAATGATAATCTTAATTGTTCGACAATCCCCATAAAAGTTTCACCTTTAGTTGAAAATTCACCAAGGGTTGGGTCTGTAAAAAATAGTAGCATACGTAAATCTTTTTATATAAATAGATTTCTTTAATTTTTTTGAAAACTCTCGATTAGTTTGTCAATAAAATATCTTCTTTCATATGTTGGCATATTTAATATGTCAGAATACGAAAAATTTGCATGTTTACACAAATAAAAAATTTCGTCAAGCATATTTTTTTTGTGATCAGAAGAAAGGACGAAAAAATTCAACCCCAAAGGACATATTCACTGTTACCTTTTCTCCTGACGGGGCTATTACTGTTCTTTTTAAATCAAGTTTAGGTTCGCAAACATCAATGAATTTTTTTAGTTCTTTCGAATCCATTATTGGCATTTGTAAAATGAATTGTGATATATTACCTTTATCTTTTTCACCATCAATTTCAACAATATGTTTTTCTAATCTTTTTGTGACTGTAGGTGCAACCATTCCTTGTGGGTAACTTTTTGTGAAATTTTCTATTTCTTTTTCGTCTGCTAAAGACAACAATTTAAATTTTACTTCTTTGTTACTCTTTGGTAGTTTGAAAGTAAATAAACCATTTTCGTCAGGAAATACCGTTTGTTTTTCAAAATCAATCGCATCCATCATTAAGGTTGTTTCAAAGTATGTTCCTGTTACAGGATCTTTAACCGATATATTATATTCAGGTCCAAACGAAGTATTTCTTAAAAATATAAGAATTGCTTGTACATCAGTATTTAACAACTGATTTATGTCAAATCCAGGTTCATATACTTTGTTTCTTAAAAGTGTTGTTATTAAATTGTCAGATGAACTATTTTGTGACATCAATAAATTTTCATCACTTGCCGTTAAATAACCTATTTTCAATGATTCTTTTTTTGGTTTATAAAATACACCTTTTGAAGGTAATTTTACAACATCGTGTGGTAAGTTAAAATTTTGTTGTCCATATGCCGCTGTTTGATCCATAGTTTTTATTTTAAGTATAAGTCTACAAGAATTTTATGTAAACAAAAAACCCACCTTGATAGATGGGTTTTGAAAAAATTTGTTTTGTTTTAGTAAACTAATATACATCTGTCAGGACGAAGTGTAGCATCAACAGTCATGATATCCGCTTTATCGTAACCTAAGTCACCAAATTTAACACCTTCTAAGAAACATCCTTGTAAAATCCATTTTTCAACAGCAACCCCCGTTGGGTCTAAAAGTTCCAAATCAACATCTTTTTTATAACCAGCAGCATAACCCATACGTCCTGTTACTGATTCAGCGTGTAATCGAACCCATTCCATTAATGCTTGTGATGCAGAAGGTCCGATTGGATCTCTAAACTTTACATTAATTGTTTCCCATTCAAAAGTACTAGCAACATAAGTTTTAGTATTTAAGAAAGGAATATCTTTGGATTCTATTTTAATACTCGGTCGTGACGTACTTTCAACATACCAAGAGTTGATACCCAAGGATGTTGGGAAAGTAATTATAAATCGGTTAGCTCTTTTAGGTTCATACTGAAAGGGCATTTTCATTAACAAATCAGCCATTGTCTATTTTTTTTGTCTTTTATTTATTAGATAAATATTTATTGTTTTATTTTTTTCTATTTACTTTTGTCTATTTTGAAAATATACTACTAGTATAAGTTATATTTCTTCTTTAGTACCTCCTTTAGTTAAATATGTTCTTACTGGTTTATCTGAATATTCCTTTTCTAAAAATTGTGACATTTTTTCTATATTTCTTGGATCGTCGTCTGAAAAACCTATAAATGGGATAATTTCATCGTTAACAACATCATTTTTGAACTTTCCTGGTTTTTTAATCATATTTGCCAATTCTTTACAATATGTAATAAATTTTCTCATTGCTTTGATTTTTCCTTCTTCAGGATTAGATGCACTTCCTTCACCATAAGAAACAGGAGCAAACATACACCTATCTAAATAACTTTCTAACAATTCTTTTCCGTTGAAATTTATGTCAACTTGCTCATTTACTGATTCAGACTGATTTATTATTTGTTCATACTTTTTAAGGTTTTCTATCACTTCTTTGTAGTTGACTCCATTTTTGTTGGACACAATTAGATTTTTAACTGCTTCTTTTAACACTGAAGGTGTATGTCCTCTTGCTGTTATAATTGCAAATATTGAACCTCCATTGATGCATTCCACAAAATCATTCCACGAAGGACCGACAGGTGCTGTCATACAATCAATAATAAATCTTTTGTCACCTTCTACACCAAAATATCTAAATGGATTAGGTGCATAATTCACAATAGTTGCCCCCTTATATTCAAAAGGTTCACTACCTATTTGATGTCGGTGTTCTGCGAAATCTTCGGTAGACATTCCTATTTCTTCATCGTTGTCGGAAAGAACCATTATTTTCGTTGGCATAAACATAATGTTGTCGTCCCAATCAAAAGCATAATATTTTGTATCAGGTTCACCTTCAGACGTGAATCCCTCTGTAATTTTTTTCTTGTGGTATTCCAAAATATGTTTTCTAATATCCATCACTTTTGAAGATTTTCCAATAACTTTTCAAGTTGTTTTTCTGAAATAACTATGTTTTGTTTATTTTTAGAAAATGTTTTTACGTGAATTGTTTTATCATTTAAACTTTCCTTAATGATTTTTTTTTCAATTTTCATATCTATTAAATAAAAAATAAATTATGGGGGTATTTCTACCCCCTTTTTTATTAAACGTCATCAAATGATGCTCCTGTTGGTGTAATCACAAACTCGATGTCAATGTATTCTAACGCTCTTGTTGGTTTTAAGAAGATTTTACCTGTCAATGTATTTGAATCTAAATCTTCAGGTGTGTTAGAAACAGTTACTCTAAAGTCAATTAAACCTCTATCTCTTCTAATTGAATCCAAAATTGGGTTTACAGAATCCAAGAAGTCTTGTCTTACTTTATCATCGTTTTGTTCGAATAGTAATCTTACTGCTACTGCTGAAATTAGTTTTCTTGCTTGTAACAACAATCTTCTAACATTAATTCTGTCAAGAGCAGACTCTCTAATTTGTAAAGTTTTGTTACCCCAAATTACTGTACCCACATCAGAAAAAGTAGCAATTGGATTGATTCTTCCTTTATATAAAGTATCTCTATCTTCTTGTGTTAACTTCTTACGAGCTTTAATTGAATTTACTAAACCTCTTGTGTAACCTGCAGATGCGAACCAAGGGAATGCAATGTTATCAGTCAACGCCAAGTTTTTAGTTACTTCAGCAGTTGCTGGTAAATAAATCTGTGTGTTATTAACTGAATCCCTTGTCAATACCCAAGGATAATAGGTTGCTGTATAGTTTGAATCAATTCCTGTTTCTTCAAGGTTGTCTACCGCTTCTTGTGGATAAATTAAACCTTCTGTTACATCACTAAATGTTGGTAAGAACAAGTTGAAATCAGGTGTAGTACATATGTAAATTGAATCCGCTCTATCTGTTTCAACCATATCAATCGCATCTTCAACAAGATTTGAGTTGTTAACATAATCAATACCAGGTGTTGTAAATACGTTAATGTTTACCGCTTCAGGGTTAGCAAAAGTTGTTTGTCCCCATTTGTATGCGTAATAGTCAGTATTTGCCCACACTTCTTGATTAGGACCTGAAATTTGTTTGAACGCTCCCCATCCTGTTGCTGTAGGGAATTGTGATGATGGTGCCGCACCATATTTATAACCTGTTTGTCCAAGAGCATATGTGTCACTGTTTGTTCTATATTCTCTATAGATATCCCATCCATCGAAACCACCATAAGGATACAAAGTAAATTTACGTGTGTTCAATCTGTAATAAGGGTTATCAGGATCAGTTGGTTCTGAATTAAAACTTCCAGCACCTACTTCAAACGCTTGTGTAGTTGCTGATGTTAATGTATCAAACATAGTTACCACAGTTGCCCCACTATCCATGTGGAACCCTTTGATTTGATAAGTCCAACTTGGACCTGTAGTATCAGTTTCTAAATTAGCAGGTAATTGTTTACCTTTGTATTCAAAATAATCATAGTCAACACCAGTAATATTAGATATACCTAAGTATGCCTTTCTTGGGTTTTCACCGTTTGAAATAACAGGATTATCAGCTCCACTTGTAGAACCAAATGGTGGGTTGTAAATAACGTCACCAGGTTGTAAGTATCTTGTTTTGTAAACTATAAATGGTGGTTGTGCTTGATTATAGTTTCTCATAATGTAACCTTCAAATCCACAAGGAAGTGCATCTTCAGGTGCTTCATCACTCATTTCTAACATTATGTATTTAGAATTTAAGTTGTATTCACCATTAGCTGTACCTATTTTGTTTGCTACATAATTATTCAAAGATGGATTTAATGAACAATTCGTGAAACTTTCGATAACTCTTACGTTTTGATCGTTGTCATAGAAGTCTCTGACAAATACATCAAATGTTCCATTGTTAAAAGAAACGTTTCCAATTGAAATCTTAACAAGTCTGTTTGCAGCATTTCCATCAGAAATAAGTTTGAACTTAAATAACTTATAAACTTTATTACCACGAAGTTCAGAAACCAAATAAGGGGTTTCTGGTGTTTGATATTGTTCTAAATAAAAACCTATTGAACCTGATGCTTGTGAAACCGCACTATCCAATTCGATTAAATCACAATTCAAACCTCGTACCTTACCTTGTCTGTATCCGTTCAATAATAAACTTGAATAAACTTCTTCAACAAATAAAGGAACTTCAGTTCTATCTTTACCAAAGTTACTTCTTCCAAATACTTTAGAAAGATATTCAGTATCCGTACTTAACAATGATGTTTCAAAAGTGAACGTATCAGCATCTTTTGTAATACCACTTACAACAAATGTTGCATATGGGTCTTTAGTTACCGCCGAATATGAACCAGTACAAACCATTTGAACATCGGTTATACCTGTAACTTGATACAATGGCCCGTGTTGTGTTGAAGAATAGTTAGTGATACCTCTACTTCTTAAAGTTGCAATAACTAAATCATCCCAACCTGAATACGGTGTACCTGAATATGTTGTACCTGAAATAATACAATAACCTGAATAAGAACCAACACCGATAGAATTGATTGCTCCTAAAGTAGTACCAAAACCATAACCATCGTAAGAACCAACACTTGCAACTTGTGAATAGTCAAATAATGCGTAGTACCAAGGATCGTTTGTTGTTGCTGATAAATTTGCTTGAGATAATAATACATTACTTACACCAAAAGTTTCTGAATACGCACTTAATCCTGCACCAATTGTTGCACCTGTAACAGAGTTAAAAGTCGCATCACTTACTGTACCCCAAAATAATGCGGTTGTACCTGATTGAGCATTTAAAGATGCGGTTGATTGGTAAACGATTTCGTTTGCAATAAACGATTGGAAATTAGCATTCAAAGAAGATGTACCCCCGTTGAATGTAGTGTATGGATTGTAAAAATCTGATGAAATAAGAGATGGTAATGTACCTGTAATAACAACGTTAGAACTTCCGCCTGTAGTTCCAGTAAAGTTAACGATTTGTACACCTGATGTATTTGCAGATAAACCAATAGTTCCTGGATCAACATTACCAATAGTTGTAATTGACCAAGACGGTCCAGCGTCATAACCTGACAAACCTAAAACTCTTGTAACAAATAATTGATTTGATTGTTGCAAATACGCTTTTGCAATATAAGATGTTTCGTATTTAGGTATTTGTGTGTTTGTGAATTTTTCAGGACTTGTTCCACCGAAATATACTTGATATTCGTCGAAATTAGTTATGAAAATAGGTTCGAAGGCTGGACCCTGTAAGGTTTCACCAACAATCCCCAATGTAGTTACCCCCACACTTTGGGCAACAAAAGTTAAATCTCTTTCTGAAGTATAAACTCCAGGCGAAACGAATACTTTGTTTGTAGATGCCATTTTTAAAATTTATATATAGATTTATTTTACTATATAAATATGTTCAAAATCTGTAAAAAACTTTGTTGATTATTTTATTAGGACATATAGTATGAAAAAATTCTACCTTTTTTCTACCTTAAAAAATATTTATTAATATGAAAAAAATTAAAAATATAAAGATTTCAGAAGAAAGTCATTTTATGTTAAAAAAATACTGCGAAGCAAAAGGATTAAAAATTCACAAATTTATAGAAAGTCTTATAAGAAAAACTTGTGAAAAACCAAAAGACTTGTATGGTGAATAATTAAATAAGTGACACTTTAGTTTTAATAATCGAAACTTCAGATGGGTTATTTTTGTAAGCAATTATTTTTAAGGTATCACCACTACTAATTTGTATCACAGGAACATTATCTCCAATATAATTGTTGTTTATATACACAGAATAACTTGAAGCACAAGACACCCCTTCAGTAATTGTTCCACCCGATGAAACCGTGAATGTTGGTGCTGTTGCTGATTTTACACATATAGTATTAGTATCACCTGAATTGGTTGGGACTGTAGTGATAACACCTGAACAATCAGTGTACGTTAGGGTGTTATTTGTTATTGAAGAATATGTTACTGAATAACAGTTATCTAAATTCACGATACTATCAACAACAATATCAGCATCATATCTAAAAACTTCAGTAAGTTGTGTGTTCCCTGTTACGAATGTAAAATCTAAATCGAAGTTTGTTGGATTTGACGGTTCAATTACTGCACGTTTTTTTCTATTGTTTGTTGTAAATTCAAACAACGTTAGTTGCCTTGAAATTGCTGGTGTAACTTCAAATTCTTCTTCATCAATTAAAAGTCCCATCATCAAAATCTTATAACTTGCAATATAATATTTCCTTTTTTCTAATTCTTTAGCAGATTCATCACTAACATCTTCTAACGTTAATGGAATATAATGTCCTTTTATTTGTGTGTAAGCTTGTTTAGATGTGAAAGTCCTCATCAAAATTTTGTTGAACTCATTGACTTCACGCATTCTATTACAAAATAATTTAACCGTAAAGGTTAAGTCCACAGGGATTGGTTGTGGTATTTTATAAACATCAGCACCTTTTCTTTGTCCGTCCCAAGTGGGTACTGTATAATAAAAAAATTGTCGTCTTTCAGGTATGTTTGCTCTACCCGCATTATTTGTACCGTACTTTACTTCGGGAGCCCTTAATGTTGTGATAAAAGGTAACGTTATGTTTTTATCTAAATCTTGAAAATCCCAAGTTTGTGTAAATTGTGCCCAACTTTGGTTGGTAATGATTCTATCTATTGTTGGGACTTTTTTTTTGTCAACCACAAGCTCAAGTTTATCTTTAACAAAATCTAACATTCCTTTATCCAAGTCGGCATGTAAAACCCCTTTTGGAAGATAAGTCCCATCTTTTGTTATGTCTTGAAGTAATTCTTCCCTACGTTCCTTACCAGTTTTGGTAGGAATCAAAGGTAAAGTTTTTTTTATTTTTTTTGGTAAAGCCATTATTATAATCCTTTGAATTCATTTGTGTTAACAGGTGATGCCGTGATTGTTCTATAAAATCTTTTGTATCCACCATATGTGTGCTTATTATCACCAAACACCCTTCCGTCATTTACAACAGAATAAAATCTTACAAAATCTTCCGTTTCGTAATAACCAATATAATCACCAAATGATATTTCTATGTTCATGTCATCTAAATAACTTTGGTAAACACTGACTGTCAAATTACCTGGTTCTGATTGAGCAAGTTTAGAAGTACCCAAGTCGACATTAGTTGGTGCTTCTATTTTTACTAATCCTTTAAATTCGACAGGTGGTAAAAATTGTATACCGTCTTCCGTTGTTTCACCATAAACATCATCTTTATCTGTTTTTTGTCTATCAACCCTATACAACACAAGTGTAAAATTCATATCACCATGCAACCATTCAGAACCCATTTCAATATCCAAATTGAAATCTTCTTCTGAAAAAAATTTATTTAATCTTGTAATTGGAACTTTATTTTGTGCCATATCTATAAATACTTTAATTGATTATTTATTAGAATTTACTATTTTTATTTATAGTGCAATGGAAGAATTAGTATCATCTACACCAGAAAAAAAATCATTAGAAATATTAGAAGACTATAATGGGTCTAATAATTTTATATTGAATCTTAAGAACAAAAAACTAAATAGTAAGTCTTTTACTCCCACAAGAAGTCAAGCTGAGTATATTATCAACTATCAAAATACAACCCCGAAAGTTGCAAAAAAATGGGTTAAGTTAGATTCTTATTTTGGAAAAAAACTTAAAGAAGATAAAATGTATACAAAAGAACCAACAGAAATATATGTTGAAAAATTGTTGGTAGAAAAAGACAAATCATATCATATTTGGGGAAAAATTTGGAGTGGTGAAACTATTCATGATTTTTGGTTACCAAAGTCGGCATTAATAAAAGACAATGAAGTTAAAAACGTTGTTGTCGATTACGGAAAGTATAACCATAGACTTCCAATGGAACACCAAAAAGAAGCCATTCAAAAATTGGTAGGTAACAAAAAGTTTATTTTGGCAGATGACATGGGACTTGGTAAAACAACATCAACAATTATATCTGCTCTTGAATCAGGAGCAAAGAAAATTTTAATTATTTGTCCCGCATCACTTAAAATAAATTGGCAAAGAGAAATAGAAAATTATTCAGATAGAAGTGTATATATTTCAGAAGGAAAAAAATTTTCAACTGAATCTGATTTTGTGATTATTAACTACGACATTTTAAAAAACTTTCACGATCCGAAAAAGAAAGATGAATCAGTGATTTTAAATACTAAGTTTGATTTGGTAATAATGGATGAAGCTCACATGATTTCGAATCCACAAGCTCAAAGAACAAAAATAGTCAATGACTTGTGTGACAAACTAGATAGGGTTTGGCTTTTAACAGGAACACCAATGACATCAAGACCGATGAACTATTATAATTTATTAAAACTTGTTGAAAGTCCTGTTGCTGCAAATTGGATGGCATATGCTAAAAGGTATTGTAACGGATATCAATTTAGTGTGGGTAATAGAAAAGTTTGGAACGTAACGGGAGCATCTAATCTTGATGAATTAAGGGAACGAACACAAACACATATCTTAAGAAGACTAAAAGAAGATGTTTTAGATTTACCCGATAAAATTATTACACCCGTTTATTTAAGATTAAAATCAAAAGAATATGAAGAATTGATGGGCGAATATTATAATTGGTATGATGGTAACTCCGAAGAATCTTCGTCACTTACAATTCAGTTTGGTAAATTAATGAAAGTAAGAAAAGTGTTGGCTGAAGAAAAAATTAAAAACACCATAGAACTTGCAGAAAACATTATTGAACAAGGAAAAAAAGTAATTATATTTACGAATTTTACAGATACGTTACGAACTATATATGAACACTTCGGAAAAGAAGCTGTTTATTTAGATGGTTCATGTTCAAAACCACATAGACAAAAGGCAGTTGACGACTTTCAAGAAAACGATAAAATAAAAGTATTTGTTGGTAACTTGAAAGCTGCGGGAGTTGGTATCACATTGACTTCCGCTGAAGCAGTAATCATGAATGATTTATCATTTGTTCCTGCTGAACACGCACAAGCTGAAGATAGATCACATAGAATCGGACAAAAAAAGTCAACTTCGGTTTATTATCCCCTATTTGAAAACACTATAGAAGGTGTAATATATGATATACTTAATAGAAAGAAAAAAATCATTTCAACCGTAATGGGTGATGATATGTTAGATGATGCGTCAACAATAGAAGAAATGTTAAATATGATTTCGTATAGTAGGTGATATTTATTTATATGCTATTAAAAAGTTTACATAAAAAAATAGATATCATTGAATCTAAACTTGACGTTGTTTCACCAAAAAAACAAGATATCATTTCTGAAATCAAAAAAATAAGTATAGACAAACTTCCATACGAATACGATTCACTTGAAAGTTTTATTGATGCAGAAACAATGAAAACACATTATAGTAAACACTATAAAGGTTATGTTGATAAGTTGAATGTTGAACTTGAAAAAGTTAAAGGTAAAGATTTAGATTTAGAACAAATCATTAAAAGTATATCCAAATTTAATGACAAAGTAAAAAACAATGGAGGTGGAGCATTTAATCATGCTTTATTTTGGAAAATGTTATCACCAAAAAAACAAAAATTTGAAGGACCGATTAAAGAAAAAATTGAAAAAACTTTTGGTTCATTTGACAATTTTAAAGAAGAATTTGAAGAATCAGCAAAAAATAGGTTTGGTTCAGGTTGGGTATGGTTAATTTTGAAAGATAATGGTAGATTAAAAATAGTAACAACTGCAAATCAAGACAACCCACTAATGAATACGGAAAAAGAAAGAGGTTATCCAATATTAGGCTTAGATGTTTGGGAACACGCATATTATTTAAAATACAAAAATCAAAGGGATAAATACACTTCCAATTTTTGGAAAGTTGTAAATTGGGGATTTATCAATGATTTGTATACCACCCAAATTAAAAGAAACAAGTATTGAATATTTTGATTTAGCAAAATATTTATACAAAAAAGTCTATGACAACTACCATAATTACAGAACCAGAAAGAAGTAAACTTTACAAAAGAATTAAAAATCTTTTGGGTGCACCATTACGTTCAGTAGAACTTGAAGACGAAATGATGGATTCACTTCTTGAACTTTCCATACAAGATTATGCACAACACGTTAATGATTGGCTTATTGAAAGTCAATGGTCATCATTATATGGTTTAAATTTGGATGAACAATCTGTAACAAGGGCTTTTACTACAAGAAGTATGGATTGGGAAACCCAATACACTTACGCATATTCAAAGATAGTTGGACTTCAAGCTGGTGGTGATTCTGTATTAGAAAAAGATTATATTGATTTAATACCAGGTCAACAAATATATGAAATACCTGCAGGAAGGGAACTTAATGAACTATTATGGTTCGCAAGACCTGAACTTGACGCAGCATATTTTGATCCGTTTATGGGTGGTTTTGGTGGTTTTGGTGGTATTGGACTTGGTGGTGGTGCCGGTTTTTCACAAATGGGAACTACTGGTAATTATTTTATCACACCAGCATTTGACATTCTTTTAAGAATGGCAGACATTCAAATGAAAAGAAGAATCATAACAGGTGATTTAACATATAGGGTAACAGCACTTCCTGAAGGAAAAAAAGCAATACACTTAATGAATGTACCTGGAGGAAAGTTTGATTTTGGAAACATTCAAAGAAATCAATATCGTGTATGGTATTGGTATTACGATACTTTCGATAGGGAGGATTGTTTGAAGAAAAATCCCGACATCGTAAGATTACCATCAGATGTTCCAATAGATGAAATATCTTGGGACGAATTAAATTCACCTGCTAAGACATGGGTAAGACGATGGTTTACCGCATATTGTAAAGAAACATTGGCAAGAGTAAGAGGTAAGTATAGCGGTAACTTAAAGACTCCGGATTCAGAACTTACCTTAGAATACACTTCACTTCAAACGGAAGCAAAAGATGAAAAAACAATATTGTGGGAAGAACTAAAATTAAGACTTGAAAGATTAAGACCTGAAAAACAATGGGAAATTAAAGGGTTACAAGCGGAAAATATGAACAAGGCTTTAAAGTTCAGAGCGTTTACAAGTCCTTATAATGTTATTTAAAAACTTTATGGCAATATTCAAATCAACACCTATTACAAGAACTGTAAACGGAAAAGAAACTTTATCTTCTGAATCTGTAATTGTAAGTAATAGTCAATATGATACTAATGGTGAAAAATTCATAGTAGTAAAAGGTATTTCAGAATGTAACCTTTATTTGGATTCTAAAACATCTGACCACGTTATCGTAAAAGCACTTACGGTAATTAACATCACAAGTGACAAAAAAATAGATGAAGAGTTTGACATCATAGAACTTAATAAAGGAGCATGTGTAGAATTCAAACTAATTGGTGATTTTTGGTACATACTAAGTAGTGATGGTTTGAAAATGGATTAATCAAAAATTAAAGAAGTTAAATCCGCTTCAGTATCAAACTCAAAAAATTCATCTTCATCAACCTTTGACACTTTTATTTCTTTTTCCATCAACTCTTTATTATTTTTAACTCTACTTTCATCAACTAAATTAATGGTATCATCTATGTACATATAGTACGGATCGATTCCAACTGACTGCCAAAATTTAATTTCCATATCAGATAGCGTTAACACCTCATCTAAATTGTCTTGATCCTTTTCTTTCATCGGAAATCCTCTACCCAATACAGTTTGTGACTTTGTAAAAATTGGTTGATCTTTAGGATCTTCAATTAAAATATCTTTTCTAATATCAGGACTATAAACAACAAGTAACGGCTCAATTCTTTTGTTAAATGCCGCCAAGTATCTTGGAACATTATACTCACCTAATAAATCAGGATTGTTTTCAATTTCTTTTTCATCAATCAAATAACAATTTAGAATCACTTCACTTTTAGATAACATTTCAGGAGGAACCTCTCCATGAATATTCATATAATCTTCTATTTGTTTTTTTGTCATTTTTGTGGTTTTTTTCTGAACATCACCGTGTGATTTCTTTTCTCCATTATTAACATAATAGATAGTATCTCCTAAACCTGGTTTTTTTCCTGCATTCATTAAAAGTTCCATATGTGCCTGTCTAGACATTAAACTTCCCGCCTTTGTTGTTTTTGTAATATGTACTTTATAATCATCTATTGATTGTTTAACACGGGATTTGTTTGCTATTTTTGCTAACGGAATTTTTTTATTATAAATTTTACTTACATACTCATAATAAAAATCTAAAAACTCACCACCTTTACCATCAAGTAACATTCTTAATCCTTTATCCAAAAACTCTGCAACATATGTTTGAAGTTTTTTAGACTTAATAGAGTTACCAGTAAGTTTAACTTTACCTTTATCTGTAAGAAGTGCATAGTTTTTACGTGCCACGTTGATTGTTGCCGGCCATACACCATCAATATCAAGACCCATTTCATTTCGCATAAATAAGTCATTGTATTCTGCAACATCCGCTTCAGCACCCACATATTCTTTACCTTCTTTAACTAAACCATTAAGTCCTTTACCGATGTACTTATAGTTTTCTCTATCTTCAGGGGTTTCGAAGTTTACACCATCCGTGTCCATCACCAATGGAACATATCCACGTTTCATAAAGTACATAATCATCTGACGAAGATACTGTCTACCTGTACAAGTAATCTGTTCACCCATATCAATATCACCCCAAGGAAATACGTGAGGAGCAGATAACGAACCAAAGAATGCGTTGATAAAGATTTTAATTGGTAATTGTTTTCTATCGTATGAAATTGATGCTTTTAAATCTATTGATTTGTATTCCCCCGCCAAGTTTTTATATTTAATACGAGTATCACGGAAATACTTTAACATACTTTTCATTGCACCTGTAACATCACAAGCAGGAAACACATCATGTACCAACTGAATGGAAGGGTATAGTGAAGAGTAGTCAAGTTTTAATACGTTTCTTGAATACCCAACCTGAACCAACCTAGAAAGTCCTCCCGTAAATTTACGTTTTTCTTTCTTTTTAGGTAATGCCAAATTGTTTTTGTATGACCAAGCACACATAATCATTTTCCAAAGAGTTGCCGTACCCATAGTAGAAAGACGTTCGTATGTTGTTGGTACAAGTTTTGACAACAAGAAATTTGCTTGATTAAATTGCTCGTCAACAATCATTGTTTCATACAAGTCATCGTCCAAGTATTGTTCAATTATTTTGGAACCTGTTGTTTTATCATAGACATCAGTTCTTCTACCACAAACTTCATCTATATTTTCATCCAAACCAACTTTTTTGTAGGCTCCGTTTTCTTTATTCATCCAATAATCCTCATTGTCAAAATAAATTTTACCAATCTTATCTCCTTCAACATAAACACGATTTTGTTTTTCGGCTTCAATAAATTTGGTAATATACTTCAGAGACCAACTTTTAATATCTGAATTGATTGCTTGTGCCCTTCTTACTGCGTGTGCTATATCTATAATGTTGTAACCCCACATTTGTGTTTGTGTATAGGGTTCCATTTCATTTGCCAATTTCAATATTCCTTCTTTTTGTTTTAAAGTATAATCGGGGTTTAATGTTTTCGTTATTTTTTTAATGTTTAGATTTAATATTTCTGCTCTTTTTAGAATAAAAGGAAAGTCAAAGAATGCTGAGTTGTAACCACCAATAAGTGAAGGTTTTAATTCGTCGATTGTTTTGAAAAATTCGACAATCATCTTTCTTTCTTCATCAGGATTTTGTGCAGATAATAATTTCAAAAAACCACGATTGTCTTTCATTCCAATAAGGAATATACTACTTGATTTCGGATCAAGTCCCGTTGTTTCAATATCGAATACGAATCTATGGATTTCATCGTATTCTTCAAACCCTTTAAAAAGTCTTTTGTTTTTTTGAATTAAGTATTGTTCCACTGGAGATAAAACAGTAATACAATCTGAATTGTCCCTCCCCCAAGGATCAAGCCCACCACCTTTGAAAAAGTTTATAAGGTTAGAATATGTTTTTGTGGTTTTAACAATAAATGTTAAACCCGTTTTAAGTCTTTCATCACCGTGATCTTGAAGTTTTTCAATGATGATACCATTTTCAGACATTGCACGTTTTTGTGCATCTTTATTATTTTTATAAAAATTTTTACCTCTTAAATCACCAACCCAAGCAAACGGAATAAAAGTATCCATTCGTAAAAGTTTACCTTTTACAGGGTCCTGTATTACTTTAAAAATTTTGGATGTTTTGTAATCGTATTCGATAGATACGATATATTTTTCTTCGTCTTCACCTAATAAAAAGCGTTCGATTTCTTCTTGTGCTACCATAAATATATTTTAAGTTTGGTCTATTAGCTGTTACACATGGGTAACATTTACCTTCGTCTTAAATATAAGATTAATTCTTACTCTTGTCAAACAATATTGATATAAAGATTTTCTCTAATTGGTGATATTAGTTCTCCGTTAGGTAACAGTATACAAAATTCACCAACGTATCTTCCTTTTATTTTAGTATCATTTGCATTCCATTTGTAGTAAATATAGTATTCTTTTGGTGCGTTTGGTTGGATATTAAACTTTTGTACAACATAGGCTGGATTCATGAAGATTTTCTGAATACCATTGTCAATATTCTTCATTGAAAATCTTATGTTTGAATTATATAAGACAGAATAGAAATTATTTGCAGCGTCTGTTCTACCATCTTTTACTACATCCATTTTTAAAATTGGCAAAGAAGCTCCTTGTTGAATAAAAAATTCCATTTATTTTTTGTTATTTGTTTTTCAATAAATTTAAAAGTTCTTTTCTTTCTTCTTTTGAAACAGGTTTACTTTTTGAGTAATCTATCATTTCTTTTATCTGTTCTTGGGAATATGTATTTAAAAGATTTTCTTTTATTGTTTCACATTCTTTAAATGTCATAATTAATGCATCGTTAGAGTTATCCACCCAAGTATCCAATTCTAATGATTGTAAAAATTTATTGTCTGTTGTTCTTTTAATTATTTTTACCATATTTCTTATTTTTAATCGCTGTATACCTCAAAAGTTAATGTTCCACTTGAACAGAATCTATTTTTAAGATTTGTTGGTATTGTCAAATAAATGTCAGTACCGTCTTCAGAATATGTCCCCAAGAAACTTGTTTGAATATTACTATTTAAAACATTTACCAATTCTGGTAAATCATTGACTGTGATATTATCACCAACAAAAACATCAACATAATTTCCGTTACAATTCAATTGTATACTTGGATAACTAAATGAATAAGGAACTGTGACAGAACCATTAATTGTTAAAGGGGTTGTATCCAAATCTTGTTTAATATTTATTTCAATGGGAGTGTAAAATAAAGTATCATCAACAGAAAGTTGGGTGTCTGAGTTCCAAGCCTGAAAAATAATAATATCATCTAAAGAGTTAAATGAAGTTGGTTGGGAATAATATTTTACATAATCCAAATCTAACGCCAACCCAATTAATGTTTGTTGAGTTGCAACTGAAACCTTTCTCCTTGGAAAACCGTTATATTTCGGTCCAATATTTTGAGGATATGCTATATAAAATCCTGGTATAAAAAACATACTCCATTCGAGATCATAACCTAAACTATTTTCTATAACGTCGACTACTAAATTCCCTGAAGATATTAATTCAGAATTACTAGACCAATCGTTTGGACAACACCCCGTTGCAATAAAAACACAACCAGCTTGATTTATTGTTCCACTTTGGACATCAGCAACATTTGAAAAATCGTCACCGTTATTGTATGTATTTATTGTGTAAGTTTCACCAACAATTAACGAAAGGTTAAATGTGTTTAAATTAAAACCTGATATTGGAGCAGTTTGAGTTAAAAGTGCCTTGTAAGTTGCTACACCACTTGTTGTACTACCAGTCACACTCAAATTACCATTTATGGTAATATCACCTGTTATTGTTTGTCCCGATACGTTATCTACTATATATTTTGTTGCCATTTTTTTTAATTTTATTTAGGAACATTTATAGTTCTATTGTTTATATATTCATTATAGTTATCTCTAAGAAGTTGTTGTTTTTGTTGAAACCCCGCATTGTTATTTCTTTCTTCTAAAGCCAAATCAAAAGGTGAAGGACTACATTCTTCACAAGTATTGAATTCTTCAGGTATACCTGAAAAAGTAGAACTTCCAGGATTATTAAAATTTTGTTCTGTAAATTCGTAACATTTTGGTTCAACATCTTCATCAATTAACATTTGATAAACTTTATTAATTGTAGGTAAAGTTAAAAAATTAGTAGAATTTATTTTGTAAATGTTTTCTGGAAATTCACATTCTGTAAAAGAAAATGAAGGGTTGAAAACACCAAAACATTCTATGCAATCGGGAAATACTTGACTTCCTTCGAAAGCGGTTGGTTGTAAGTCTGTTTGTTCAATAATAGAAAAACACCCCAAGTCAAAACCATTTCCGGCAACTAAAATAACCCCTCCAATGTTAAAAGTTTCTTTTTGTTCCGCAACAACATAAGTTTCACTAGGATTTATACAATTTTGTACTATAAAATTTGCCATAATTAATTATCTATATTTGTTATATTTAATACATCTGAATTATCATAATATGATAATCTTGGTGTTCCGTCTTGTCTATCGAAAATGTTTTTGTTCATGTTACTATCATATACATAAGTAGACATAGTAAAGTCATAACCATATACTTGTGTCGATGTAATTATATTTTTAGTAAATCCACTACCAACGGTATTTCCTCCGAAATTGTTTGTACCATCATTACCAAAATTATTTCCAATTTGATTGTTTGTAAAATCATCACCAATTTGGTTATCGCCATTTGCATTTCCAAAAAAATCACCTACCACATTTTTTTGAAAACTATTTCCAATAGTTGAAAATGCAAAATAATTTCCGATTTTGTTACTTGAAAAATTATTACCTAAATCGTTTGTAACATAAACGTTGCCGATTTGGTTGTCTGAAAATCCAGTCAGGATAGTATTAAAAATAAATGAATTACCTATTACGTTGTTAGAAAAATTTTCATCACATGCGTTGAAGTAAAAATTATCCCCGATTGTATTGTTTTGAAAACCGTTATTGATTACATTTCCTCCGTCAGTATTTGTTCCATCGTTACCAAAATAATTTCCTATCTTGTTAAATTTGAAATCATTAATAATTGTGTTTTGAATGTTACCTCCATTTTGTCCAAAATAGTCACCAATTGTATTACTTTCAAATCCATCACCAATTGTGTTTCCTATAAAATAATTTTTAATTGTGTTGTTTTCAAAATAATCACCAACTAAATTATTTGTATAATAATTACCTATGTTATTATTGTACATAAACGCCCCAACTTCGTTGAACTCAAAACGATCTAAAATTACATTACCATAAGGTGTACCACCACCAAAACCAAAATCGTTTCCAATTATGTTGTTGTAAAAATTGTTACCAATTTTGTTATATGCAAATCTTTCACCGTTATTTGGTTGTGTATATATTGAATTCCATGTTGTCCCACTTGGTGATATACCTCCATTCCAAGATACTTCTGTAACAGTGTTATAGATACCATTTTGATTACTTCTAGTGATTTCAACAACCCCAGGGACTATCACATCCACTTCAGAACCATTATTTGTTTTAGTAAAATAAATTGTTGGACCGATATTATTTCCTGATGAATCTATTTCAGTTCTTTCCCACTGAAACCCACCACCATTACCGTTTTGTGTCCATTGGGTAATTTTAATTTTAAAATATTGTGAAGTTGGTACAACTTGCATAACAAGTTCTTTGCCTAATACTTTACGTCCTATTTGTCCTCCACCTACAACTTGATTGAAAACGTCAAAAGTTCTTGATGTTACAGTACTCAAATCAAACCAACTTGAAAGAGTGAAATTGGACGGTTTATTACTTTCGAAGTACTCACCAATATTGTTAGAAAAAAAGGAGTTACTCACTCGATTACTACGAAAATAATATTTTGTTGAATTTTGATAAAAACTGTCGTTTACTACGTTTTGATTAAATCCGTTTCCAATTTCGTTAAGATTGAAATATGCACCTACTGTGTTATTATTAAATCCATTTAATATTGTATTACCAACAAATTCTCCATTAATTGTGTTATTTTGATAGTTTGTACCTATTTGATTATTTTGGAATGTTTGTCGTATAGTATTATTATTGAAGTTATTTCTGATATAATTCCTATAAAATTCGAAGTCAGTCAAGTTACCAAAGTCTCCGATAGTATTATTATTAAATTCGTCTAATATTTCATTTTTATAAAACCAAGAGTAAATGGTATTGTTATTGAAATTATTACCAATAATGTTACTATCAAAAGAATCATTATTTTCCGCTAATAATTGATTATTATAAAAATAGTTACCAATCTGATTGTTTATTAGATTGACATTTAATAAATTTCTATAAAAATAATGACCGATGAAATTATCATCAATATCATTTGTTGATACGTTTTCATAACAATAGTCCCCCCAAACGTTGTTTTGGTTATCAGTACCAAAAGTATTATTATAACAATAATCACCAAATTTATTACTTTCGTATTGACCTTCTAAAAATACATTGTTAGATAATAAGAAAGTTCCTGAACCTGCATTTTGATAGTTGTTTGCATAATTTCCTATGTAATTATTTTTTGCATAACTGTTTGAAAGTGCATCACCAAAAGTTGTGTATTCAGCAAAATCATCACTATATACATTTGTTTGTTTGAAACTGAAGTATCCCGTTCCGTTTGTTTCTTCTATTGCCTTATAGAAAGATGAACAACATCCAAACGATGATATAGTATCACCCGAAACATTCATAGTAGTATTATCGGTAATTCCTGTAATTTCGTAGAACAAAGAATTTCCATCCATATAAATTATATCACCAACAGTTAAACCCGTAAAGTATGTATTTGTACCAAGTACAGTACCATCGGATTGTAGTTCTATTGAACCATTTAATTGTTGTCCAGGTCTAATAGTATATAATTTATATCTTTTAAATAAAACATTTCTGTGGTCATAATCAGTTCTGTTATTAAACTCATCAATTCTTTCAGTGATTCTACCAAAAGCAACTCCACCAGTAACCTCAGTTGTATTCCAAGTCCAGTCATATAATATTCTATCTTTAGGGTAAGATGGTTGATAAGCAATCTCACTGATTGTGTTTGCACTTGTTGCTAAAACTAAAATAGGTTCAACAGGACCTTGTTTGTAATTACCTGTTGTTATAGGGCTACCATTATAATCAAAATCAGGTTGATCGTAACAAGTTTGGTAATCTGTTATTAAATAATATTTTCCTTCACAAAGAGTCCCACCCGTTATATTATCAACTAATTCAGAATAGGTTACAGATTCAGAATTACAAGGTAAATTTTGATATGTTGTTGCGGAAATAGTTGATGCAGTTAAACCTGAAGGAAAGAATGTTTCACCACTTACTGTACCTCCTGTAAATGTTGTACCACCGCCTTCAAAATTTATTGTATTACCACTCGGATCTAATCCTTCTAAATTATTAGTGAACGGATCGAATCCTAAAAAATAGGTGTTAGTTTGAGCGGACAACCCCGAAAAAGATAGTCCATTTATAAATTGAGTTTCAAAACCGTTATTTCTTAAAATTAATTTTCCCATTTTTTCTTTTTACTATAAATATCTATTTTATACGTAATTGTTGATGGGAAAGAAAATTAATTTAAAATCAGTTAAAAAAGTAAATAAAAAAAGAAAAATATTTTATATGGATTCTAAAACATTTTCGATATCAAACATTTCATCCAAACTATAGTATGGACATTCGTGGCTTATACCTTCAAATGAATAATCAAATAAGTAAGCATCAATTAATTTAGTAGTACCTGATGGTTTTTTTGCCACAATATTGTTATGTAAAGAATAACCAAAGTTTTCAGGTGATGTTCCAATCCAAAAAACGGTAGAAGGTAGATTTAAAGCCGCAGCAGCATGTTGTAAACAAGAATCAATAAGTATTCTTTTATCACTCGCTATTAGTAATCCGAAAAGTTCCATAGAAGAAATTTGATGTTCGACTATTTCACAGTCAGGCAACTTCATTGATCTTGGTTTACAAACTTGCACAATATGGTGTGAATCTTTGTATTTTTCAACTATTTGTAAAGCAATACTATATGGTAAATCTCTTGTCCATGAATATGGTTGATTACTTTGTAAAAATCCACCATTAGTTTGTATAACAAGTATAGGTTTGTTTCTTTCCCAATTTAAAACATTTCTTTGTTGTATGAAATTAAAATTCAAAATTGGTAATTGAAAATTATAATCAATTCCCATTATTTTACACCAATTTGAAATCAAATGTTTTTGTTTCAAAATATGTTGAGTTTCGTAATACGGTTCGTGTTTGAACACTAAGGTATCTTTATCTTTGATATAATCGTCATAAAAATACTGTGTAGAACCTAACTTATAAACTCTGTAAACAGAAGGTAAATTTAAAAATATTTCAGGGTATGACGCGACAACAACTATTTTTCTGTCGTTGTATTTTTCTTTAAGTGATTTTAATAATGCTGTTGCTGCTATATTTTTTCCTAAACCACCTTCTATATGCCAAACTAAATATTTTTCTTCCATAAGAAAAATGTAAGAAGTTAAATTATGAAATAAATAATTTACCGTTTTCTATTGATAAATCAATATCGTTTTTTTGTTCTGTAGATAATGCTTCAGAAAACCAATCTTTACTCATCATAACTTCTAAATGTTCAAAATTACGTTTTACTGTGTTTTTATTTTCCTCATTTTTTTCTGTTGTCAACAAATTGTTTATTAAGTTAACAGAATCAAATGCTGCTAAAATACTACTTTGGATTTGTTCTTGTGTTAATTCTTCTTTCATTTTTTTATTTTTTTATGTTTTATTTTATTATATATAGTTAAATATTCTAAAATACCAATCATAATGTTGTTTCAATCTATCACAATTTTCTTGTCCTAAAATTTCGACATAATCATTTTTAATTGGTTCTACTTTAGGTTTAATTTTGTGATCTCCAAAAATACCGTGAATAACATCATTTTCATGTGTCAATTGTTGAACATTGTTGAAATCGTGATTGAAGTGTGGGAGTTTTAAATAATTATAAATTTTTTTGACTTCAGTTTCGGGGTCAGTTGTCAAATCTTCAAAACGTATAAATAAAATATCATTGTTTTGTCCTCTTTGAAAAGTTTCTGATAACCATTCTAATGAAGGCCCGATTGGAGGTGCAACCGAAAAATGATCGATTCTAGACGTAGTTGTCATGTTTTTTAACTCAATAGTGTTAATAATATTAGCATCTTTGTCAGGATTTTTTCTGAAGTTTTTTTCCATAGATGCAAATATTCCTCTTAAATCACGAACCATACAAATCATTTTTGGTTTTTCTCCCATAAAAAATTCTACAAAATCTTGATACCCGAGCCATCCTCTACTTTTTTCTATTACATAAGGTCTGTCAGTTACTCCATTATAAAAACCATATAAACCTTTTAAACAAAAGTTTTTGAATCCTAATTTCATGGTTTCGGGATCTTGAGCCTTGAAAGCGTCGTTATTTGTGTAAATTGTTCTGGCGGTTGATAATAATTCTATTATTCCTGATGTAGGAGTTGAATATATATCAGGATTTTGCATTAATATATTTTGTATTAATGTTGAACCCGCTCTTGGGAGTGAAGTATTAAAAAAAATCTTTTGTACCATTGAATTAAGTTTATAAAAGAAAATAAGTGTAAAGAAAATTAAGCCAATAGTAATTTATACAAATTACCATTTACCCTAATTTGCCAAGTTTTACTTGATGTACACGCTTCGGTTGTAATTGTCCCTAATGGTGTCCCTACACTACCAACAACAAATTCATTATTTGCACTTGCGGTTGCGCCAGCACCTAAAATTACAGAGTTAGAAAAATTACCGGTTTGTGTTAGACAACCTATGGCAACATTTGTTGAACCTGTGACATTACTACAAGAACTACTCAAACCAATTGCAATGTTATTACATCCTGTTGTGTTGTTAAGTAGAGAACCTTGACTTAACGATATATTGTAACATCCTGTAGTATTTTGTGTAAGTGACTGATAACCTATGGATAAATTACTATTACCATAGGTATTATATTGAAGAGAAGATACACCTATAGAAATATTGTGTGAACCTTGGAGATTATTTTGTAGTGAAAGAGTACCCAAAGATAAATTGTAAGAACCGCTAGCGTTACATTGAAGTGAATTTGTACCCAAAGCAATGTTATTGACACCTAATGTATTTGATTGTAGTGATTGTTTTCCTAAAGCAATATTGCTACCACCAACACTATATCCATTAACACCATAGAGTGATTTTTCACCAATTGCAATATTATTATCTGCACTTGAATTATACTTCAAAGAATTTTTACCCAAGGATATATTATTACAACCTGTTAAATTTTGAAGTAACGAATTGTAACCGAAGGCAAGGTTATGATTACCAATTGTGTTTGTACTCAAAGCTGCCGGTCCTATTGATACGTTGTTACTTCCTGTTGTGTTTGAAAATAGAGATGCGATTCCAATAGCAACATTATTATTACCCGTAACATTTGAGTTCAATGTTAATCTACCTATTGCTGTATTATAGATTCCTCCAGTGTTAGAATAAAGTGATTTATAACCTAATGCAACATTGTCACAACCTGAAACATTTTTGAACAAAGAACTTCTACCGATTGCTACATTTTGATTTCCAGTAGTGTTATCACGAAGAGAATTTAATCCTAAAGATACGTTGTTATTACCTGTCGTGTTTGAACGAAGTGAACTTTGACCCAACGAAACGTTATCACATCCAATAGTGTTGCAGTATAAAGAACGATACCCAATACCAATATTATGACATCCCGTAGTGTTTAATCCGAGTGAATATGAACCTATTGAGACGTTGTTCAATCCATATGTATTCGATCCTAAAGTGCTACATCCTATAGCAACATTATTACATCCTGTCGTGTTCCTTCCTAAAGAACACCTACCCAACGACACGTTGTTATTTCCTGTTGTATTACAACATAAAGAAGCATAACCTAAAGATACATTGTGACATCCCGTTGTATTAAATCGTAGTGAATTACAACCCAACGATATGTTGTAAATTCCTGTTGTGTTTGAACAAAGTGAACTTCCACCCAAAGATACGTTGTTAACTCCGGTTGTATTCAACAATAACGATCTATATCCTAATGATATGTTGTTACCGCCCGTTGTGTTAGATTGGAGTGAACTTGTACCCAACGATACGTTGTTAGATCCGGTTGTGTTGAACCGTAGAGGATTATATCCTAATGCCACATTGTTAGAACCGGTAGTGTTGGAAAAGAGAGGTAATCTACCAATACCAACATTAAAATTCCCAATTGAGTTATTAAATAAACTAGATGTACCCAATGCAATGTTATAACATCCAATTGTATTACAACGCATGGATGTGTTCCCTACCGCAAAATTACCGGACCCAGTTGTGTTTGCTAATAATGAACATACACCTAACGACACGTTATTATATGAAGTTGTATTATTCAAAAGAGCATTACAACCTATAGCAATATGATTACCACCAGTAGTGTTACATCGAAGGGCGTTTGTCCCTATCGCAATATTAGGTGTACCCGTAGTATTACGATACAAAGCCTGTGATCCGATTCCTATATTAAAACTTGCAGTTGTATTACACCTTAAAGCGTAAAATCCAACAGCAACATTACTTCCTCCCGTTGTGTTAGATTGTAAAGTATTCGCCCCGATGACAACATTACCCGGACCGGTTGTGTTTGATCGAAGTGATGATTTTCCTAAAGATACATTATTACTACCCGTTGTATTACCTAACATGGCAGCATCACCTATAGCAATATTGTAACATCCTGTAGAATTTGTACATAAAGAAGTTCTTCCCATTGCAAGGTTACTAAATCCTGTTGTGTTACTACGTAAAGCACCCTGTCCAACTCCAAAATTTTGGGTTCCCGTTGTGTTATTTCTTAATGTTTGATCACCAAATGCGATATTATAACCACCAGTAGTATTACCAAACAATGCTTGATACCCAACCGCTAAATTCTTACTTCCCGTTGTATTTCTAGATAAAGTATTCCAACCAATACCAACATTACCATTTGATAAATTACAACATAATGATGCATAACCAATACCTATGTTGTTATTTCCTGTTGTGTTATATTGTAAAGAAAATCTACCCAACGCAACGTTTTGAAATCCCGTGGTGTTACATCGAAGTGAACTTGTACCCAACGATACGTTATTACCTCCTGTTGTGTTAGATTGGAGTGAACTTTGACCTAATGATATGTTATTACCTCCTGTTGTATTTGAATAAAGTGAATTTGCACCCAACGATACATTGTTACTTCCTGATGTGTTACAAAATAGTGTTTGATACCCTAATGATACATTATTACTACCAGTAGTGTTGAATCGTATAGAGTTTCCACCCAACGACACGTTGTTATTACCGGTTGTATTTTTATACAATGAAAATATTCCCAATGACACGTTTTGACATCCTGTTGTGTTATTATACAATGATAATGTACCCAAACCAACGTTGTTTTGTCCTGTTGTGTTTTTAGATAAAGAACCAGTTCCAAGTGCCAAATTATTTATTCCTGTTGTGTTTGAACATAAAGCGAATCTACCAACAGCAACATTATAATTTCCTTGTGTATTATTTAATAAACTTCTTTCACCAATTCCAATATTACCCGTTCCTCCTGTGTTGTTTTGGAGTGCTAAAAATCCTAAAGACACATTACGACTACCTGTTGTATTGTTCACAAGTGATTGAGTACCAAGTGATATGTTATTATTACCGGAAGTGTTAGATTGAAGAGATTGGTTACCCAATGAAATGTTGTTATAACCTGATGTATTGGATAATAAAGAACATTGTCCCAATGATACGTTGTTGTTTCCTGTTGTGTTTGAACATAAATTATTTTTTCCTATCGCCACATTTGTATTTCCATCGGTGTTCGAATATAACGCCCTATATCCTATAGCGACGTTATCGTATCCACAACCATTATTTCTTAAAGTGTTTCTACCAAGAGCAACATTTCTACCACCCGTTGTGTTTTGAACCATAGATTCATCACCTATCGCAACGTTGAAATTACCACTATTATTATTATACAATGAAATACCTCCAATTGCGATATTTTTACAACCAGTTGAGTTGCTTTGAAGTGAAGAAATTCCAATAGAAATATTTGAATTGATGTTTCCAGCACCAATACCTAATTTTAAACTATTAACAGTATTTGCGGTAACTCCTTGAGTGAAAATAGTGTTACCTGTAACTGTGCCACCACTCAAAGGTAAAAACTCACCCCCTAATAAATTTTGAATATTTGTTCCGTTTAAATAAAAAGTTTCACCACTAATAGTCGACCCACTTAATCCTTCATGAAAATTTGAAAAACTTAAAATATTAATTGGAGAACAACCAGATATTGAATCAGTAAAAAGGGTTCCATTGGTTGCACATAAATCAATTGTATTTGCAGTAATTGAAGTTGCCGATAATGAGTTTGTTGATAAGTTATTTACATTACCACCTGTAAAAGACAGTGATGATAAATCTGTTTCAAACGGTACGAATCCAAAATTACCTGTAAATGATAATTTTTTTGTATTTGAATCGAGTGTTGCGTTAGTTAAGAAAGTGTTATATTCAGGTAATGTGATTGAATAAGTTAATCCTGAATTATTTATTGTTCCTCCACTTACTATTATTGCACCATTCAACACAACTAGTTCGGCACCATTTTCAATATTTAATTCACCTTGAACTACTAAATCACCAAAAATTAAATTTTGATAATCTTCATATATTGTTATAGATGTCCCTGATGGAATGAAGTTTCTTGTAAAAGATTCGATTACAGTTTCAATAGTACCACCCGTAGGGTTAGTCAAAATCAATGTATTATTTTCATAAGTTCCACCTGTATAACCGATACTCTGTAAGAAGTATAAGTTATTATCCATTTGTGCAAAACTCAACTTTGATCCTTGTGCATCAGGTCCTATCGATCTAGTTATTAACGCCATTTTTTAATTTTATTATATAAATATAAAGTTTATTGATTAAATTGTGGATCATAATATTGTGGTTCAATATAAAGATAATCAGTATATAGATAAATTAATGGAAGACAATCCAAACACCAGTAGTCAATCAAATCATATTTATCCTTAATTATTCTGTAGTTATGTTGAATTTGTGTAAAATCTAATGGTTCTGTATACATTCTAAATTGTGAAATTCCACCCATAAAGGTTCCACCAAAATTTTGTTCAAGTAAAATATCAGTTGTTAATCCACTTAAAGTCGTTGCTGAAAGTATATTGTTAGGAAACAATTCAGGATCTTGTATATAAGGTCCATAAGGTGTCGTACAAGAAGAAAAAATTAAGTTTTCATGTAACCCTTGTGTTCCACCACCGAAAGATATATTATATGGTACGCCGATTTGTTTTTCTTTTTCGGTATTTAATTCTCTTGGAATTATTTCTTCAAAGTTTCGAATTATCATAAAAAGATAACCGTTAACAAATATTTTTAAATCACCAAGTCTATATCTTACCTCATCATACCATTTTCTGTTAAAATTAATAATATGTATTTTTTGTTCTTTTGTTCCACCTGTATGTGTTTGAGGAGGACTTATTAATTTATATGACATACCATCCAAAGAAGATTGATATGTTTCTTTTCTTATATCATTAATTCCACCTTTATTTAATAAGTCGCAATCTTCCAAGTATTCATACCTTTCAAATACCGCACTGACATAAACCCATCTTTCTTCAGTGTTATCATCACAATTGTAATTACAAGTACCATAGATTGGTGATGATACATATTCATCAAATGTGTATCCTGTACTATATGTTAATCCTGTAGTTGAGCAAGAACCTGTTGTGATACAAGATCCCGTTGTCACAATTGATTTTACAACCAATACGGGATTCACTGCACAACCACTTAATCTAATTGATAGTGCATTAGATAGTACATCTATTTTAGGATCGTAAGGTTTTGATGTAATGTCTATTGTTTCACTTAAACATCCACAATCACAATTTTTTGAATGAGTTTTAGATGTTGTTGATTGAGGATACACACCAAAACAGTTTGAATTTGTCACCGCTGAATTTGCACATGCACAAGTTTCAATACAAGTAAGTCCACTTGTTATTCTACTATAACCTGAAAAACTTTCTGATGTTCCCGTTGCATAATGATAAAATTTATTTTCAGCTCTTGCGCCAAAATAAAAAAATGTTCCAGCATTTTCAGGATAAACATCATTCAAATATTCTTCGGTATCAGTATCAATTTCATAGTCGTCAAATTGTCTTGGTTTGATGACGGCTTCCATTGTCCAACCTTTGTTGACTCTTTCGGGAAAAACTTCATAATCATAACCTTTCAATTTGTAAAATCCTTGATAAAACCCACCATAAAGTTCTTGATAATATCCTACGGTACTTGCAGACTTTGACTCAATATTATATATAGTATTTTTAGGTCTACCTGAAAAAACAACGTTTGGTTGTCTTGTGTATCCGGTTACGGGAACCATTTTGAATCTTCTATCACGGTAATGTGGATTGAATTTATAATCATCACGAATACCCATAGAATAGTATAATGTTTGTCCCGTTAAACCAGTGTATAAACCATTATCGGTTCCAACAAGTCCAACGTCACATAATCCTGTAAATGCTGAATAACAATTCAAATCTACATTATTTGGATTGTAAAAATTACTTGATACTAATGTGTTTGATTGATTATATTCACCAAATTGTATTACATTTTGTGGATTATTATTTGAAGAAGATAAATCAATTTTAATTGGTAATATTGTTCCGTTATTTGACGCTATCAAATCATTTGAAAACACCACTTCTTCATCATAATCCCTTTCATCTGAAGCAAGTGTCAAATCAAAATAGTTTGAACTATTAAGTAACACCTTATATTTTTTGTAATAATACGAATTCAGATTTTGTGTTGGCATTCTTTTTTAATGATAAATAGTTTAGTTGAAGTATTTATAGGTAAAAGCCTATATGAAATCATATAAATATTCTACAAAGGATAGAGCATTAAGAGTAGCAAGGACTTTGGGTTGTGATGGATATCATTCACATGAAGTCGATGGTAGAAAAAAATTTATGCCTTGTAAAAGTCATAAAATATTTTTATCCAAAACAAAAAAAGAAAATAATAAAAAAGAAGAAGATGGTGAAGTTACAGAGCTTGTAGATTATGATGGTACATGGTTAACTTCAAGTATTGGACTTCAAGATCCAGCATCTACGGTTCAAGGTTTTACAAGCACAGAAAAAACTGTTGCAATGTCAAGAAACCCAAGAGATCCACTACTTCGTGGATGGTACGGATATTACGGTGAAGGTCACGTAAAAGAGGAAGATATGTCAAAAGCATTCGGATATAAAAAGACAAAAGATTTAGACGCTAAAGAAACAATTAAATTTTATAAAAAAAAATTAGGTGACGAACAAAAGGCAAAAGATAGAGCAAAAGAATTAGGAAAAGATTTAAAATTTGAAAAAAATGCTTCGAAAAAAATTAAAAATAAAAAAGATTTTGTAACTAGAGGTATAATAAAAGAAAAAGATGTTAATGACATTTCCGAAGACAAGTTATTACATAAAAAAGAATATAGTAATATTTTAAAAAAGAATGTAAGGGCATTAAAAAATATGGCAGATAAACAAGGAATTAGTATTGATGACTTAATAAGTCTTTTAAAAGATGAATAAAAATCTTTACGATAGAAAAGCAAAATTACCTGATTCTTTAATAAAACATTTAAAGGATTGTTTTAATTCTGTTGAAGCCGATTCAAACACTGAAGGTTACAATAGAAACCAAGATTTGGTGGACAATGGTTACGTTACTTATCAACAAATTAAAAGAATTAAAAATTGGTTTGATGAATATAGTGGTAACGAAGAAGACGCTCCATTTGTTTTGAATGGAAAATACAGAATGAAAAATTGGTGTGATGAAGTTTTAAGAGTTTGGAGGGATAATGATTCAAATAGTAAAGACACTAAACAAGATGCTGGAATGCAAAATACACACCTTTCTTCACATGAAAAAAACAGTTTTAATTTAAATGATAAACATGGGACAACTGTGGATGATTTAAAAGAAGAAGTAATTAAAATAAATAAACTGATAAAAAAAATAATATAAAATGGCAGTACAATCAGATAAGTTAGATTTTTCACAACCTGAAAATGAAATGTCAAGAATCGCCGAAGAACAAAGAAAAAAATTGTTCCCAAGAAATGATTTCAAACCAACCGATCCTTATTCATCTGTACATCCCGACGCATTGGCAAACGGTGATAAAATTGGTAGAGGAACAGGTGGTGATTTAGATATTTACAACCAAAATGCAGGAACAAGTGTTGATAAGCAAGAAAGAATTGAAGACATCAAAGTTAACAAGTACACAAGTAATAATCCATATTATACAGTAACGTGAAACTTTTAGGTAACTTAAAACATATAATTAACGAAATTGCATCAATAAATGATTTACAAGATAGTATCAAAAAGAAAAAACTTGTAATAATTTATTATGATGGAAAAGATAATGGGGGTAAAGGTTTAAGAACCATTGAACCGGTATGCTTGGGTTACAGTAAAAAAGGTAATTTAGTTTTAAGAGCATGGGAACGTGAGGGTGCATCCTATAGCGAAAAAAATGAAAACAACATATTACCAGGATGGAGGTTATTCAGATTAGATAAAATATTTACATTATCACCAACAATGGATAATTTTTATGAAATGAGACCGAACTACAACCCTAATGGTGACAAATCAATGACAAGGGTTTTAGTGAACGCAAAATTTAATAATGAAGAAAATATAACATAACATAACATGGGATCAGCAGAAGAGTTAATGCAAAGACTTGCAGTTTCAAAAAAAATAATGGAACGACAAGAACAAATTAAACCAGGTTCTATTGATAATAGAAGAATCAATACTCCAATGGTAGACAATTTTGAGCCGGTGGCAGCAAATTATAATTTACCACAAGAATTTTTAAGTGAACAAAAACCACAAAGACAATTCGACCCAACAAAACCAATAGAAGAAACAAAGATTATCAATTCCAAATTACCAGACGAAATAAAAAGATTAATGATTGAACAACCAATTGTTCAACCGTCTAGTGTAGGAACAACTGTAATTTCAGATGATATCATCGAAGGTGCTCAAAGATTAATGAAAATGGGTAATAATAAAATTACAGATTACCCCGAAAACGTAAAAACACAACAACCAACAAAAATGCCAGTTTCAGAAAGTTATAGTTCAAATATAAATGTTTCAGAAATCAAAAGTATGATAAGGGATGTTGTAAGAGACACTGTTAGGGATGTTGTAAGAGAAGAACTAAAAGATGCAGGAATGATTGTTGAATCCACAGAAAATTTAAATGAAGTTATTCAATTTAAAGTGGGGCAACATTTATTCATAGGAAAAGTTACCAAAGTAAAAAAGTTACAAAAGTAAAAATAGAATCCACCAAATAGGTGGATTTTTTATTTTATTAAACTTATATTTTACTTAAAACAAATTTCAAATGAGTAAAATAAAAGTTTTAGTTCTTCCTTCAGACCGTACAGGTGTTGGAAAATTCCGTTCAGTAGATCCACATATCATGTTACAAAATAGTCATTCTGATGATTTTCATGTTGACATTGATTATGAACCAAAAATTAATGATATAAATTATTGGAAAAATTATGATATTGTACATTTTCACCGTTCAATTGGAAATGATTACAATCAATCAGTGTCAATTATTCAAAATTTAAACAATATGGGTATTGTCACAATAATGGATTTAGATGACTATTGGTTACCTACAAAGGAACACCCTATTCATCAGTTGGTTATTCAACATAAATTACATGAAAAAATTATTGCAAATTTAAAAGTTGCAAGATATGTGACAACAACAACTAGCGTTTTTGCAACCGAAATTTCTAAGTTGAATAAAAATGTGTTTGTATTACCAAACGCAATCAATCCAAAAGAACCACAATTTTCACAAGAAACGGAAAAATCAGATAAGTTAAGATTCGGTTGGCTTGGTGGTTCTTCACATTTGCATGACTTGAAACTTTTGGATGGTACGTTTAGCAAGTTATCCACATTAAAAGACAAGTTTAGTGTATATCTTTGTGGTTTTGACACAAGAGGTACTGTGACTGAAATCAATAAAGATACAGGAGAACAAAAACAGCGAGAAATTAAACCTGAAGAAACGGTATGGGCAAGATATGAAGAAATTTTTACAAACAACTATAAATTGGTAAGTCCTGAACATAAAAATTTACTTATGAAATTTGAACAAAGTGATTTGATTTCAAAGGATGAATATTTTTACAACCGTGTTTGGACAAAACCTGTAACAACATATGCATCAAACTACAGATGGTTTGACGTGTCACTTGCACCAATTAAAAATCATATATTTAATAGAGTTAAATCACAACTTAAAGTTATTGAAGCGGGGTTTTATAAAAAAGCAATAATTGCATCGAATATCGGTCCTTACACTATTGATTTAAAACACGCACTTAATCAAGGAAACTTTACAGATGGTAACGCACTTTTAGTAGACGAAGTTAAAAACCATTCAGATTGGGCGAAATACATGAAAAAATTAATTGAAAATCCAAATTGGGCGTTTGATTTAGGTGAAAGATTGTATGAAACCGTTAAAGACACTTATGATTTAAATAAAGTAACATCCGATAGAGCAGAACTTTATAAACAACTTGTAAAATGATTAATATACCAATTACCAAAATTTTGTTTATGGACATTGAAACAGTTGGTGGGTGTCCTGATTATGAATCTTGTATTAGATTTAATCCTGAATTAGCCAATCAATATAAGAAATATTTTGATTGGTTTTTGAAAAGGTTTCCAGAAGAATCAGAAAATAATGGGTGGAGTGAAGAAGAACATATGAATCATGTTTTTCAGTCAAGAGCAGCACTTGTTCCCGAATTTGCAAAAATTGTTTGTGTTTCTTTGGCGTTTGTTTTAGAAAATGGAGAAACCAAAAAACAAACTTTTTCAGGTGATAGTGAAAAAGAATTATTACTACAAGTAAGAAATCTATTGGATAGATGTCATAAATTGGATTTTTATCTTTGTGGACACAACCTTAAGAATTTTGATATTCCGATGTTAGCAAAAAGAATGATTATCAATGGAATTATGCCATCAAAAATTCTTCCATCATATGACACAAAACCATGGGAAGTAAAAGCTATTGACACAAAAGAAATTTGGCAATATGGTTCATACTCTTCTATTGGTTCATTAGATTTACTTTGTGCATGTTTGGATATACCAACACCAAAAGATGGTGAAGTGAATGGAGGAATGGTACATCAAGCATATTGGGGTAATAATAGATTACAAGAAATTGCAGATTACTGTGAAAAAGATGTTGAAGTTTTAATTGAAACAATAAAAAAATTAAAAAGTTTAGAATAATATGCAAGAAGATTTAAATGAAATAACACAAAACCTTAAACTACTTAAGGATTTACAAGAAAATATGAATGATTTTGATATGGATAACCCTGAATCAATATTAGAATCATTAGGAATAACTGAAGAAGAACTTTCAAATATGTTCTTACAATCTATGGATAATCATAAAATAGATTTAGGATTCATTAACAAATCAGATTCTGATAATCCAAAATATGAACATTTGTCTGATTCAGGTTTTGATTTGAGAGCGTCGGAAGAAGTTTGGATTCAAGCTAATGATAGAAAACTTATACCGACAGGACTTGTGTTAGATATTCCTGATGGACATGAAATTCAAATTCGTTCAAAAAGTGGATTAGCCCTTAATCAAGGACTTATGGTTTTAAATTCACCAGGAACTGTAGATAGTGGTTACTTGGGGGAAATCAAAGTAATTTTATTCAATACCACATCAGAAAGAATTAAAATTTCCAAAGGACAAAAAATTGCACAAGCAGTACTTTGTCCTGTAATTTCGGGAAAATGGATTAATTTTGTAGAACTTTCTGAAGTGGGAACAAAAGACAGAAACGATAACGGATTTGGAAGTACTGGGTTATGATTACAATAGGATTTTCAACAAGAAAAATAGATTCTGATTTTGTATCAATGTTGAAAAAAACATCAGGGGTATCTAATTTGGAAATAGTTCCTGTGGAAAATAATGGTGAATATTCTTTGACTGAAGTATACAACAAAATACTCGAAAATTCTAAAAATGACGTTGTTGTGTTATGTCACGATGATATATATTTCGATTCAAAGAATTGGGGACAAAAGATATTAAATCATTTCAAAAGAAATTCTAATTATGGTGTTTTAGGTTTAGCAGGTTCTACTTTGTTACCTAAAAGTGCAAAGTGGTGGGAAGACTTTTCCAAAATGAAAGGAATAGTAAACCATGAACATGAAGGAAAAAAATGGGAATCAAAGTATTCAAACAGTAAGGGAAATCAGTTAGATGATGTTGTTTTAGTTGATGGTTTGTTTATTGTAGTTAATAAAAAAAATATCCAACACAATTTTAATGAAGAAATAAAAGGGTTTCATTTCTACGATGTTGATTTTTCATTTAGAAATTTTATGTCTGATGTGAAAATTGGTGTAATGTACGATGTTAGAGTCACACACAAGTCGATTGGACAAACAAATGAACAATGGGAAAAAAATAGAGAATTGTTTGCAGAAAACTACAAAGAAGTTTTACCTATAAAAATTAAAAGAAATTTAAATTTAGAATCCCCCATCAAAGTTTTGTTATCGTGTTTGTTTTTCAAAACATATACTGGTTCAGAAATGTATGTTTATGAATTAGCAAGAGGACTTAAAAAATTAAATTGTGACGTGACGGTATTGTCGGATATCAACGGACCTTTATCTAAAATAGCACAACAACAAGGAATAAAAACATTACCATTTAATGAACCACCTGGTTATAAATTAGGTGATGGAAAATGGGGATTTAAAACACCACAAGGAAATCAAGTATCACAACCAAACTTAATGTACAAAACAGGTGATGTTGATTTTGATATAATTCACACACAACATTTACCAGTTACAAATAAAATTTGTGAATTATATCCTAATATCGATAAAATTAGTACAATACATTCAGAAGTAATTGAATTAGAAAATCCAGTTATAAATGAAAAAATAAAAAAATATATTTGTATCAGACCTGAAATTCAAAAACATATTGTTCAAAATTTTAATATTCCTACTGAATCCACTGAAGTCATATATAATCCAATTGACTCTGATAGGTTTAATACCAAAAATATAAAAGATAATGATTATGTATTATTTGTTGGTACAATTGATTATTTAAGAGAAAACGCAATAAAAGATTTGTTATTTTACACAAAATCAATAGGAAAAGAATTTTGGATTGTTGGGGAAAATAAATCGAATTATTTAAATGATTTATTAATTTATAATCATGTCAAACATTTTGAACCGACACAAAAAATTGAAAAGTATGTGAAAAATTGTTCTGAAACTGCAGGAATACTTTTAGGTAGAACAACAATTGAAGGGTGGATGTGTGGGAAATACGGTTGGATTTATAATGTAGATAACAATGGTACTATCTTGGAAAAGAAAAGATATTCAGTTCCTAATGATACTGATAAATTCAATTACATAGAAGTTGCAAAAAAAATTAAAACTGAATACATAAAAATATTAAATTAATGAAAAACATAATTACAGTTACGGGTATTCGTCCAGATTTTATAAGAATGTCTGAAATCTTTAAAAAATTAGACAAAGAGTTTAATCACGTATTAATTCACACAGGACAACATTTCGATAGACTTTTGTCTGACGTTTTTTTTGAAGAGTTACAAATCAGGGAACCCGATTATAATTTAAATATTGGGGGTGTAGGTAAAGAACACTTCCATCAAACATCGGAACTTTCCATTAAATTAATTGAATTAATTAGAAATGAAAATTTAAATCCAGATATTATAATATTTTTGGGAGATTCAAATTCTGTGGTTTCTTCAGTTTCTTTAAAAAAAGAAGGTTACAAAATCGGTCACATTGAAGCTGGAATGAGATCATACGACAAAAGGATGTTAGAAGAAATAAATAGAATCGTATGTGATCATTGCAGTGATTTTTTATTTGTTTATCATGATAATTACAAAAATAAAGCAATTAAAGAAAACATTGATAGTGACTCAATTTATGTTGTAGGTAATACCATTGTTGAAGTGGTGAATAAATTTAAACCGTTAAGAAAAAAACTTAATGACAAAATAATTTTAGACATACATAGACCAGAAAATTTCAAACATAAAGAAAGATTAGAAAATATAATAGAATACTCAAAACTCATGTCATTAGAACATAATTTACCTTTGTATATGTTAGGGTTTAAAAGAACAATAGACTACATTAAAGAATTTAAAATTGATTTAGGGGATATGCAAGTTATTGACTTACTTCCATTTAAAAAGTATATTGATTATGTATACGATTCTAAATTCATAATTTCAGATTCTGGTACAGCACAAGAGGAGCCTGCACTTTTAGACACTCCCGTTATAGTGCCTAGGGATTTTACTGAAAGACCAGAATCTATCGATAATTATTGTTCTTTTATGATTGACGTTAATAAAAACAACGATAAATCTTGGTATAATAGTAAAAAATGGTTGACTGAATATAGTAATAAAAAAAATACAGAATGGTTAGGTAATGGGAAAACTTCCGATATAATTGTAAAAATATTAAAAAATTTAGAATAATGAAAATTTCAATAGTAACATCATATTACAATAGAAAAAAACAATTAATAAATACTTTAAATACAATACAAAAGTCAAAACACGTAGACAATGTAGAGTTTATTATTACAGACGATTGCTCTTCATTAGAACATGATATTACAGATATCCCCGAAATTTTTCCATTCGTAAAAGTACTTAAAGTATTACCAACAGAAAGATGGTACACAAATCCTTGCGTTCCTTTTAATAAATCAATAAATGAAGCAACCGGAGATATTATAATTTTACAAAATCCAGAATGTTTGCATGTTGGGGACATATTAGATGATATTGTAAATAATATAAATGATGAAAACTATTTAACGTATGCGGTCTATTCATTAAACAAAACCAAAACAGAACAACTACAAAATTTAGACTTCAGTTATGATGATATTTTTGATAAAATTATAAATGTATCACTACCATTTAATAATATTAATTATGTTAGAGAGGGTGAGTCTTGTTGGTATAACCATTCAATTTATAGACCCGCTCATTATCATTTTTTGTCCGCAATTACAAAAAAAAATATGGATAAATTAGGGGGGTTCGATGAAAGATTTTCTAATGGAATTGGGTTTGATGATGATGAGTTACTACATAGAATTAAACTATTAGGTTTAGAATTAAAAATACAAGACACTCCATTTGCAATTCATCAATGGCATTATAGTGAAAATAATTTTTTTGCTAAATCACATAATATAATGGAATCAATCAGAAAAAATCAAAACCTTTTTGAAAATATTACAAAAAATTTAATTAATCCTCATGTTAACTAAAATTCCTAAAATTATGCATTTTTATTGGGACAAATCTAAATTGTCTTATCTTCAATACATGACAATAGTAAGTTTCAATAAATTTAACCCTGATTGGCAAATTATTTTACATGAACCTAAGAAACCATTTTATGGGGATATTACTTGGAAAACCGGAGAGCAAGAATTAAAATATGATGGGTATAATTGGTACTACGATTTAAAGAATTTAAAATACATTAATTTCAATGAAGTGGATTTTGAAAAAATTGGTTTTACTAATGAAATACCTGAAATTTATAAATCAGATTTTTTGAGATGGTACTTGTTAAGTACTGACGGTGGTGGTTGGTCAGATATGGATATTTTATATCTAAAGCCCTTGGATTTTTTAAATGTCGGGGATTCAGATACTGTAATTTGTTTAAGAAAAGATATTCACATAATTGGGTTCTTTTTATCTATCCCAAATAACATTTATTTTAAAAAAATAGTAAATTTAATTGACGTAAATTTTGATAGGACAAAGTACCAATCTATTGGTTCTACTTTACTTAATCAACTTTACCCAAAAGGGTTTGATAAAAATTTACCTAATAAAATGAAAATTATTAATCCGACCTGTTTTTACCCATTTAGTGATACTGAAATAGAAAAAATATTTTCAGGTATAAATTTGGGAAATTTGTCGGACGACACCATTGGTATCCATTGGTATAATGGATCTAATATAAGTAAAAAATTTAATAATTTTTACAATTACAAAACAAAAAATATTAATAACACAATAACAGAATTAATAAATAAATTTATATGAAAATAGTTGGTTTTACACAATTAAGAAATGAACTTTCTAAAGGAAATTTAGAAAATTGGTTTAAACAAATGTCAGTTTGTGATTATATCTATGTATTCGATCAAAATTCTGACGATGGTAGTTTAGAATACTATAAACAATTTAAAAATTGTGTGGTTATTGAGTCTCCGACAAATAGATTTAATGAAGAATTAATTTGTAAAAAGGAATTGCTGGAAAAATTATTATCTGAACACCCTGACACTGATTGGATTCTTTGGTTAGATGGCGATTTATTATTGGATGGTAGATTATTAAAGAACAATGGGGAAGAATTAAAAAATATGTGTCAATTAGGGACAAATTATGGAATTGATGGATTTTTTTTCAATCACTACAATCTTTGGAGAAGTGATATACATTATAGAATAGATGATTCATATCATTCTTTAAATGGCGGTTGGTGCCCATTATGGAGAAATAATGGTAAACTTAATTTTCAACCATTGTCCGGTTTACATTTACCGCAATATCCTAATGGTATTCAAAAAGTAAGTAAAACCGATTTTTCGGTTGTACATCGAGGATTTGCCACTGACTATCAGATAATAACAAAATATAATGTTTACAAGTCTAACGGACAAAATGGATGGAAACTTGAAAGGTTATTAAATGAAATGACTTTGAAAGTAGAAGAATTAGATAAAAATTTATTACCCGATTGGTTTATAATTACAGATGATATAAATCCAAAAAATAAAAAACTTATTAGAGAAATTTATAATGAAAATAATGGATTAATAACTAATGAAAAAAAAGAAATAGAAGTAATTAGTCTTATTTTTAAATCAGAAGATTATTTAAATTTGATACATAATGAAATGAAAAGCAAAAAATCAAAAGTTTTTGGTTGGGATGTAAAATTTAGAATTGTTGCAAATGACGCTACTGAAGAAATCATAGAAAAATTAAAATCTTTAGATATCCCATACTCAATTTACAACGATCCAAATCCCAATGATTATTATTTAAATAGGGTTTATAGATGTTGGAATTTTGCAGGAAAAACAAGTCAATACGATAACATATGTTTTGTAAATTCGGACATGGTTTTTAGTGATGGGTGGCTTTCTAACTTGTTGAAACACCATGATGGTAAAAATATACCTTGCTCTAGATTAGTGGAAAGTGGTAAATTATTAAGTGGACAACACGCAATTAGTTATAATTGTGGTAAAACACCTAATGAAATTGATTATAAAAAGTGGCACGATGTTGTAGATAAACTCACAAACGAGTCAATTCAAAACGGAGGGTTATTTATGCCGTGTGTTTTTGAAACTAAAAAATTTATAGAGTCTGGTATGTATCCTGAAGGTAATATATACAGGGATGGTATTGGTACTTTAAATGGTTTTGTACAATCAGGAGATGATTGGTTTTTTAAAAAATTAGAAAAAGATTATGGAATGAAACATATAACTGTTTTTGATTCTTTAGTGTACCACATACAAGAAGGAGAAAAAGATTCATGAAAAAAAAAGTTTCCATAATTTTACCTTACTACAACAGAAAAGAATTAATTTTAAATACTTTAAAAAGTTTTGAATTTTTTTATTCAAACTATGATAATTTAGAAATAATTATAGTCGACGATTTTTCTTCTGAAAACGAAAGATTAGATAACGTTTTGAATTTCAATTTAAATATAAAATTAATAAGATTAAAAACAAAAAATGGTATTAATCCTTGTTATCCGTATAATGTTGGTGTTAGAAATTCAGTAGGGGATATTATAATATTAAGTTCCCCAGAAACTTTTCATACTACAAATATGTTTGAACTAACTAATAATTTTGAAAATTTAAACGATTCAACTTATATATTGATGTCTGTGTTTTGTTTAACTGATTTAACTTTGATTAAAGATTTATTGGTTAATTTCGAAGATAATATAGAAAATTTTAATCTGAATAAGGAATTTTTTGAAAAAAATTTGGGTGAATTGGGTTATTCGTTTAATAACAAACTTGGTTCATGGTATTTACATTCTATCCATAAACCATCTGGATTAAATTTTTTATCGGCAATATCAAGAAATACTTATTTTGAATTATCCGGGTTTGACGAAAGATTTAGATTTGGTACTGGGTATGATGATGACGAATTTAAAGAAAGGTTACTTGAAAATAATTTAGATTTTATCTATTATGATAATATATGTGCAATCCATGTTAACCATGAAATTGTTAATAATTTACCTCCTACCACAAATTATAATCTTTTTATTCAAACAAAAAAAAATAAATATTTAAAAAATAATTCATGGGGAATAAATTGAAAATTGGGCAAATTGTTTCTTTTGGTGTTGGTGGGGCTGACAAATGTGCCTTAAACTTGATAAAAGGATTATTAAATTTAGAAACTGATATAACAGTATTTTACAATAAGTATTCACACCCAAGAATTGATGAGTCTGAAACCAACCCTAGTCGTTTCGATGAATACAAAACCTTACCAATAAAAATGATAGAGTTTAATCATGTATCAGAATTAAATAATTACGACATAGATATTTTACAAACACATAGATCAGGGAATGATACTTGGTTTTTACCTGATTTCGAAACAACAGAATTTAAATTTAAAGTTGTTGAGACAAACTTTCATGGTTATAATCAAACTAAATCAGATTTTAGAATTTATCCTTCAATAACATTAACAAATCATCTGCAAAAAACAAATATACCGTATGTTGTAATCCCTAACCCAATTAATACAACCATAACAAATCAAAATTTACGTGATGAATTAAATTTAAAACATAAATTTATTTACGGAAGAATTGGTAGACCTGACAGTAATATATATAGTGATATAAATTTAAGAGCATATAAAAAAATTGAGTCTAACGATACGTGTTTTCTTTATATGGCACCAAATCAGAAAGCGATTGAGGATGCCAAAAAATTAGAAATAAATAATATTATTTTTTTAAAACCTTCATCAAACGAATTGGATGTTTCTAAATTTTACAATACCATTGATGTTTTATGTCATAGTAATTCTTTAGGTGAAACTTTTGGGAATACTATCGCAGAAGCAATGATTAATAAAAAACCCGTAATAACCCATGTCGGTATGGAATCTTGGCCACAAGCACATAGAGAGTTGGTGGGTGATTTCACGGAGTTGTTTGTGTCGGATAATATAGTTGAAAACTATTCAAATTTAATGTTAAAATTGAAAAATGATTCCAGTTACTATAAAATGGTATCGGATTATTTGAAAACTAGATCTGATGATCTTTACGATTACATTAATGTATCAAAAAAGTATCTTAAACTATATAAAAATTTATTATGAGATTAGAAATTAATATGCAACAATTTGTAGATATTACAAAAAAATATTTCAAAGATGATGAAATAAAAAACATAATGGAAATTGGTTCATTACATGGCAAAGATTCTTTATTTTTCAAAACTTGTTTTCCAAACTCGAACGTTTATTGTATTGAAGGGTTACCTGATAATTATGAAAAATATTTGAAAAACTTATCAGAAATAATACCTATAAATATTGTCGTTGCTGATTATGATGGTAAAATTGAATATTATAAAAAAAACATAAATGGTTTACATGGTATACGTAATCGAGGTAATGAATATGGTAGTGAAATATTATTATTGAAATGTAAAACAATAAAAACAATATGTGACGATTATAATATTCCTAATATAGACTTGGTAAAGATAGATGTTGAAGGGGCAACTTATGAAATATTATTTAGTATGTCAGACATAATTAATAATATTAAAATAATGCATATTGAAACTGAATCATACCCTTTTTTTGAAAACCAAAAATTACACAAAGATGTTGTGAATTTTTTGACAAAAAAAGGATTTAGTATGGTTGATATGACAAGTGTCACTATAAACGGACAACAACAACATGATTCTGTTTGGATAAATAATAATTTTTTATGAAAAAAGGATGGTTAGTTAACGACACATTAACTTGTATACCAAATACAAAAACATTCTGGCATGATTTGTTAGAATGGATACCTAATTTAGAAGACAAATGTAACGGTTACACACCTTTTCATGTCTTACCTAATAATATTGAATTTGATGCCTTAAATAATGGTGTACCTGACTATATAATAAGGAATGCAACATATTTCAGACAAATGAATATACCGACTAAAACTATTAGTTTGTTACAAGATTTGACACCTAATAATTATGAACAAATTAAAGTTTGTAATAATTCCGATATTGTAGTTTTTAATTCACCATATACTCAATCACATTATGAAAATTTAATAACAAGTAAAACTGTCATGATACCTCTAGGTGTCGATTTCAACAAATTTAAACCTTTGAATTATAATTTCACTGATAATTTAGGATTATTACCAAATTCAATCCTTTTTATTGGGGCGGACAATATTACACCAAAAGGTTTTGACATTATGATTAATATCATTGAAAATACTAATTATAATTTTTGTTTAGTAATGAAAGATGATTTTTCGATTAAAAATGAAAGAGTCAAAGTTTTTAACCGCATCGATCATGATTTGCTGGTAAAAATCATGAATTCTTGTCAACTTTTGGTTTGTACTTCAAGAGTAGAAACTTTACATTTAGCGGGAGTAGAAGCTGCCGCATGCGGTTTACCATTAGTCACGTCAAATGTAGGTATATATTATAATAAACCAAATGGGAAATGGGGTAGAAACACAAAATCATTTGATTACAAAGATTTTATACGTGAAATTAATTACGTTATAAATAATAAAACTGAATTCGACCCTAGAAAAGACTTTATTGAAATGGGATTAACTACCGATTTTTGTAAGGAAACATGGTTGAATTTAATAAATTCATTATAAATAATGTTTACAAAAAATTAAAAACAATCATGTTTACAACATGGATTATTTAGAAACCTATAGTAAACTTTTTAGTCAAAAATATAACGAGTATGGGGGAAGCCCTGTGAGTGGTAAATATTCGATTGACTTTATTAAAAAAAACAACATAAAATCCATAATTGATATAAGCACGGGTACTGGAACTTTTTTAAAATTACTTTCAAGTGAAGTTTCGGATATACAAATAACTTGTACAGATTTGAATAAATTTAATAATTTGGATTACGAATTTATAAGTTTGGATTTATCAAATGATAAAGACTTTGAAAAAATTAAAAAGAATAGTTACGAACTATTAACTTGTTTAGATGTTTTAGAGCACTTAGATAAGTCATTTATTGAAAATGTTTTAAACAATTTTGCACAAATATCTAAAAATGTTATTTTAACAATAGCAAATCATCATGATATACAGAATGGTGTTGAATTACATACAATTATAGAAGATATGAATTATTGGGAACCTATCATTAGTAAATATTTTTATGTAGTTCATCAGGAAACCCATGAATTCCGGCAGGTTAATAATAACATTAACTATCTATATGTTTTAACTTTAGATAGTAAAATAATAGAATAAAATTTTAAAAAAATGAAAAAAAAAGTATTGTTATGTGGAGGAGCAGGTTATATTGGTGGGTTGACTTGTGACTATCTAATTAGAGACGGATTTGAAGTAACTGTTTTTGATAATTTATTGTACGAAAATAGGTTCTTAAAAGACATAAATTTTATTTATGGGGATATTAGGGATACTGAAAAACTATATAACGTATCCAAAAATTTTGATATAATAGTTTTAATGTCTGCACTTGTTGGTGATCCAGCATGTAGTGTCGATCAACACCTTACTGAAGAAATAAATTACAAATCAATTAAAGACTTTTGTGATGTGGTTTTACCTAACAAACATTTAGTTTTTATGTCTACTTGTTCCGTTTATGGTGCACAAAATGGATGGTTAAATGAAGAAAGTGAAACAAACCCATTATCGTCATATGCCTCGACAAAATTAGCCGCAGAAAAATACATTTTACAAAAAGGTGGTACTGTTTTTAGATTGGGCACCGTATTTGGTTTAGGTGACACCTATAGTCGTTTAAGGATGGATTTAGTTGTAAATGTTTTGACAATGAAAGCAGTTAAAGAAAAAGAAATAACAATAAATGGTGGTGAACAATGGAGACCAATAATAGCGGTGAAAGACATCGCCGAATATGTTACTGAAGCTTGTAAAGAAAAATATTCAGGAATATTTGTTTTAGCAAAAGAAAATGTTATAATTAAAGAACTAGGTGAAAGGGTAGCTAAATTGATTCCAGGAACTAAAATAAACTACACTGAAATTAGTTTTCAAGATGCAAGAAATTATAAAGTTGATAATTCAAAGTCATTAAAAGTTTTTAAATATAAACCACAGGTAACCGTAGAAGACGAAGTTATCAGAATGGTAAAAATGTTTAATGAAAATAGAGTATCAAATCCAGAAGATAAAGTATATCATAATGGGGCATATCTAAAAAATAAAAAAGAAAAAAATGAATTAGTATGAATGGTACAAAATTAATAAATGGTGGTATTTCTGTTGATGATAGAGGTACTGTGCGTTTTGTTAACGACTTCAATTTCCAAAATGTAAAAAGATTTTATCACGTAGAAAACCACAGTAAAGGGTTTATAAGGGCTTGGCACGGACATAAAAAAGAAGGTAAATATGTTTATGTCGCATCGGGTTCGGCACTAATTGGTGTTGTAAATATGGAAACCAATGAAATTTCAAAATACATTTTATCAGATAAATCACCTAAAGTACTTTTTATCCCACCAGGTAATTTTAACGGATTCAAATCATTAGAAGAAAACACTAAATTGTTATTTTTTTCAACGACAACATTGTCTGAAAGTTTAGACGATGATATAAGAGAAGAACACAATAAATGGAATATCTGGGAAGAAAATTATAGATAAAAAATAAAAATTATGAAAGTTTACATTATAGGAAATACAGGAATGTTAGGTAACTATGTATCAACATATTTATCTGAATTTTATGAAATAGTTAATGTTGGAAGGAAAGAAATTGACGCATCAAAAATTGACGAAAATAAATTAAAAAGTCAATTAATTAATATTGACATAAAAGAAAATGACATTTTAATTAATTGTGCAGGAACTATCAAACCAAGGGTAGACGAATTAGGAGATTTGAATGCAATTTTAGTCAATTCTGTTTTCCCAAGAATGTTGTCCAATGTTTGTAAATTGTTGGGTGTTAAAATGATTCATCCTACTACGGATTGTGTTTATACGGGTAATAAAGGAAAATATAACGAAAACGATAAATACGATGTTAGCGATGTGTATGGTATGTCAAAAGCACTGGGTGAGCCCGATAATTGCACCGTAATAAGAACATCAATTATTGGTGAAGAAATAAATCAAGGTAGATCTTTAGTCGAGTGGATTAAATCCGAAAAAAACAACACGGTAAACGGATTTACTAATCATTTTTGGAACGGTATGACGTGTTTACAATTTGCAAAAATTTGTAAAAAAATTATTGACGAAAATCTTTTTTGGAATGGGATTAAACATATTCATTCTAACACAGTTAATAAAAAAGATTTGGTAGAATTAATCAGTGAAATATACGGATTAAACTTAAAGGTGGTTCCTGTGGAAGCTACAAATTTTTGTGACAGAAGTATTACGTCTATTTATGATAAATTTGTAGACGTACCAAATCTAAAACAACAAATTGAAGAAATGAAAAATTTTTCACAAAAGTTGTATAAATAAGAAAAATTTCATAATGACAAGAAAAAAACCACAAACTCAAAGTGAAGAACCTGAAGGTAAACCGTTTTCAAGAAAAGACTTCATAAATTCTGTTATTAAGAAAAAACAAAAAAATAAGTTTTTATCACCAAATCAAGAAGATTACTACAATATCCTCAAAGAAAATCAAATCACAATTTGTTCAGGACCTGCAGGTGTAGGTAAAAGTTACATAGCAATGAAAGCTGCGGTTGATTTACTTATGGATTCCTCGAATAGTTATGAAAAAATTATTATTGTACGTCCAGCGGTTGAAGCCGAAGAAAAATTAGGCTCATTACCCGGTAATTTAGAAGAAAAGTTAGATCCATATATTTTTCCATCCTACTACCTTTTAAATAAAATTATTGGGAAAGATGCCCGTGAAAAATTAAAAGATGCTGAAGTTATAGAAGTTTTTGCATTAGCATACATGCGTGGTATGAACATAGACAATTCTATTTTGATTTTTGAAGAAGCACAAAACGCAACACCAAATCAAATGAAATTACTATTGACAAGAATCGGTTATAATAGTAAATTCTTTATATCTGGTGACTTGGAACAAACCGATAGATATAAAGATAAAAAACAATCGGGATTGTACGACGCACTTCAAAGATTTAATAATATAAACGATATTGGTGTGTATGATTTTAGAAACGCTAAAAACGTTAGAAATCCTTTGATTGGAAAAATTCTTGAAAAATACGATGAAGAAAATAGGAATTGAAGTTAATGGTGTTTTACGTGATACTATTGGTAAATTTAAACAATTATATGAAAAACATATGATTGATGAAAAAACTGACGATGACATTGTATCATATGAAATTGACGAATCAGGAAACACTAGTCAGGTATTACAACAAGAAGTATTCAACTATGAAATCATTAGTGATGTTACATCATTAGATTTAACAAATCATTTTAGATTTAAAAATGAAGAAGAACTATATAGTTTTATGTATGAAGATTTTGCAATGCAAATTTTTGGACATGCCGGTTCTACAGAAACTTTTACTTTTAACGACTTGAATGAATTTTATTTGAAATATAGGGATGAATATGAAATTTTGATTGTTTCAGATGAGGTTGGTAAATCCAAACCTGCAACATTATTTTTCTTATCAAAGTTTGGTTGTTTAATTGAAAAGATAAAATTTTATTCAAAATCAACAATTCAAACAATGTGGGATGAGGTAGACATTTTACTTACGGCAAATCCTGATTATATTACAAATACACCTGAAGGTAAAACAATAGTAAAATACAAAACAGAATACAATAAAAATATCGAAACTAAATACGAAATAGATGTTCTAAAAGGGTTCGATGAAATAATACAAAAAATGACAGTATGTTAAAATTTTTAGGAGAAAATTATTATTTAGACATCGACGAAATCGAAAAACGTGTAAGTTTTGAAGGAACACAAAACAAAGAAGAAAATTTCAGTGGTACACCCGAACAACAAATAAGTGTTACCAAGTATGAAATTTTAAAAGGTATGGTTGATGTTATTCTAACAGAAAGGGAAGACATTGACGAAGGACTTGGAGCACATGCTGGTAAAGACTTATCCATACCATTCAAATTTGCATTTAATACACTATTAATAAACCGTATAATTAAAAATTTATAAATAAAATGGAATTAGAAAAAATTCAAAAAATTGAACAATCGGTATCAAACCTTGAAAACAAACAATCAAGAATTTATTTTTTGGTTCAAGATACCAAAGGTAACCCAAGAGCGGGTATCAGACACATTTATGACATGGCACTTGTGTTAAGAAAAAATGGTTACAACTCAATTATCATGCACGAAACAAGTGAATATAAAGGTGTTTCTGAATGGTTAGGTGAAGAATATATGGAAATACCACACCAAGTAATTGAAGGACAAAACTTACCAATAGCACCTGAAGATTTTGTAATAATACCTGAAATCTATGGGCACGTTATGGAACAAATTAAAAATTTACCATGTGCAAAAATTGTCCTATGTCAATCGTATGATTATATGTTGGAAACATTACCACCTGGTGTGAATTGGAGTCAATACGGTTTTATGAAATGTATTACCACTTCAGAATACCAAAAAAATTATATCAATCAAATTATGAGAAATGTAAGTATTGATGTATTATCTATTAATATTCCTGAAGTATTCACTAAAAAAGAAAAACCATCAAAACCAATTATTGCAATTCATACAAGAGAACCAAGAGATACAGCAAAAATTATTAAAACCTTTTATTTAAAGTATCCTCAATTTAGATGGATAACATTTAGAGACATGCGAGGTATTACACAAAAAGATTTTGCAAACTTTTTAAAAGATTCATTCGTATCTGTATGGGTAGACAATGAATCAGCCTTTGGGACTTTTCCTTTAGAATCAATGCTTTCAGGTACACCAGTAATTGGTAAAATACCATCATTGAAACCTGATTGGATGACAGAAAATAACGGAGTATGGACTTATCAGTTTAATGAAATTGTAGACATTCTTTCAACTTTTACACAAAATTGGCTCGAAGATAATATTTCTGAAAATTTATATGAAGAAATGTCTAACACAGCAAAAGAATTTCAAAATAGAGAATCTTATGAATCAAATATTGTGACTTTGTTTGATTCATATTTTACAAAAAGATTAGAGTCGTTTTCTGAACAATTAGAAAAAATAAAAGTAGAACAATAAAAAAATATTATGGAAATGAATAAATTTAATGTATCAGTAATTTTACCAGTTAGTTCTTCAAATGTAAGGGATTTTGATAGTCTATTTGAAAGAAGTATACAATCAATTAAAAATCAAACAGTCAAAATTAATGAATTAATCATTGTACATTCACAAGACGAAACACTTAAAAATAAGTTGGATTCTATTGACTTTGAAAACATAAATGTTGTCAAGATTGAAAATACTGGTGATACTGACTTTTCATCACAAGTTAATTTGGGTGTAAAAAATGCTACAAGTAAGTGGGTGTCTGTTTTGGAATTTGATGATGAATACTCTGCAATTTGGTTTAAAAATGTGAAACGGTTTGAAGAATCATATCCTGAAGTTGATACTTTTTTACCGTTAGTTGTTGATACTGATGATAAAGGTGTGTTTGCTGGATTTACAAACGAAGCAACTTTTGCAGTGAGTATTAATACAGAAATGGGATATCTTACAAATGATTTACTTTTAAATTATCAAAATTTTCAAACCAGTGGTATGGTAATTAAAAAATCAGTGTTTGAAGACAATGGGGGATTTAAACCATCTATTAAACTTACATTTGTATATGAATTCCTTTTAAGACTTACATATAATTCGGTAAAAATTATGACAATTCCAAGAATCGGTTATAAACATACGAACATGAGGGAAGGTTCTATTTTTTGGAATTACAAATTTAGCGACGAAAGAATTTCAGACACTGAAGTTAGTTTTTGGTTAGAAACGGCAAAAAAAGAATACTTTTTCACTACCGATAGAAACATAAAATTCGAACCACAAGAAGTTTAATGTTTATTTCAGGTGAAAATGAAACAACCAGTATAGAATTTAAAAAGACGAATAAAGTAAAAAAAAATAATTACTTTGACGTTCGTGAAGAGCAGGCAGTTAAAGATTACCTTTTATCTAACTCTCGTGAAGAAAAAGAATTTATCTATAATACGTGTCTTCGGGAACCATTGAACAAAATGATAGAGTCAATTATCCGAAGATACAAATTATATAGAAGAGATATGAATTTTGAAGATAATCATTCAGACACACATTCTTTTCTAATGACAAAAATTGATAAATTTAAACCGGCAAAAAATAAGAAGGCGTATTCTTATTTTGGTACTATTTGTAAAAACTATCTTATGGGGCAAATCCAAAAAGATCAGAAAGACACAAATAGAAAAATTTCTTATGAAGATATTTCATCAACATTAGAAAATCGTCCTGATATGATTTATTATTTGGAATTTGAAAAAATTGATGCCGAAAAAGTTATAGATACATTTTTGAGTGACTTAAGACTTTACGTTCACAATAAAATAGAAAATGAAAATGAATTAAAACTAGGTCACGCACTTATTGAATTATTTGACAATTATGGAAATATTTTCATTGGTAATGATAATAATAAATTCAACAAAAACATTGTATTGTTATCGTTAAGAGAAATGACTAATCTAAACACTAAAGAAATTAGAATTTACTTAAAAAAATACAAAACTTTATATTTAGACACACTCAAAAGAATTCACAATTCATAAATGATAAAATAAATATTTATTATTATGAACAGGACAAGAAAAAAAGAAATTACACTTAACAAAGATTCTGTGTTAAGTTTGATGCAAGAAATTTATAATGAACTAGTTGAACAAAGAGCAACCGCTTTAAGAATTCAAAACAAAATGCTTTCACTTTTGAAAGATGCCGAAGATATGACTGTTATCGGTCCAATTATCAAAGAACAACAAAAAATCATAAACGACACAATAGAAAAAAAATTAAGTCTTTCTAAACTTCAATCCACAATATGGGAAAAGAGTAATAGTAGTAAAGATGAATCTTTCACTTTAAATGATGTTGATGACGACATAATTCAAAATTTAATCAAAAGAGATGTCGATAAAAGTAGTGATCAAAAATATACTTTAGATTAATTATGTCTACAAGAAAAAAATATGATGACGCCAAAAGCAAAGTGGATTCTTATAAAACTGTAAGAGATCAGAAAAGAAAAGAAGCCCAAGAAAGAAGGCAAGCATCAAAAGAAAATTTAGATCAACGAAAACAAGATGCAGTAAAACAGATTAATGACTTTAAAAAAGATGCAAAAAATAAAGTCAAAGAAATTAAATCACAAGTAAAAAATCAGTTAGAAGAACTGTTAGATATATACAAACAAATACTTCCAAGTGGTGGTGGAACAGGTAATGGGCTTTCAACATTAAGTGTTTTATTTTTAGAAGCATGTGAAAACACCAAAAATAGAATGCAAGAAATACTTGTAGAGGAAATAATATCTACTATTGGGTGTTCAGAAGAACAAAATTTTCAAGCAGATATTCCTATTTACATCAAAGTAAGTCAAATAGATTTATTCAAAATATTAAAAGACGGTCCTGATGGTGAATTTGCCAAATTTTATTATGAAAAGGCAGACACACCTAATGGTACTTTACCTTATTCAATGAATAGAGAACTATATAAAAGGTTACAATCACCACAATCCTTTGTACAAGAATATGGTAGTAGGTATATTGGCTCATCTGGTGCTGGATTGTTTAACATTAGATATGTCGATCAATACACAGATGCAAATAACGTAGTTCAATATGGTGATTTTTATGAAGTCACAGTATCATCACAACCAAATGGAAACATATCTATTACTAATTTTCTTTTTGATTATTTTGAAAGTATTCAGTTATTTAACATAGAAGACATTGCAACAAATTTATTAAATTATTTTTTAGGTTCATTAAGTTTTGGACTTGAAACATCAAAAGCAGATTTAACAGAATTAGAAAAATTCTTTAAAATCATAATGCGTATTATGGGACTTTGTTTCGATCCAACAAAAAAAATAGATGTTGCAGGAACCGCAAAATTACCTGAATTTGACATTATAGATGATGATTTTTTTGAAGTTACAAATCAAGAATTAAGACAAATTGAATATAATGTTGAACTTACAGTTAATGGTTTGGTTGAGTTTGAGGATTGTGGTAACGTTCAATTACCAGTTAACCCTCAAGCAACTGTCAATATTTTAGAAGAAATAATAACAGAGGTTACAATACCTAACAAAATCAAAAAACTATTTAAGGGATTAAATGATACCGCAAATGATCCTAATTGGCAAAATCTTATCGCACCAACAGTAGATATCAACGCTAATTTATTATTGAATTTAATTAAAAGTTTACCAATGTTACTTGTTAAAATAATTCTTTCACCAAAAGTAATGTTGGGTTTTATTGTCATGTTAAAATCTATAGTGGCAAACATTGAATTAAATTATTCTAATCTTGAAGAATTTTTAAAAGTATTCAAAAAATTTATAGTTAATTTTTCTAGAAGAATTTTTGCAATATTCATTGAAGAAATATTCAATATAATAAAAAGAGAGATTAAGTTGTTAGTAGAAAGTCTTATTCTTGATATCGTAAAAGAAGCAAAAGATAAAAGAATTCAGATGTATTCGACAATTATTTATATTTTACAACAACTTGTTCAGGCATTTATAGATTTTAGAAGTTGTAAAAGTGTTATTGATGAAATATTAAAACTATTGAATTTAGGACTTAGTCAACTTAATTTAGGTTTACCACTGTTTGTACTTGCTGCTGCCGATTTACTTGGTGGAGTTTCAGATACAAGAGCCTTTGCAAATGTTATAGAAAATTTACAAAGGGCAGGTTTACCAACAGGAGATAATGGTGATGGTTCACCAAATAGAATGAATCAAGCTATGTTTGGAATGATTAAAGGACAGAATAAAGAACAGGCACAAAATGGAAAAACTGAAGTATACATACCAAATATAATTGGAACTGCAGGTCCTTATCCAATATTAACTAAACCAACTAAAGGTGTCGGTAAATCTTATTAATAATGAAATCAGAAGACGTACTTGAAATATTGAAAGATTATAAAAATGCATCAAATAAAGATATAATTGGTGTTATGGATTTTTTAATTGAAGATTTTAACAAAACAAAGGATTTAATAATGAAACTTACACACCATTTGGACGCAACTGAAAATAGTTACAATAAACTTTTAGATGAATACAAAAAAAGAATAGATAATGCCTGAAGAAATAAAACAAACCCCAAGGGATTTACCATTCGATATAACGCAAAATTTCTTTTTTGGTAGATGTTTGGACGCAAATGATCCGTTGATGCTTGGACGAATTAGGGCAGTATCAACAACGGATAACTACGAACAAAGAATACAATCTGCAGTTGGTTTCGATCAGTTTGGTACGTTTGAAAAAAATGGCCCATGGTCAGATAAAGATCCTTTTATATTTTTATCTTATTTACCTTACTTCATAAACCAAGTCCCACAAGAAAACGAAATGGTTATGTTGTTCTATTTTGATGCACGAAACAGATCAGGTAGAAACAAGTTTTATATGATTGCACCTTATTCATCACCGATGACAATTAAGTTTGAAGATTTTCAATCGGCAAGAACAAGACTTGATTTTGGTAGACAAAATTCATCTATAAGTTTTCCACCAATTAAAAATGGTAATGGAGAATTTAAAAATCCAACACAAAATAAAGGGGTTTTTGTTGAACCTTCAGACATTTCATTAAATGGTAGGGATAGTGCAGATATTATTATTAAAAATAATGAACTTTTATTACGTGCAGGAAAACATTTACCATTTGAAAGAGGACAAATTCCTGTTGCTAATGATAACAGGGCATTCATACAGTTGACTAATTTCGATAAACAAACAGTAAATGGTGCAACAAAAGAATATCGAAGACTTACAAAACAAAATTTAAAATTTAAATATTTAATTGAGTATTATTGTTTGAATCCTGAAACACAATTTGATGTTTATACAGGTGGAGTTTTAATATATGAAGTACCCGATAATCCATTTTCGAGTGAAATGCAAGTTGGGTTTTTTGGTTATGGTACAAATTACACCGGGGAAACTAATTTGATATATCAAAAACAAATTAATTCTGTAAGTGGTGTAACAGAATTTGCAAAAGAAATTAATGACGTAATAATTAATTTCAAAGATACTCCAAATCTTATTACATCAACAGCAAATGGACAACAATTTCCATTTTATTACAGACCTGATTTAAATTTCAGAAAGATTTTAACAGAACTTACCGGAAATATTGATTTGGTTAAGTTAGGAAATTTAACAAGAATACAAGATGCCGTTAGATTGTCTACCACACAAGAAATTGCAGGATACGGTACAGTTTTAAACAAAAAATTGGATCAAAACATTCCATTAGAAGCCGTTGATGAAAAAGTGACAGAAAAAATAACAGAAAAAATTGATAATTCTGTAGGTATTGTTGGTGCAAATCAACTTTTCTTTTTATCACATAAAACAAATATTGAAGGAAAATCACCTGGTGTTGATTTAAAAAATACAATATATGGTGTCGATTATGATGCAATTGTTGATAATTTAGAACCAAGTACATCACCGATGGTTAGGGGTGATGAATTAATGGATTTATTACAATTAATTGTTGAATTTTTATTAACCCACGATCACCCATACCCGATGTTACCACCAACACCAGTTGCACTTTCGTCAAATATATCAACACAACAAGTATTAACTAAACTACAAGAAGCCTACGATAAAGTATTGAACAAAAATATTCGAATCAATTAAGTATTTATATATAAAAAACAAATGTCTATATATAAATCTTATTTTGATAAGTCGGATACGTTACTTTATAATTCATATACCAACACTTCAAGAAACCCAATTGTTGAATTGTTTTATGGTAGGTTGGATAATGTAGGTATACCATTTGGTTTTAGTCGTTATATTTTTGATTTAGATTTGACAAATCTAACAAATCTTCTTAGTGATGGTGTAATATCAACGGATTGTACTGGTTTTAATAACATCAAACATACGTTAAGAATGACAAACACTTCTTTTTTTGATAGTGATTTGTTAAATGACAAAACATCACAAGGTAGAAGAAGGGCAACTTCATTTGATTTAATACTTTATCGAATTCCACAAACATCAGGAGAAACAGGGACACCACAAAGTTGGGACAGTGGTGTTGGGTACGATTATTACGATTATAAAATAAATCCATATAACGACAAATCTTATTCTGATAGACCTGTAAATTGGTTTCAAACAACAACAATATCTAATTGGTCTTTGCCAGGAATTTATGACAACACTAATTCACAATTATCACTAACAGGTGTTAATTTTAGTGCTCTTACAATAATTGATACTCAACATTTTGAATTCGGAAATGAAGATATTGAATTCGACATGACAAATGAAATCAATGGTATATTAGATGGGAGTATAATGGGTGTTACAGGTTGGGGCATTTCTTTCTACCCACAAGTTGAAAATATATCGGGACTTACTGAAAACTATTCGGTAGGTTTCTTTTCACCACACACACAAACGTTTTACGAACCATTTTTGGAAACTTCTTATAATGATTTAATTATCGACAATAGAACAACGTTTTACGCAGGAAATAATAACAACTTGTATTTGTTTGTTTATCAAAATGGAAATCCTGTAAATTTAGATCAAAATCCATTGGTTGACATTCAGGACATGAACGGTTCTTTTGTTTCTGGATATATTAATTTACCTACTTGTCTTGTAACAAAAGGGGTTTATAAAGTCCTTGTAAGTAATTTAACAGGTGCAACAACACCTTGTTTGTATTATGATATTTGGAAAGGACTTAAATTAAATGGAGCAAATTTATCCAACCAAGAAAATGAGTTTGTTTTACTTGAAAAAAATGGAAACATTAAAATTGGTGCAACTACTGAAACTCCGAAATTATATGGATTTGATTTTTTTGGAATTAAACAAAATGAAAAAATATTGAACACTGATGTTAGAAAAGTAAATGTGATTATAAAACAAGCATATACGTCAAGTCAACCATTATTTAATGTCGAAGCATATTACAGAGTTTACGTTAGGGAAGGTGCAAATACTGAAGTTCAAGTTCAAGATTGGACAAGAATTAATCAAACTGTAGATGGTTATTATTTCATTTTTGACACCACTGATAAAATACCAAATGAATATTTTATAGATATAAAAGTTAACACTGATAGAAATATTGACACTTATAAACGCGAATTACAATTTGAAATAGTAAATAAGAAATAATTATGTCAAGAGATTTAACAGTTCAAAAATGTTGTGGCGATTCGGTAATAAATATTATAGTTGACGACCGAGTTAGTGCAATCACAACAGGAAATACCTATTTATTTACACTTTTAACTGAACCAAATACTACGGATTGTTATACTGTATTAATAATAAAAGATACTGAACAAATAGTAAATGCAACACTTGATGGTTCTTACACATCTTGTGAAGAATGTTTGAGCGGCATTACAACAGCGGTAAGTGTTGTTGATTGTGTAAGAGGTGAAACTTATTTTATTGACATTAATACTTTTACAACTCTTCCGACAATTGATGATATATATTATTTGTCATTTTCATTAGAAGATAGTATTAAAACGTTGTGCGCAACTATTGAATGTTTTGTTACACCAAGAGACGGTGATTTTATTTATTCTTTGGCATCAATAAGTGATTCGTATACGGGTTGCACTGAATGTTTAACCAATAATTTTTCAGTTTATTCGGTAAATACTTGTTTGGAACCTACTACCACTTACTTGATTGCATTTCCTCTTGGTTTTGATTATACCAATTATGTAGTGACTTTTATTGATAGTTTTGGTGATATACAATGTGGGATTGTTGATGTTATTCAAGAAGGCACCGAAACATCCGGAACGTTAGTTTCTGTTTTAGGTACAAAATTTGAAGTTACTTGTGAAGATTGTTTAGCAATTAGTAACGAAAAAAGAATTATAACAAATTGTTTAACCCGACAAGACGAAGTTGTATGGGGTTCTGTGTTTTACGAAGGAAATGAAGTATCAAATCTTTCTACCATCGATGGGTGTTTTGAAGTGGGCGATTTGACAGAATCGGCAGTAACAATAAATACTTTTTTAAACTTCGATCCACAACCTGATTGTCAAGAATGTATTCAATGTAATGGTTTATATTATTCTTATTCGAGTTGTACTAATACAGGTCCGATTGGAAACATAACTTATGACACGGGTGTAGGATTATTAGATGGAGAATATCTTAATCTGACAGGCACAACAGATGGTAATGGTGTAGGTGCTTATTTTGACGTAACCGTTCAGAGTGGTAGTATTTTGAATATAGGTTTTTTTGGTGGTATTGGATATCAAGTTGGTGATACTATATCGATTTCATCACCTCCTTTTGGTGGTGTTAATCCATTTATTATAGAAGTAACAAGTATTTCAACTACAGGTACTGTTTTTTCGTATAAATACGTTCAAAACCCAATAGGTAAAATATTTTATGTCCCACAACTTAATGATTGTGTTGAAATCACAGGTATTGAAATTAATGATGCATATTATGCTGTATCAAGTTTCGAAGTTTTTGAAAGTTGCACAGAATGTCAAGCAAATGCCGATAATTATTATATTTGGTTAACTGAAGAGTGTGGAACTGGTTACAATAACATTGTTGTATTAACTTCAAATTCATTTACAACAGGTGATTACGTAAAGGTATTAAGAGGAACCTCGGAATTTCAGTGTCAAAAATTATTGTCACCCTACACGTATGTTGGTGGAAGTGGTATTGCTTATATTTCAAACACGTTGACTCCTTTTGATGATTGTGCAACGTGTAATACTGGAACATTAATTGGTGCATCTATTGTCAAATGTGGTGGTGGAAACCAACAGTTTGTTAATATCCCAATTGATATTTGGAATATAATGGCTTATACAGACGGACAATTAGTGTTTGTGACTCAAAATTATGGACAATGTTATATTTTATTAAATAATTGTCCATTAGAACCAAATTACACAACTATAACCCCCGTATCGACATATTATAATTGTATCCAATGTGCTTTTGACAACACAAGATTTCCAAGAAGTGCAAATACAGAAACTTTAATATGTGTCGTTTGTTGTGATTGTGGTTCTTCAGGAAGTACAATAACACAAGTGGCACCACCACATCCAGTATATACCGATCAATATGGCATTGATGTGACACAAATGAATATGGTGGTACTTGGTGGTCCGAGAGGATTGAATAATTAAAACATAATGATATTTATATAAAAAAGAAAAAATGGCAAATTATATTGTAGAAGGTTGTTTAGATGGTTTAGAGTATATTGTATCGGCATCTACAACACTATCACCTCTTGAAGTTATTGGTTTTAACTTTGGCGAAGAATCAGAAATTTGTGGTACAGTTATATCTGTAACTGAAGATGAACCCATACCGTTATATTCTTATTCACACCCTTATACTGATTGTTGTGATTGTTTCACGGGCGGTACTTTACAATCTTTGGAATTTCAAAACTGTGACGGGACAACTTTTTTATACAGTATAAGTGGTTTTTGTGAAGTTTATGGTAGTAACCCAAGAAAAGATGAGGTATTCCAATTTTCTGAAAATGAAGTATTCTTTTGTGCTACATTTATAGATGGAAAAGAAGATTTACCTGATGAAAACAATTATTTTCCTGAAGCCGGACCATTTGTGAGCTGTTCTGATTGTGAAAGTGATATTCCAAGAAGTGCAAATACAGAAGCAACCGTATGTGTGATTTGTTGTGATTGTGGTGCGACAGGTAGTACAATAAATCAAATTACACCACCTAACCCAGTGTGGACTGACGGTTTTGGTACTGATGTAACACAACTAAATATGATAGTTCTTGGTGGACCTAGAGGATTAAATTCTTAACTTATGAAAAATATTAATAACATCATCAAAAAAGTATTGATGGAAACCCGTCAAGAATCACAAAGATATATGTTCTTTTCAAATCTTGAACAAATGAAAAGACAATGTGAAACATTATTGGAGATGGACAAATCTGAAATTGAACAAATTTTAGATCACGGACATGATTGGGCTCAAGACCATATTGCAGAAGCAAAAAACAACATGGATCAAGTTTTTGATTTTCTAATGAACGAAATGAAAGGTGGTGATATGTCATCTGAAATGGATATGGAAGATGATGAGGTAATGATGGAAGGTAGAAAAAAAACAGGAACAAAACTATGTGCTAGAGGTAAATCTGCAGCAAAAGCAAAATTTGATGTTTACCCTTCGGCATATGCAAATGGTTACGCAGTTCAGGTGTGTAAAGGAAAAATCAAAGGTCTTGACGGAAAAAAACGTTGTTCAGGTACGTATTGTTAGAAAATTTTATTATCTTTGTTCTTCAACAAATAAATTTATATGAAGAACAGAAAAGTATATGTGTTAAGAACTGGAGGACTTTCTAAAATTGATAATCGGTTTCATTTTCACGATATTGAAGTTTTTTCTTCTGATAAAAAAATTAATTATGAAGTCAGAAAAAGAATTGAAATTAATAAAGGAACTAATGTCAGACATGACGAAGGATTCTGTGGTTATGGAACATATCAAAATACCTTGATTACTTACGATTCAATAGATATTGATGAAAATCCAATAACAATCAGATATGAATTATTAGAAAAAAAGTTAAATTAAAGAATAGATAAAATACTCTTTACAAGAAAATCAACAGATTCCTTTTGAGTTCTTTTCTTTTTTGGTTTATATGATGTCATTACAGGTTTTTGTCCTTTTCCTGTTTGTGTATCTTGTTTTTCCGCTTTTCTTTTTTGTTGACATGCTGCTCTTTTTTGTACATCTGTCATGTTTCTTGCAACACCTACGGCTCTACATTTAGGATAACCCTTCGATTCACCTTCAGGTCTACCACACGGTGGATGTCCTCCACCTTTCTTTTTCCTACAAATGTTAACCCAAGGACCTTGTGGTTGTTTAGTACCTTTACCTTTCTTTTTTGTTCCAAACCATACTGCCAAATCTTCATTTAAAACAATTGAATCCAAATCAACCCATTCTTTTAATGGAACAAACTTCAAGTTTTTACCTGGTGTTTGATTTATTATTCCACCATCTTCGTCGTTAGGTGTTTTGTGTTTTTTGTTATATAAAGATATTTTTTTGGCTTTAGTTTCAAGACTTTTAGCCTTTTTTTTACTCATATCTAATGAACCGTCATAACTATCATATTCTAATTCGGCATTGAAGAAATTAGATACTTTAGTATCGAAAGGTCCAAGTTCTTGTTTACCCCAATCGATTTCACCCATAGACAAAGGTCCGTTATATGAACCGGCATACCTATCGGAATTTGCTTCTTTAACTACTTTTTTTATTATATTATTTAAGTCCATTAAAATGTGGATTTATAAATAAATATCTGAAAGTTTATAAATTTATTGTTTATAAACTCTTTTCATTGAACCGTCATCATAAACTTTGAAATAAACACCTGTTGCAGACATAACATCAATTTCTTGTCCTGTAATATTAATATACTTTACCACTTTTTTATTTGAAAGTGTATTATCTAAAGACACTATGTTAAAAAATTCAGTAGTTCCATCATAGTCAGTTTGTGAAAGTCTATAATAATTAATCATATTTCTTGAAAATGTTTCATCTGAATATGAATAAGAAAGTTCTTGTGTTGATTGCCCTGCGGCAACTATTTTTGTCACTTCTTCCCAATTTTCACCATCATTAGACCTTTCCAAGGTAAAATAGTTATTGTTGTGTTCAGAAGCAGTTAACCAATATAATAAGTTACTACTACCATTATTAACACCATCAAAACTTATTAATTCTATTGGTAACGCACTTATTCTTGATACTGTTACGTTTCTACAATTAGCATCATCTAAACAATACCCATTTGCATTTATGTGAACATAGTAAGTTGCATTTATTGATGCCGTAAAATCTAAAGGAGATGAACCATAAGAAACGACTGTTCCGTTAGGTGTTGAAACTGTAACTGTAACCCAATCAGTAGGTATACTTGATAATACAGTATAAGTTACTCCAGCAACACCATTATTCCATTGGCTATATTCATCTGTGTATTGTCCATTACCCGCTGAACACAATGTGGTTACGTCAGGTGTTGTGGTTGTTGGTAGGTTTTCTACACTCCAAGCTGTTGTATTCAAACAAGGACCTGGTGGTGGTGGAGGTGAACACGTAAATGCTAAACTAAAAGTTGATGTTGTACTATATCCGTGTACAAGTATAAAATATGTTACACCTGGTGTTGAAGTCCAAGAATACGATGCTGCAGTCCCCGTACACGACGGTCCGTTATCATCTATACCACCTACACAAACAGGTGTTGTACAAGAACCTTGAAACACTGACATCTTACTGTCCCAAGCTGTGACACACAGAGATGCGGTCATTACATCTCCGGTGCCAACAACTTTATACCACACACCTCCCGTCGTTTGTGTGGTCCCACAAGAACCTCCTTCACCTGCACCTGTTAGGGTTGAACCCACAGTAGTTCCCCCGACTAATGAACCACAAGTAATTGTAGTCGCATTACATATTAAATCATTAGCAGGTGCAACAATTGGACAACCCAAATTAAATGTTACATTATATGTACCTGTTGTTTCAGGGTCTAAAAGAATATAATATGTAACACCAGCAGTAAATGTCATTGGGGTTACTCCATTAAAACTTCCTGTAAAGCTAATGTCATCAATACAGTTCCACCCTGTACTACCACACCCACCTGACGCAGGTTTCCAAAAGAAATCAACGTATCCTCCTGTGATTGATGTCACATTAAGAGTATATGTTCCTGTCTGAGTAGGTGTGAATTGGAATATTCTTTCTTGTCCTGGTGTTGAAAATCCACAGGTACTGACATTCCACCCTGCCCCTCCACCTGACATTGTTGTAGAAACATTAGTTCCACAACTTGCAATTGTTGTAATCGAAGAACAAGGATTATATACAGGAGCACAAGTGACTCTGTAACTTAATATTGTTGTTGCACTTAGATTTGCACAACTATAATTTGTAACAAGTATTGAATACGTTCCATTTGCAGGACAAACCCAAGTAAGTGATGCCTTTGTTCCACCACAAAACGGACCGTTGTCGTCATTCTGAGCCAATACAGTTCCACCTGTAGCGGTTGAGTATAGTCTTAAATATGTATCATTTGTAAACGCACTATTACAAGTAGAAAAATCGTAAGTACATCCAGCTGTTGCCGTGAATCTCCAATACCTTTTTGCTGATGATGCGTTTGACACATTTTGGAATGTCCCTGTTGGTGTAATAACACCCATATTCACAAGACCTGTTGTTGAACAAAATTGTGAAAGTAGATTAAAATTTACTAATAACGTAAATAGGAGTAATGCAAGTTTTTTCATATGACCTTTAATTTTGTGGGTTTAAAACTAAAGTCACACTTGAAGAACCTTGTGGTGGAACCCCCATCTACCATGGGCCGGTCGTGTCTTTACTATAAATAGAAAGATATACGTAAAAATACGTAGTGAAAATACCAAAAAAGGGGTGAATTATCATACACCCCTTCTTGTTTAATATTTAACAGTTAATAATTAATATTGATAAGTTTTAACAAATTCACCATTTTTATAATAAATGATAACTATCCCTTTATAATATTCGTTAACTTCTTTACCTGACAAATCAACAATTTTTTCGACTTCTTTTTGATGTCTGTTATCAATTGCTATTATTGGATATACTTTTGTTTTACCGTCAAAATCGTATTGAATAAGTCTATAGTAATTAATTACATTTTCTACTTTCATGTCAAGTAAATCATAATCTATAATGTTTTGTGAATATCCTGAACCCAAAATATTTCCAACAATTGTTGAATTTTTAAAATCACCTGTGGTTGTTTTTTCGATTATAAAGTGACTTGAATTAAATTCTGATGCCGTTTGCCACTTCAATAAGTTAAAACCATCTTGTTTTACACCATCAAAATATGTGAGTTCAACAGGCAAAGATACAGGACTTGTTAATGTTATATCATCAATTCTGAATTGAGTTGATGTTGATGTTTGAGTAAATCTAATTCTTAAGTTATTAGTAATTGGAATTGTTCCTGATGGACTTATTAATCTCCATATTGCCGTTCCACCTCCAGTTGGACGACTATAAGATAAAGTTGTATAATTAATACCATCCGAACTAACTTGTATTAATAATTCATTATTACCAGCTATTGTACTTTTGAAATGATTTAATGTTAAAAATACTTCAGAATACGTTGATGTGTTGATTCCTGAAATTGTAAAACTTCTTGGTGTGGAATTTGTAAAAAAAACATTAGCATTGTCATCATTTGGTGTTGGTGAAGATGGTTGTGTCCTCCTTACATCTACATTTCCTGTGTATGTAATTGGGCTTGAATTTTGCCAACCATTAAATGAACTGACAGAAGTGTTAGAAGTTACTGTACCAAAATTTTCAGAATAGATGGTTGTTTGGGAAGATAGAATTTGCGAAACCATTAACGCAAACATTAACAATAAATTTTTCATTATATGACCTTTTAATTATAAGTATCAAAAATATAAGAAAACAATGTTAATTTTAAATTAAAAAACCCCCAAATTCTTGGGGGATTTCTTTTTTGTGGAACCAACAATAATCAAAGAATTATTATTCTTTTTTCGACTTTGTTATTTTTAATTGTTTGAAATTGTATTTTGTTGAAAACCTTGTGTATTAGGGTTATATGAAGACGGAAAACCACTTGCGGATGGTTGATCGATTATAATTCTCTTATTATACACACAACCATCAATCGCCGTTATTTCAATATTGTATATTCCTGCCGTTAACAAAAATTGATCTTCTTGATTTGGGATAATACCTGAGCCATTGCCAGTCCAATTATATGTAGCAGTACCGTTTAATATTGTGACATCCGCAGAACCATTATTTCCACCAAATGTCGTAACGTCAGTTTTTAATATTTGTATTACCAACGGTTGTGGATCTGTCAATGTTAAAGTAGCAACTGAAGAACTCAAATTAGAGTCGGTTACATCAAAAACATATTGTCCACCAGATAAATTAGTTGCAATAAACTGAGTTCCATTTATCTGTAAACCATTTATTGTGTAAGGTTCAACACCTCCTGTTATATCAATAATAATTTCTCCGTTATTGTACCCGTTACATGATGGGTCTATTTTGGTTGTTTGTAATGACATCTGTTGTGAAAATGATACAGATACCGTTAAAAATAATGATGCTAATGTGATGATTAAATTTTTCATGTTCTTTTTTTTATTTTAATTATTAAAGTATAGTTATTCTTTTTGTTTCTGTTCCTTTTTCTGTTGTTACATAAATCATATAGATACCTGTTTTAAGATTATCAACATATAATTTTGATAAAGATGATTTGTCGTTATAAACTTCTTCACCATTGATTGTATTCACAATTCTAATTTCACTTACATTTTCTTTAGTCTCTATTGTGAAATTACCATTTGATGGGTTTGGATAAGTTGAAATGGCTGATGTGTTGTTAGAAATACTTGGACTAATCAAGTTAGGATTGTTAAGAGTTGGTAATGATGGGTTTGGTTGTGAAATTGTAAAATAACCGATTCCTACACAACCAATAGAAGCTGTAACCATTATTTTATAATAACCTGAAGTTAATCCTTGTTGGTCTAAATTACCTTGGTTTTGAAAACTACCACCCGCAGTAAACCATTGGTAAGTAAATGAACCTGTTGTATTTGAAATATCTACAATATCTATTTGTCCGTTAGACAAACCAAAAGAAGTTACATTTGATTGTGTTCCTGAAATTGTGATAGGAAGTGGATTGTCAACTGTAAGAAATGCTGCGATTGTACTGTTGTAAGAATCTGTTACAGTTACTGAATAATTTCCTGCCGAAAGATTTGATATCGTTTGAGTGGTATCACCATTACTCCATTGGTAAGTATAAGGAGGAAAACCACCTGAAGGAAGTGCGGTAATTTCACCATCAGAAAAGTTAACACAAGTTGGGTTAGTTTGAGAAACCCCAAGATTGAAAGGTACTTTAGTTTGTGCGAATGTTACAACTGTTAGAAGTGTAAAAAGAATTGTGTTTAAAATTTTTGTTTTCATTTTTTTTATTTTTTAATTGTTAGTTATTTTTTGTTTCTACAAATATATAGGTGATGTATGTTGTTAAATCCTGTTTTCGGAGGGTAGGTATTTTGAAGTTCAGTAGTTGTTATTAAAATGATTAAGTGTTATTACTTAACAACTAACTTTTGAGTTACATTATTTACTGTCACAAGGTAAACACCTTCACATAAATCACTTACAGACACCTCACCGATAAAGGTAGATTGAGTTACAACAATTTGTCCGTTGATGTTTGTGATTGTTAAGTTACAATCATCATCCTTACCTGTTTTAATCGTTACAGAACCATTTGAAGGGTTAGGGTATACAAGTAGTTCATTTGAAGTTAATTCACTCACAGATGAGGTATTTTGGGTGTTTAACATTGTATTCTCAGAAGTCATACAACCATTTGCGTCTGTTACAAGAAGTTCATAGAATCCTTCAGAAAGATTATTTAAGTTTTGTGTTGTGTCACCATTGTTCCATTCGTAAGTGTATGGTAATGTTCCACCATTAACTGTAATGTTAATTGAACCATCAGAAGTGATTGTAGGGTTCACAGAAGTTATGTTTGATACAAGTAGTTCAGGTTGTCTTACACTTAAAGTGTCAGAGTGAACACAATCAAATCCATCAACAACTGTAAAAATATAATTACCTGAAGTTAAATTTGTTAAAGTGTTACCAACAACACCGTTATTCCATACAGCATCAGATACAAATTCACCACCTGAAATGTTTACAGAAATTTCACCATTTGACATCCCAAAACATTTTACGTCAGAAACCAAAGATTCACTTGTAATTTTTTCGTATTTTTCAACATAAACTGAATCAGTAAATCTACAACCATTCGAATCAACAATTTGAACTAAAACAAACCCGTCGTTTGATACTGAAATTGTTTCGTTAATATCACCATTCATCCATTCATAGTTATAAGGTGTTGTTCCGTCAAGGTTCAATACAGATACAATCTTATCTCCTGACACACAATCAACATTAGTTTTGAATGTTCCACTGATTGTGTTGAATTCTTTTGCCATTTTCACAGCCAAATGAGAATTCAATGTTCCTGCTCCAAGTAATCCCTGATAATTTGGGTTAATTAAATACATATCAGAGTTTGCGGTTTCTTTTAAGATATACTCAATATTATCAACAGTTAAACAAGGATTAACAGATAACATAAGAGCGACAGTTCCTGAAACAAAAGGAGATGCAAATGAAGTTCCATTTCCTGTGACGTATACCCCAGGTGAAGTAGTTAATGGAACGTCATATCCTGGTGCACAAATATCAACCATTGAATTGTGTTGGTGAGTTGTGTTTGGGTCTCCCATGAATCTTTCGTGGTTATTTGCAAACCCCACAGATGAAACAGATATTACGTGGTTGTATGAAGCAGGATAAACAAGATTAAAAGAACCACCACAAGTAGAACCATTTCCTGCTGAAGCAACAATTACAGTTCCGTTAGAATAAACCTCATCAATTACCATCTGAGCATATGAATTGAAAGAACAAGAAGATGCCCAACTTGCGTTTATAACTTTAGCTCCTGAATATGTGGCATCAAGCATTTCATTATAAGACATTGTTCTTAGTTGTAATCTTGAATTATAACCAATAGATGAAGTTCCAACAGTGTTATTAGTATTTCCACCTGCAATTACAGCAACTGCAGTTCCATGTCCGTAGTTCGTGTTTGTATTGTTTAATGTAATGTAATCATATTTTCCTGTTAAATCTTCGTGATTAACGTAAAAGTTAGCGTCAGTAATAGCAATAGTCACAGTTGAACCTTTTGTGTAATCCCATGCCTCTTTTGAACCAATCATATCAAGTGCCCACTGATTTGGAACGACAGTGTTATAATCGTTTGGAGTTTCTAGTGTTTGATAGTCAGGACCCACTTCAGGGTTCACAAACAAATCGTTTCTTTTTTTAAGTGATTCAACAATAACTGTAGAACTTACATTTGATTGTAATTCATATACGTTTTGAAGTGTTTGACTTTTTGATGATGGAAACGCCTTTTCAACAGAAGTAATGTTTAGTGTTTGTAGTTCAGTTCTTACTGACTCAATGTTTGGAATTGTAACCCATACTCTATTTTGAGCGAATGTGGTTAACATTGTTAAAGTTGTTGCGATTGTTAAAAATACTCTTTTCATATTGTTAAATTTTTGGTTCTAACAATAGATAGGAGTATATTATAGTAGAATCCCCTTTTTGAAGGATGGGTATTTTTGATTTCAGAAATAGGACTTAGAACGATATAGTAAAACTACGTAGTTAGTAGGAAAAGTATACGTATACAAACAAAAAAAGGGGAATTTACATTCCCCTTGTTTCTTATTCTATTTTTAGATTTGATTATCTCAATTCTCTTAAATCGAATGTACGTACACCATCAACTGTGATACGTCCGTAGAAACGGTTATTAACCATTTTCTTAGCGTATCTTGTCATAATACCTTTGATAGGTGTGAAGTTGAATGGATTGTACATTGTAGGTGTTAATTGTAGAGGTACATACGGTGCGTAAACATAACCTGTGTCAAGTAACGATGTTCCTTTGTGTCCAATCAAAACTTGGTTTGGTGGGAAGTAAGGATCACGGTATACTTGATAACGTCCTGCAAGAGTACCAACTCTTTCAATACCCATGTTATACTGATCTTGCTCAGGAGATGCATTAGATACGTGGAAGTATTCTAAATCATCAAAGATTGCTGAAACTTCAGAAGATACAACGATCCAGTTAGCACCACCTCTTAAAGTAGATTTGTGGATTTGTGCTGACAATTGGTTGATTGCTGTAATCAAAGTTTGGTTCCAGTCTTTTTGAGTGTAAGAAGTTTGGTTAGCAATTCTTCTCCATCCGTTGTAATCCCAACGAAGGTTCCATGCCGCTCCTTTACGTAAGTCACGTAAAATTTCACGATCGATTTCTGCAGCAACTTGTTCAGACAATAAAGCTGTCAATTCAGCTTCAGCATCAATGTTGTGGAATGCAGAAACGTCTTGTGCCAATTCAGGAGACCATTGTGCTCTTAATTTTCTTTCTGTTACAGATACAGTAACTGACTCAAGGTCGAAAGAAACTTCACCGATAGCATCTTCAAATTCAAGTTCCGCATATCTTCTATAAGTTGCAGAAAATGCAGTTCCTGAAGTCACAGCAGAAAGGGTTGCTCCTGTGTAACCATCAAGTGAAGTAGCGTTACAGTCAGCACATACAGGACAAGAAAGATCCACTTCAAGGAAAATACAACCATCTTGATCACAAATGTTATCGTAAGAACCACCATTTCCGTTAGGGAATGTAGTAGATACTTGTGAATAAGTAGGACTAACAATACCTTTACCATATTGTTGAGTAACAACTCTAAATAATAAAGAACCTGTTCCTACTGTACAAGGTGAGTCAGCACTTACACCTAAACCAGCACCTTTAGTGATTGTTAAATCAGAAAGGAATGCTTCAGTATCGATTTCAGAACCATCAGGACCCATAAGTTTACCAACACCAGCGTCATAGAAACCACACATTTTGATAATTACTTTTCTTACTCCTGTTGTTTCATAATCAGTTTCGTTAGGTACTAAATTACCATTACTCCAAGAAACTGTAGTAGTAGGAGAAGTCACAGCAGTCCATCTTCCTTTAGAATAATCGAAAAGTCCTGGAGGATCTAATCCAGCTTCAGCCCCTTCGTAAAATAAATCATAAAGATTTTTAGCGTACTGTGTACCGTCATTATATCCAGTGTTAGTAGTTGCGTTTGAACCTGGTGCACCAATTGGTTGGTTGTGAATTGCACTTGTGGTAGGATTTGCAGTTGTGTAACCTTGGATTTTAGGTACGAAGTAGAACAATTTACCAATAGGTAAGTTCATTGCTTGTACAGAAACGATGTCGTTAGCCAACAATTTAGAGAATACACGACGAACGATAGGGAAAACTACAGTTTCGAAAGAACCTGAACTATCAGTTGACGCGGCTTCGTTAATTAGGTGAGACGCTTGGTTTTCATATAATTGTGCCATGTTCTCTTTGATGTGTCCTTTAAGACCGTCTAGGAATCCTAATTTATCCCATTTGTTAATTGTATCTTCTTTGATAACTTTAAGGTGCTTAAGACCGATGTTACCAACA